CCCAAGGTCAGGCTTACGCTAACAAGAACGGGACATGCGAAATGGACAACACCGATCCTGTATGGGTAGATTCTGAACCGCTTGAAACCAAATGTGAAGGAGGTAAATCTTATAAGAAGCAAGTCAATACCAACGAATGTTATGGTGGAGCAGATGAACGCTGGGTAGAAGGTGGAGATAAGGTATGTACCTGGACCGGAACATATAGCAAGCAATTTACAAAACAGTGTGCTGATGGAGGTGTCGGATCTGAGGTTACTATAGACCAAGATGATGTAACCGGCGGTCCTTTTACGTCTACCGTAAGTCAAGAAGACGCAAATAGTAAGGCTCAGGCTGCCGTTGAGGCCCAAGGTCAGGCTCTTGCTGACGCACAGGGCACTTGTACTTGGACCGGTAAGGCAAGTAAGGTTTTCACCAGAAACAATTGTGGAAGCTGCCAGCATGGTTCTTCTGTTACCGTAACCCAAGATGAAGTGGGTGGTCCATTTACGTCCAATATCAGTCAAGCTGATGCTAATAAGAAGGCTCAAGATGCTGTAAATTCCCAAGGTCAGGCAGTAGCTAATAAGAATGCTGATTGCTTGCCTGATAGCACAACACCTTCTTGGTCGGATACCGGAAGCACCCGTTGTGACGGGTGTACGTCTCAGAAGCAACAACGTGACACCAATCCATGCTCTTCTTCTTATAACGACACAAGATGGGTTAATGGAGGTGGAGAGTCTTGTACTGACTGGTCTTACTATGGAACAGGAGACTGCGTAGGTCATACTCAGTACAATGCTTATCGTGATAGTTGCTCTGGTAGCATAGATCGTCAATATTCTGTAAGTTGTAGAAATTGCTGTAATTGCGGATCTTACGGTTCTTGGCAAGAAAATGGATGTAATGGAACCAAAACTAAGTTTATTCGTTACGATGATTGCGGAAATTCTGATACTAAAGAAGAGTATGTTATTGGAAGTTGCGGATATGCACCATATGAATTTCAGTTCCATGATGGAAGAACGAGCAAGTCAAGGTCTGTAACTGGAGAATCTCAGGATATTGAAGAAGTTATCATAAGTACTAAGAATGATTCATATATAGGATATTCTGTTAAATCGAAACCTTCTTGGTGTTCTGTTGATTACAGAGACCAGACATCTGAAAGCATGAAGGCTGTGGTGACATTATCTGCCAATACAACATCTTCTTCCAGATCTGGTGACATTGTTTTTGTTCAAAATGAATCTGGAAAGACAATTACTCTTAGTATTTCGCAGGCAAGACAAATGCTTTATAAGTTCACATTCGATGATAATACTACTTCAGATAAATCTTTATCTGTTCAAGCTGCATCTAATGATGCTCAATATACAATCAAAAGTACATTGAATGGTTCTTATCATGGTTTTGCCACTACGTCTAAACCTTCTTGGATTACGACTGAGTATAAAAATCAGGCTTCTGATAGTATGATTTGTGTTCTTAAGATAACTGCCAACACAAGTACATCTTCTTCTCGTACTGGATCCGTTGTGCTTACTCAAAATGACAGTGGTAAAACATTGAAAATAAATGTTACACAAGCTGCGGCAGAAAAGCCTCTTGTTACTATTTCTTTAATAGGTGACAGTTCTCGTCAACAGCAATCTGCCACTATGAATAAGAAGGGATGTAATTACAGTTGTCCAAGCGGAAATGCGATAATGGCTATGTACATGGAAGGGGATGAAAACGGAAAATTCCGATTCTGGTATGCGCCATTGATACCTGAAGGAGGTCAAAGTGGTGTAAATGTGACTTACGGAGGAGAGACTCAAACAGTAGCAACAAGTACTAAAAACGGAGAACGTCTTAATGTCCCTGCCGGATCTGTTGTTACCGGTATTTATTGTACGAGTGTCGAGAATGGATATTTCGCATTGAAACACAGACCTGTTTATATAAACGGAGAACCTGTTTCTACTCCTTCTGCTTGTGGTGGATTATCTGATACTTGCAATACTAAAAATTGTGGATGCTGGGTAAGATGCAGCTTTAATCCATTTACGGGTATGGCTATGGAAGGTGACGAAAAAGGATGCGTTTATAGTTTCTGGGGTAAACCAACTGCATCTGTTAGGTTGTAATAAGCACATTAGGGGTAATTAATTTAATTGCTCCTTTTGCTGTATTTCATTTTGGTTATTAGAATAAAAATGATTAATATTGCACATCATTCAATTTTAAAATTTTAGTATCATGGCTTGTAAAAAGAAAGCTCGTCAGGGTGGTGAAGTCGATAAGAAAGACAAACCTAAAATGCGCCAAGGCGGTAGTGTTGGAGGCAAGATGAAAAGAAAGAAGACGAGCACTAAAAAGTGATTGAAAACCAGGGGAAGGTGCTGATCGCCTTCCCCATTTTAGTAACATAACAACAATATATGATGAGCAACAATTTTATTAGTAAAGGGCAAAGGAATGTCTGTGTGACGTTTGTGAAGTATTATCTTGTGTTGATGCAGGTTATTATGTTAGCCAGCATTTTTGATGAGTTTTATCCTTTTAGTATCACTAATTGGCTGTATCCGATATTAGGTCATTCTCTATCATGGGACCTATTTCTCTTGGCTTTTTCAAGAATGTTCAGGTTTTGTATATGGCATAGGTTATTGATCTATAGCATGATTTTTAATATCTGTGTAGAATGGGTTACGGTTAATATTGAGATGCCTATTGAGCACAATATCGTAGTGTGGTCTGTTATGGCTGTTACTCTTTTGATAATCATTGCCTCTATTGTTTTAAGGTTTAAAACAGGATGTTTTGAAAATGAAAGAAATTCTGACAGAGACGCTGCGTAAAAGCGGTGCGGCGGTATGCGATAAGATAAAGGAGATGTTTTTAAGCGGGGAATGCGATCATCTTACAGCCAACGATCTTGAGACATGGACGCAGCTTGCTAATCCGGCTAAGTACTATACCGGAGAAGAGGCTGTTTCTTATCTTAATGTAACTTCTAAAAGATTTTATGAATATCGTAAGGCTAAGTTGGTTCCTGATCCGGTTAAGATAAAGGGATTCCCTAAGCCTTTATATACGAAAGTCATGTTGGATGAGGCTATAAAAACCATATCCGGTATGAGTGAAAGAGATATTTATATGAGGATATTGAATGCTAAATCAAGAGAATCAAGAGCAAAAGAAAGGAGGGGAGCATGATCACTAATGGTGAATTTGTATCAAGAGTCGTAAACGGTATTCATGCCCTTGACAAAGATTCGCATGTTAGTCGGAGATGGATATTGAATATCGGTAGAACTAAAGCCGAATCTTATACGGCCCAGAGGTGGGATGATGGGACGTTACTTGGCGACCACCGGCTCCTAACTTACGTTACTTGTCTGGAGATGATTGAAGTTGATAAAATAGTTTGCTGCGATGCCGAATTTGCGTTATGTAATACGCTTATGCGGTCAAAGCATAAACTTCCAGGACTTCTTTATTCTGCCCTTAGACCGGCTATTACCAAGGTGACTAACGTAGATAACACCATATTTTTTAAGTTTGCTGAAATAAAGTCGTATCGTAATGAACAAAAAAGACCGTATGCTAAATACGTTAAAGAACGTCGTCCTTTTTATTATGTAGAAAACGACTATATTTATATACCGGATTTCCATATAGAGCTTATTAACGTAGAGTTCTTTACAACAAGAAGAAAGAAGGCGCTGGAGTTAATGGCCTGCGATCCTACACCTAAAGGGTGTGAGTCTGAATGGGAATACGAATTTATCTGCCCTATTAAGTTAATTGAGTACGTAGTGGCAGAGACGATAAAGGAAGTAGCATTCAGGCTACAGATTCCTGTCGATGAAAATCCGAATCTTGATTCCAATCAGAAAAGTCAAATTGTTCAGTGATTCTTTTTATTGGGCACCCGGCCATAGCTATGTAGCCACGACCGGGTGTTTTTTTGTACTATTTCAATGCAAGAACAGGGTTTCCCCATTTTCTTTTCCATTTATCTCCGAGGTAATTTATCAAGGAATTGTAGTCTTTAATAAAACCGTCATCAATAACAGAGGCTATGACGTTCTCTATGGCTATTATATCATTGAGCTCATCTTTACTGGCAGTATTCCTTATCCCATCTTCATGTTTATTAAAAACAATGAAATTAATAGCTTTAGCAACTCTTTTTATATTGTCTTTCAAGTCATTCTTGTTTGAAACTATTCTACTTATCGCGCTGCACATCCTGACGTATGCATCACCGGCTTCGTTCCGGTTTTCTATCAATCCATCGGTAAGCCATATAACCACCTCAGCGTAAATTTCTGGATCCATCTCTAATGCAATCATAACAAACAGATATGGATTTACATACCATTTTTGATCTACTCCTTTTCCTTTTTTGTAGGCAAGGTCTAATTTTCCAAGATCCATTACACTGCTGATATTCAATTTGTTATTATTGAGTAGAAGATTTCTTCTACTCAATAAAAGCTTATTTTCCAGCTTATTAACTAATTCAGTACACCTTTCTTTAAATGATTCAGTTTCTATTATATGACTCAATTGTTTTGGAGCCAAACCTAATTTTTCTCTTTTAGCAGACAAGGCTTTCATTGCGTCAGTTATACATATGTAACCATCTTTAGACATAACAGACACATTCATTCCTAACAAAACTCGATCTTTTGATTGTAAAACAACATTTGATTTCATAACTTTACTACGATTTTAATTTTGTAAAATATAAGTCTACCTGTCCGTGAGGATCGGTAGACTTTGCAGATATAGAATAGTATTTTGATGCAACAATACATTCTAATGTTAATTATCTGAAATGTATAATTTTAATTTTTGAATGATGAAAAGAACATCAATACAATCACCGTATTTTGCAGCCTACTACCATCGTCTTATGAAGAGAAAGAATGGTTTTAAGAAAGGCATGATAAGAGACAGAGGAGAGGTTTTAAGACTGTTGTCTATTATATGGAAAACCGTATCAGAGCATTATGTGGAAGCTGATGCTGGTGTTTATATAGATAATGTGGGTTACTTATGCCATGTGCTTATACCCGGCCAGCGCTTTCCCGTAAGGCGGGACCTGGACATCGTGAGCAGGCTTGGCACCAATGGCTACCTCTATAACCACTTGGCTATGGATTTCGCAGACTCCAAAAGATATTACCATTTTGTAATACAAGATAGCTTGAAAAAGAAGTTGAGGGTTAAAATGAATAAAGGATGGAGATACCGATTTATGTACAATGAAATACTTGCTAAAAGAAGGGTGTTTAAAGATTTTCAGATTAAGAGAGTTTTCGAAGATAAAGAATTAGGACATAGAAAGTCGTAGAAAAAAAGTAGCGATCACCCTTTGTAGATACAGGATAATCGCTACTTTTGCATATCCGTCTACCTTCTCAGGCTGGCGGATACAAAAAAACAATTCCTATTATGGGAACAAAGGTAAACAATTTTCAAAACAATGCGAAGAACAGTAACATTATTTTGACGCAAAAATCCAGCGAAACGGAAACAAACGGGAGCGTAACAATCTTTAAAAATTCAGAATTTGGAGATATTAGAACCATAGTAGATCCAAATGGAGATGTGTGGTTCGTGGCTATAGATGTAGCTCGATCACTTGGCTATGCTACGCCTAAAAATCCAATAAAAAGACATGTTGATGAAGAAGATACCATTCTTTTGCAACTGTCTGATTTTCAGAGGGGCTCGTTTTGGGCTCCCTTGGAAATCAATGAGTTAGACAGCATACGTGTAATCAATGAATCTGGGTTATATTCTCTTGTTTTGTCATCAAAATTAGAATCGGCAAAGAAGTTTAAACGATGGGTAACATCCGAGGTTCTCCCCTCTATAAGAAAAACGGGTTCTTACTCTATAACTCCTAAAGATTATCCATCTGCCTTAAGAGCTTTAGCTGATGAGGTTGAAGCCAAGAACAGAGCCATAGCAGAGAGGGTTCAAGCTGAAGCCGAGAAACAGCAAGCTATAAAGACAATAGAAGAGCAGCGTCCCGATGTGGAGTTTGCGGAGTCGTTCAAGAAAGTTGATCATGAAAACATGTGGTTGATTAGAGATATCGCGAAGAAGCTTGAACAAAATGGTATTATCATCGCCGAGAAGAATCTTCGTTTGTTTCTTGAGGAAGTCAAGTTCATGTTCAGAAATGGGCAGGGTAGATGGGAGCTATACAGTGATATTGTCAAAAATAAGTTTGGTGTTTACAGATCATATTTTGTTGACAAATATTCTGGGGAAAGAGTTAATCAGCAAACCATCTACATGACTGGTGCTGGATATGAAGTCACGCTTAAGGGGATAAAGGAAAAGTGTAGGAGCCTTTTCTTGAAGTACGGCAAGTTTGAAGATCCTAACTTTTGAAAACACAAAATATGGCGTTATACATATTATTCATATCTTTGTGGAGGTCAGGTTCGTTTCCTGTCCTCCATTTTTTTTAAGAGATGACAGTCGAAAATTATATCATAGAGTTAAAATCGTCTTTAAGATCATTTGACAAGCGTGATCTGATAGATGAGGTATCCATCTACAAATGGATAGAAATTGCCCTGAAGAAGTTTGGAGGCGATATTACTATGCGCAAAGAAGCGGTAGTGGATGTCAAGCGAGGGCAGGCCCGTATGCCTGGTGATTACTTTGATCTTATTTTGGCTTTTAAATGCGATTTTAAAGGATATGAGGTGCCGGAAGGTGACAAGGTGATATCAGAACTTCAAAATACAATAGCTTGGAAAGAACGTACCGAAAGAAGTTATAGGTGGTGTTCTTGCGATGAATGTTGTAAAGACGAATGCGAGAAAGTGATAGTTGAAAAATTTTATATCAATGTTCATGATCGCGATCATGAAGTTCGTTGCTATTATGACCGGCCGGTAATGTTAGGTCTTGCTAAGCCTATGCTTCGTGATTCTTGTTTAAGTAAATGCCGGAATAAGGTAATAAAGGATAGTCCGTATGAGATAAATATCGTAAACGGATTCCTGTATGCTAATTTCGATGGTCCTATTTACATGCAGTACCGGTCTCTTCCTTTCGACGGAGAATCTAATATAATTATACCAGACACGCCTCAAGGTCTGGTATTGGATTATGTGGATAATTTTGTAAAGATGAGATTCTTTGAGGAACTGATGTATAATGGAGAGGCACAAGGAGCGGCCGATTTGTTCAAGTTGTATGCACAGCAAGATTTGGTTAAGCTGAAAAATGCTAAGACCGAACTTAAGATGATGGGAATGACATTGAAAGGCATGTACGAACCTCTTAGACGGCGCCGTGCTGAGTTTGAGATATATACTAAGGCGTATCCTGTAATTGACAATATACTTAAATTGGTATGACGGAAGTAGTTCTATTTATATACTTGTCTGGCGTTATTGCATCTATGATTGTTTGGTCAATCAGGCAATTTAAAGGAGATGCGAGTTTGGTAGAGACAATGTATTGCCCGATAGTATTTTTGTCGAGTTGGATATACGTATTCGAAATATTTAAAAAATAAACAAAATGTTAGAAGTTGGTGCAAGCGAAATAGTAACTGCCGATAAAATGAGAGGCGTAGGACCGGCAAATATTATCTTCACAGCCGGCCCTAATCCGGTAGCCGAAGATCGTAGAGGCGTAGCCAAGGTAACGGCTGGTGGAGAGAGTAAGAACGTTACAATCACACAAGCTGCCGGAGAGCAGGTCGTTGTAATTCCTGAGTTCGATTATCTTGTTCTTAGATACGGATGGGAATCAGAAGACGGTTCTGATTTTGATACTGCAACTGGGTTCGCCAATACAGGCATCTCGGATGTAGATAATAAATACGTTGGATGGAGTAAGCAGTGGGCTACTACCCAACAACAGGTAGGTGATTACCTTATTTATGGTGGTGATAACATGCAGTCAGGACTCGAAGGGGCACTTATTAAGATGAAGACCTTGCTATCAGCGCCGGGCATGGACGAGTCGGAACCTAATATCAATGCCGATATCTATGGTAATTGGTATGGGAATAGAGGACGAGGAAATGTTGTTGTGTCTTTTACAGCCTACCTTGGAGGAGAGATGGTTAAACAAGGATTTAACTTCATTAACGAAGGTGGTGAAGAAGTTTACTCCGACAGCATCACTACCAACGTTTCGGCTCATGGTGAAACCAATTACCAAAATATAAAAGGTTTGTACACTAAGATGGGGACGATGGTCTACAATAAAGAAAAACGAGATTGTGTGATCGTAATAGGGTAATGGCATGGAAGATCTGTGGAGTAAATACGATAAGATAAAAGAAGTCTTCTATAGGGATTTCGTTTATGATTCCAGCTACACAGAGCAGGCCTCGTGCATCCCACTGTCGTCGGTGAAGAACGGGGCAGGCTGGGTCGGCGACGGAACCATTAACCTGGCTCAGTATCTTCAGTTTCTATACACGGAAATAATTCTCGGTAATAAGACAGAAGATGATGTTCGTAATGCCATATTGGTACTTACTCGTCTTGCTGATACTACTTATGATCTATTTTTTAATAACAATAAAGGTATTTATTTCAAATTCGAAAAAGGATTTTTCTTAAGAGACGATATCCATAGCGAAGATGCAATCAAATTCGGTCTTACCAAGATAAGTTCCGGGTACACTAATGGTATAGAGTTAAAAGACGAAGATCCATGCTTCTCCCCATTCACTTCACAAGATCAGATCTGGAATCTGGCTCCTATATTAGCTTTCTTGTCAGAAAAAGGATTTGAAGAAGCCAGGCAAGTAGGATACGATATTTTTGAGTACGTTATTAGAAACGGACACAAGATATACAATCCTTATTACAGTGCCTTGCTTCATCATTGGACATTCCTTCCTGATATGGATACCGATAAGGTTAAGCCGTGGGATAGGGTTAGCAACCGTAACAAGAATCTTAAATACAAAGTTAAGGTTAAGAGAGGGGCTAACAATTGGTACTTCTCTGGAGGGTTCAGATGGGCGTTTAAGAAGTTTGGAGGCGAGTGCAGTACATTCTGGCATTGCCTATGGTATAAGCCATTTATATTCTTAGCAGATAGGGTATATCATCCATACATATGTAAATGGTTTGGTATTAAAGTTAAAAACAATTCTTATTATTGTCTTGGATCTACAAATGAAAAATCATGGTACGGTCCTAAGTTTAGAAAGAGGTTGGTTAATAAGTTTAACAAGTCTTTGGAAGGGGGAGAGCTATTCATGCCTTATCTGGTTTTTCTTCATGGGTGTGAAGACGTTGATAGAAGCAGCTTAGAGTCCTACCTTAAGGAATGGGAATGGGATGGAATTAATTCTCCTATAGAGTTTTTAACTTTGTGCAATTGGTATAAAATATTTTTTTGGCAATGAAAATATATTATAAATCAAAAATAGCTAAGTTATTTACGTTCATTGACGGCTATAAAACAATTATGCTGTTTGGAGCCGTATTTACCGAACGTGACGCCATATCGTTGAAGGCGGAATGTCATGAAGCTGTGCACTGCAATCAATATCAAACCCTGTTTGCTACAGGTTTTGTGATTAGCGCAATCATAGCATTAGTATGTGGTTTAAACGATCAGGCTGGATGGTGGATGTTGTGGCTGTCTTTGATTCCTGTATTTTTGTACTATGCATGGTATCTAATTGAGTACCTAATCAGATTGTGTATGTACTGGAATCACAAGAAAGCATATCACAATATCGTATTTGAAAGAGAGGCTTTCGATCTCGAAAATGACTGGAATAAACATAGTGTATTTAGAAGAGAGTCTGAAGGGTTTAGTTTTCTTGGTTATTATCAGAAGGAGTATTATTATGAGTAGGAGAAGATATTTTGAGGAACAGAGATCTGGTAATGGAGCTATTTATCATTGTGTAAAAACAGAAATCGAGCCTGGAGATAGGATCAGGTTATTTGATTTAATGAATAAAATCAAATCCGATACAATTAGCCAGGATAAGATAAATAGCGTATTGAATCAACTTAGAGAAGGAACAGCCTTTAATATTCATACTCATAGTTCAGTTTCTTTTTCGTTTTCAAGCACCTCTACCGGTTACGAACCAATGACAATATGGATTAGATTTGACCCGTATCCTGCAAGTGAACAACAGGGTATTATATACAAGTTTCAGATAAATGACCAGAGGTACGTTTTTATGTTTTCTAATAGATACGATGGAATGAGAGATCTTATTAATAATGCAGATGAAGATGTTGATTGTATTACTTCTGCAACAGAGAGTAGTATATATCACAATGATTCTTTTTATATATTTGTGTAAATTATGAGGAGGAGATTCGAATATAAAGACAGGCAGCTTGAAGATTTTATCATAAGGTTTTATCCGGCAGGAAATTACACATGGACGGTTCCACCTGGATGTACGGAGGTTGATGTGTTTCTTGTTGGAGCCGGTGGAGGATGTTCATATAATTCAGGATTAGGAGTTCCTGGAGGCGGTGGAGGTGGCTATACTAAAACATATAAGAAGGATACCGCTGGATATAGAGATGGCAACGCGATAACTGTTACACCAGGACAAACTATTGAAATTATAGTTGGTGCAGGAGTTCGTGGCGCAAATGGGGGATATTCACAGTTTATGAGTTCGCTTTACCGGGCTGAAGGAGGCCATCTGTCTCAATGGAATGGAGACGGAAATGGTGGTTCGGGAGGTGTAGGGGTAGGTAGATCTACTCATTCGGTCGGAGGCTCAGATGGTACAGGCAGTGGTGGAACATCGGGGCAAGGACATACGACGCGTGATTTTGGGGAATCTAATGGTAAAAGGAATGCAGCAGGTGGGGCAAGCTCCTATAATAAATCAGGCGGGGAGACGTCTCAGCCGGGAACATCAGATTATACAGAAGGGAGTGGCGAAGGCAGTAATGAAAGTAGTTCTTTGGCTTCTGGCTGGAGTGCCGGACTTGGTGGTGGCGGCTACGGTGGTGGAGCTGGGGGAAATGCATCGGGAAAATCGACGAAAGGTGGTGATGGCACTGTGTTAATTAGGGGTAAAAGATATAAATTATAAGTAGATGTTATGAGACGAAGATTTGAAAATGTTAATATGGTGATGGGTAATTGTTTCTCTCCTGTAATGGAAGGGAGTCAATTTAAATGGAATAATATTGTAGTTAATAGCCCAGTATATATAACTCCAATAAGAAGAAAGAAATTCAAGATAAGTTTTGGAGAATTTGATTTATCCAAAGTTTTGTCTAATGTATCATCTAATCGTGATATTATAATAAGAGATAAGTCTTCATATACATTTCTATTGTTACTTCTGTCTGCTGATCATTCTAAATGCAGTTTGTTTAATAATCATCTAACAGTTAATACCCAGAATTTACCAAGATATATTTTTTACATTGATTCCGAACATGAGGAACTGTATTCATACAAAGACGGGGTTTTAGAAAGTAATGTGACGATAATGGATCCAGTTGATAATTATTTCTATAATTATGTTGATATTCAAATAAGAAATTTCAATGATAATCCTATCCCCGATTTTTATGTAGGTGTGATCGATAAAGTAGGAGACTGAAAATGTATTTCTTTTCTTCACCTACTTTAGAAATCCATGATTAAATCTCTTTTGCTATCTTTGTGACAAACAGTTATAAAATGGCAGCAGAAGATAACAGAAACATAGCGGTTCCTCAAACAGGTATGAACCGAGATCTGCATCCGTCGAGTCTTACGGATCAGCATTATACGTTTGCCTTGAATGCCAACATCGAATCCGAGGATGGTAATGTTGGGATGAGATCTAACGAGCACAGTAATCTTAAATGCATTGATTTCGATGGATTTAAGGTTATTGGTTACAAGAATGATCTTACTTCGGGCAATATCTATTTTTTTATAACAAATCCTGAAACAGGCGTATCTAAGATAACTTATTTCAAGCCTGAATCCGATACAAGTATCTTATCCGATTCCGATATAGAATCTATGGTAGAAGGATCGGAGTCGTTGTGTTCTGGCATGAAGACCTTGCTGGAAGACAACGAGCAAGATCCGTGCCTTAAGTTCTCTATCTATCATCCTATAAAAACCATAGAAATAAAGACAGAGAAATGTGGGAAATGTATTTACTGGACTGACGATTATAATCCTCCCAGGTATGTTATTGTAGACAAGGCTCTGACGGCGGATGATGAAGGAGATATTTGGTATCATTATCATGGGTATAAGATATGCGATAAAGAATATGATAGAGACAAATTCATGCAGGAGAATGGTTGTTTTCTGGCATGTGAGAAACTTAGGGTGTTTCCGCTACTGGACCAGCCATGCGTGGAGCCGGTACAGATAGAGTACGGGGGCAGCCTACGTGCCGGCGTGTATCAGTTTGCTGTGGCCTTGTGCGATGAATTTGGCAACGAGAAAACTAACTATACTTCATTAACTAACCCTGTTCATGTATTTGACGAACAATATATTAGGATAAATGATGGTAAATGGGGAGAAAGAACTAATCTTGGTATAAGACTTAAGGTGTCTAATCTGGATAGGCAAGTTAGTCATTACAAGGTGGCTGTTATTCAAAACACTGTTGGATATAATGGTGAAACACAACCTGTAGTGGATTATTTCATAGAAGGTATTCATCCTATTACAGAGAAGACCATATACTATTATTCTGATCTTAATAACAAAAGAACGACATTCGAACACATTTCTTTAAAAAGAGCCATATATAATACATCAAGAGGAATAGTGTCAGTCGGAAACCGTCTTCTTCAATATGGTCTTACGGCAGAAAAAGAATGGAATTTACAGCCTGTAGTTTCTCTTATGGGGCATTTTCTAAAATGGCAGGCGTCGGTAGCTCACGAAGACCTGTATAAGGATGGTAATGCTTGCTCGTTGTATGTGGGATACATGAGGAATGAAGTATATCCTTTTTCTATCTCGTTTAAGACATCCACAGGATATAAAACTCCAGCATTCGTTCTTGTTCCCCCACCTTATGATAAGGCGAGAGAGGAAATGAACAAAGACAGTATCCCATACCAGTCTATAAACGCATATGCTCCGGATTGCTCAGGTGTTGATAGGAAATATGTATGGCAGTATAGCAATACGGCAGGAGATGGGGTATTGATTGACGACGATGCGGTTGTTATAGATGAAGAACAGAAAGAGTGTAACAACCCGGCTACCGTAGGTCAAACTGTTATAGTGGAAAGCAATTTTGCTACTTTTAAAGGGAAATCAAGATTTATTATCGATTATGATGATATTGTAGGAACCCCTATAAATTATTTGTCTGAAAATATAGGTCTTGTAGCTTGTAATAATAAGGAGAATGGAAACAATGAAAGACAGATATGTGATATAGCTACCAAATACAGAGAAGACGGAACACAGGATTATATGGAGCCAATTGATCATATTAGGTTACCAGAAATGGAAGGAGACTGCGAAGTCCCTCATCGTCAAGAATCTATATTGTCAGCTCCAGTTCCACTAATAACAGGCCTTGTAGAAGATTATATCTATAAGGTTCTTAGCGAAATGGAACACGTCTCTACAGATTATCTATATACCACAGGAGGAGAAAATCAGAATAAGTATTCTGTGTTGTTTAATTACGAGACAATGGATTCTTTATCTGAATGGATGGAGGAAGCATTTTTTGGGTATAGCGCTGGCAGCATATCAGGTGATGGCAATCAACACCTTTGTTCTGAGTTTTATCCATACTTACAACCTGGATCTGTTTTAAAAACCGTGTCTGATGCTATATACGTATTAGATACCATGCCTTGTACATGCGGATGTTATATTGAGAGTTATTGCTCTGATCCTACTGTGTCAAGAACTGATTATAACAACTTTCAGAATTATAATTATCTTCTTGGAAGTTATATTCTTCATATAGATGGATGGAGCCAAAAGATAAATGATGTAGGAGATTGGCGAGCCGGTAGATCTACCAGTACAGTCATAAATAATCAGTATAGATCAAAGAACGGACCCAGGTATTGTATTGAGCAATTTTGGCCTGAAGCTTCTGAGAAGTTGCAAGATATGATATATAAAAATTCGGATACCGGTATAGATGAAACTGATTGGAAATTTGAAGGGTATGTAAACAATGCTACATTTAATAATCCTACAGGGGATAAGCTTAATATTGGATTCGCATCTGAATTTGTGGTATGGAAGTTTGTCAGAAATGTAATGACAAATGCAAGATTTATTAGAATCAATAGACCAGAAGAGTGGGACATAGAAGGTTATAAAGACGAGAACAAAGTTCTTTATCTTGAAGCTCTTGGAAAGGTAGATGGCATAATGGATGCTGTGTCTACCAATTACGTTCGTGTTTCTTTTTGGAAGGATGTTGAAACATGGTCCCCTCTTGGAATAGTACCAGTTGAATTTGATAGACCTGAGTATGAATCATCTCATTCCGTTATTGTTAACATAGCAAGACCGGCTTTCGGAGAAATAAATGAAGAGTTTTTTGATTCTATAGGTCAAAATTATTTTTATGTTACAATAGAATCTCCTATTGTAGCAGTTCCTTGGATAATGACGTTTAGACAAATTCAATTTTGTTCTTATAAAAATTATGATACCCTAGAAGAAGAGGAAGAAGAAGGAAAGAAGCCTTCCCGTGCTATTCTTGGAGTCGCTTTTGCTACAGGTAAAACTATATATCCGTATATTTTTGGTATAAGAGAAAAGGAGGTAAATAAGATTGATTTGTCTGTGGATTCTATAACACTTAGATCAACTGTCTTATTTGCATCAAAATGTCAGACATGTGGAGATAGGCCCATCAATTGCAAGCCTCGTCCTTATAAATACGGGGATTTTGCATATTGGGAATCATCTGAGAAATATCCTGCTAATTTTGAACTTTATGATAGTAGCAGGATGAAAATAGACACAGGCAGATCTTATGGTGATCCAAAAAAATCAGAAGCTTATTCTAATATTATGAATAAGTTAACAGAATATTATGGTGCTCCTTTGTCAGACAAAGATGGATTATCTTATTTCAAGGGCCATTCTTATGGAGGAGTAGATACTTCTACCGTATTTTGCCAACAACCTATACGTCATTACCGGTTCCCAGATAACAAGCATATACCTTTTATGAACAGTGATGAACGTGGATATGACATAGCTTCTGAAATATATCCGGTAGGTATTATGGTAGATGAGAACACCATACAAGTGTTTTTGGATTTTGCGGTAGATTCTGGTTTGATTACGCAACAACAAAGAGATACGATCGTAGGATATGAACTGTATCGTGGAGATAGGAGACTAAATAGGTCGGTTGTGGCTTCAGGATTAGCCTATGATATGCTTAGATACATAGGAGACGATGGTAATGTGAATATCTATCCTAATTACCCATATAATGACCTGTCACAAGATCAATATAATTATACGTCTGGCAAAAGAGACGAGTTTATATCCCATCCTTTCGACAAAGGAGGAAACGTGTGGTATTCATTCTGTTCACCTGATATTTATTTCAACAAGCCAGAACTTCCAAATGAAGTATGTATAGACGGGTTTCAAAGAGGAATGTCTGTGGGCAGTTTCGTACCTGTAGAAGATCATCCAAAATGGACTATCTTAGGTCCTGCCGCATACACGATGGCTGCGTCGCTTGCCGCAGTTGAATCAAGTGCTACAATAGCAGCTATGATAGCAGAAGAGCTTCAGATAAGGGCGCAGTCTGGATACATAGGAGGGTCGGCCGGTCTTACCGGAGGAGGATTCCTGACTAATTTAAGTGTGGCCATGCTGTTTTCTTCAATGGTGTCAACCATCAGTCAGACTCTTGCTAAAGGCCCGATATTGTACGGTAAGTACCGTTATGATTGGCTTAATACGTTTATAAACAATGGACCAAGACGTAATCATGCATGGTATTATACTTCTGTGGGATTATATAATTCAATGATAGGCATAACAGATCAGGATAAGTATGAACGAAATTTTGCCCGTGGTTTATCTTCTGTTAAGTACATTAAGTCTGGCGTATATCCGATGATGGATGCCAGTATGTCTTCTAAATGGGGAACCGGTAGAAATGATAATGAGGGACGTTTCTTATTCGTTAATAATATAGATCGTGAATCTTCGTTATTTTTATCATTTGGTGATCCAGGTGAAAAAGGAGATGGTAAATCGAAATATTTATTGGAATATCCGAACTATGTTTACAATTACGACAGTAGCCGCATAGATGATTCGGTTATTGCTGGAAGTGATGTTGTAGCAGGAAGAACATTCGAGCAATCCAAAACAGTATCGTACATCTGTTCTCCGTATATGAGACTTATGCGATATAGGCCGGATCAATATGGACAGATAGAAGATATAAAATGGATTTCCATAGGCGGATGTGGCTTTTTCACTAATGAAAAGAAACTGATATTCGGTGGCGATACGGTGATAACCAGATTTTCATTAAAGAGAAAATTTCCTGTTTTTTATAATAGCGCTTTTGGTATTGGAGACATGATACCATTCCCATACATGGATTACAGAAATGTAGGGTATCCAAGATATTTTGTTAATTATGATACTGGAGAAGACGCTCTTGAGACAATAGATAACGAACGTTTCAATAGCTGGACATCATCTAATAAAGGAAGATACGCTTTTTATCCAAACAGGAAGAGCTTATACGAATTAAATGGTGACACATCCGGCAAGTACGTTAATGGAAGATTTTATACATGGTTCTATGGCATTCCTCAGTTCCTTGTAGAGTCTGAAATAAATTGTAATTTCAGATTAGAGGGCCCTCAGCCTCATGAACTATTCTATCCAAAAGTAGGAGATTTTGTTTGGTGGACACAAGAAAAGAACGTATCTATCCATAGGGATAATGATTACAAGATAAGTCCTATCTATTCGTCGAGGATGACACTAACACCAAATGTATTGCCGGCAACGTACGAACGACGTTTTTATGACTGTGCTTACCAACGTCCTAATGGTGTTATATGGAGTAGGGCTGATGTATCTGAAAACAGTCAAACAGATCCGTGGCTGACGTACAAGCCTATGGACTATCATGAGTTCCCAACCAACAACGGGAAGCTTATTCACATGAAGCGTATTGAATCCGATCAGATTCTTGTTAGGTTCGAGGATCAGGTTTCACTCCATAACGCCATAGACGTAATCAAGGAGCGCACCTCCCCAGGGCAGGCCGAGATGGGCACCGGCGGTCTGTTCGCGTCCCGGCCTCTGGAGTACAACACGACCGACCTTGGTTATTCTGGAACCCAGAGCACTGAAATAATTAGTTCAGAATTTGGTCACTTCTGGGTAGATACTAAAAGAGCACAGGTGTTTATGACCGATCCTAATGGACGTAATCTTAAGGAACTTAGTGTAGGTATCAGACATTGGCTTAAGCGTCATCTTCCGTTTAAGATTCTTAGATACGGAATAACTAATATCTTAACCGGTACAGAGATGACAGAAGAAGATACAGACAATAAATTTATCGGTCTTGGTCTGTCTCTTGGATGGGATAATAGGTATAAGAGAGTACTTATCACGAAAAAAGATTATATACCTGTTAAGAACCCGGCATATTATAAATATGATGGTGGAAGGTTCTTATACAATGAAACAGAGGTGCTGTCAAACGATAAGGAAATATCTTTAAAGGACGAACAATATTTCAAGGACGTGTCGTTCACTATCGGATATTCGTGTCTGAAACAAGAATGGATTTCTTATTATTCGTTCTGTCCTGACTATTATATAGAACACCAACAATATTTCCAGACAGGAATAAACTTCCCGGCATCAGACAAAGAAGGTGGCTTATGGAGCCATTTGCTGACGAATAAGAGCTTTCAGACATTTTACGGAGCAACATATCCATTTATATTAGAAGTGCCGATAAAAGAGAAATATAACGGTTCTACGCTGGCTTCTGTTGAGTATGAGCTTGATGCAAGGAAATACGTCGATGATGTGAATTACACTCTTGACAGGAAAGTAGGTTTAGATACGATAACTATCTACAACGACACAAACAACTCAGGTGAAATTCATCTTGTTCCAGAAGAAAAGAATAATTTAGCACAACGTATATCATATCCGAAGATCGTAGGTGACCATACTGAGGTCCTGGATACTGAGGTATATAGAAGACATAAGTTAAATGACTTCTTCAACAGGGTTGACGATGACCGATCTGAAACACCTATCTGGATCAAGGACGATAACGATATAAATAAGTCGGTTAATTCTGATGCTCTTAATTTCAGACGGTCATGGCTGGACAGGTTAAGAGGAAGTTGGATGCTGATGAGGATAAAGAAAGTAATTAGCAACCGGAAGATTATATTCCAGTGGTTGATTTCTGAAGATAAGATTAAGAATAGATAAATTACAATATTTAATAAGTTGAAAATAAGTAGTTTTTATTTTGTGATTTAATAATAGTTGAATATGTTTGTAGCGCCTATTGATCCATCTCGGACAGATAGGCGCTTATTTATGACAATTTAACCAATAAAACCACCATGCTTTAGTAGGTGGATGAATTGGGTTGATTAATTTTGAATCAAAATTACAAATAAAAAAAAATGATTTCATACAAATACAACATCTATCATTCAAAGAAAACGAAGTATCTTGACAAGATGTTTCGTGAATGTTGTTTTGTGTGGAATCATGCTTTAGCTCTACAACGTAGATATTATAGACTGTTTGGGAAATACATACCAGTTGGTAAGATGCAAAAACATTTCTCTAAAAGAATTAATAGAAATCTTCTTCATTCCCAAACAGTACAAGAAATCCTTCAGAGATTAGACTCAGCATACAATCGTTTCTTCAAAAAGTTAGCCAAACGACCTCCTAAGTTTAAATCACCGGAGAAATTCAATTCTTTTGTATTCAAACAAGGAGGGTTTACCCTAAATGGTAATATTCTCACAATTAACAAAGGAAAGAAACGATTTAGATTTTCATACAGTAGAGTCTACAAAGGTAATGTTAAGCAAATAAGAATAGTTAGAGAAACCTGTTCACGTTTTAGTTTGATTATAGTTACAGACCATAATCATTCAAACTCCTATAGAAAGACACATGATGGTGCATCTATCGGATTGGATTTCGGACTGAAAACTTATCTAACTAAAAGTGATGGTAGCAAAATTGGGTCTCCATTATTCTTCAAACAATATCAAAACAAGATTAGAAAACTAAACAAACGGCTTTCTAATGCAAAGAAAGGATCCAACAATAGAAGAAGGAGACTGTTTGAACTCCAACAAGCGTATCGTAAAATAAACGATCTTCGATCGGATTTTCAATGGAAATTAGCTCATCAGTTATGCAAACAGTATGATTATATTTTTATTGAAGATTTAAACATTGAAGGAATGAAGCGTTTGTGGGGAAAGAAGGTTTCTGATCTTAGTCATTCTTCTTTTATTGATAAGCTAATGTATGTTGCTTTAAAATATGGAGTGATAGTACACAAGATTGACAAATGGTATCCTTCTTCCAAAACTTGCGAATGTGGCTGCATTAATAAAGGGCTGTCGTTACGCGACCGCACGTGGGTGTGCCCGGCGTGCGGAGCGATTAACGACCGTGATGTTCTTGCAGCCCGTAATATACTTCGGAAGGGCATTTCCGAATTGGAAAGCAAGAGTAATTCCAGCGATAGTAATATCGGGGTTTCTTGCGCTTGTATCCAAGAATCCCATTCGCTTTAGCGATGGGAGTATGTCAAAGAGGATCTAATATCTTGAACATAGCTGGCTGGTCAGAATCTATCTTCGATGTTATTAACAGCAAGTTCTGCGGATATAAGAATATGATTGAAGAAATTAAGAAAATAAAAATATAATCATTGATTTTGCTTCAATTGTAATTTCCATAGTAAACAAGTTTTAGCTTTAAAGGTATAGCCGAAGAAGTACGTGAGTATATCTTCGGCTTTTTTATTTACCTTTGTTGAAAAACAGTTTGTTATGAAACAAGTATTATATAAAAATGATATATACCCCTATAATGTAAGGGTATTGCTTGGAGCAGATGAAGAGTATATAGCAAAGACGTTCGCCAACCTGGAAGTAGAAGATCAGAGCTGGGAGGGGTGGACTGATGATTATGGTGGCAGAACTATTTTCGTAAGAAACCGAACCAATCACAGGAAAGAAATATGTTTCTTATTTCATTCACTATCTGATATGGATGTTAGAACCATAGGACACGAATGCCTGCACGGTCTTTCTATTTATTGTAAGTATCTTAATATGGATTACGGTTTTGAAGTCGGAGGAGATGAGCATGCCGCCTGTCTGATGGGATGGTTAGTTGATAAGGTTTGTGGTGCTTACCACAAATTTAAGAAGGAGGAAGAAAAAAATGGCAAAGAAGACTAAAAATTATGTAAGAGACAAACAACCAAAAACATTATGGAGTAAAATTGGTCCGTTTGTAAAACTTAGAGAATATCTGGCATCTAATATAACACCTGACGTGTATGCTAATGAAAGAGGATTAAAAACCAAAATAATGGAATTTTTTGGTCAAGATGTTCCGAAAGCCAATGTAGATGATTTTAGTCAGAATCTTTGGTTTAGATTCTTAAACCAACCAAATAATCTGAAAGAAGAAAATGGGATTGTCAGAATACCAGACAATATCAAATCCATTATATCTGACAGGATAAATGGTGGGTGGGAGAAAATGACTAAAAAATATGGAAGGGAGCTTGATTCCTTAGATAATAAGATAATTGATGGAAAAGTTGCAGGCAAGGACGTATCTGATTTGGAGGAGTTAAGGGATGTAACAAGTAGGAAACTTGGAATGGTGGAAGAGGGAATAGATCTCTTAAAAAAAGCCAGAACTGGAGAACATCAGGTATTTAACGAATACAATTTTATACCAGATGCTTACGGCGATTTAAATGATTTATCAGGCTTATCAAGTTTCACTATGTACCGTGATGATAGAGGTAGGATGGTCGTAAAAGATAAGTATGATTTTTATAGAAGCGATCAACCTCTTGGTGTAGGGATTGTTACTAAGATTCTTGATACAATAGGATACCCGTTTGATATTCTGGATTATGTAGAAGATAAGAATCCATATGAAGAGAATGATCCAAACAAGGTTTTGTTGAAATCCGCCATTGATTCCAAGAATGATCTGGATAAAAAAATGAAGATAAGATCTAAAAAACAAGGAGGGGATTCTTCTAAGCCGGAAATAGATTGGGATTTATTCAAATCCAAATATGAAAATATGAAGCGCGTGGGTAAGGGTACGCACCGCACTATGGACGTAGATGGAATGAATATGATCTATGATGCTTTATATGATAAAGGTTTCAATCAACGCCAGATAGAAGCCGTACTTGGAAATATTATTGAAGAATCTGGTGGTAATCCCTATGCCGTATCTGATTATGGAGGGTTTAAGGGACTTTTCCAAGAATCCGATAAAAGATATCCACCCAAAGAGTTTGAGAAAGATAAAGAGCGATTTAAGGGGGATAAGCGTGGATATATCAATTACATGATAGACAGATTTTATGATCATGTTCAAGATGCTGGGATGTATAGTATAAAGGATACTAAATACAATAAAGCCATTCATGCAGTAAGCGAATTTATGTCAGAAGATCCAGATACGGATTATTCGTATCCACTTGTATATGCTTTTGAAGCTCCATCAGATAAAGAAGGAACTTATAAAAACAGAAAGAGCGTATCAAATTTGATAAGTCAATCTTATGTTTTGGATAATGTTGATAAAAATGATAATACTATTGTTGATGCTATTCTTGGAATAAAAAATGATCTTGAGCTACAAGACTCTATTTCCACTACAAGAGGTGAAGCCTTTAAAGAAGCCAGGAAAAGAGGTCTTAAGGAATTTACATGGAATGGAAAGAGATACAATACCAACATCAAGAAGGAAGGTGGCGTAGTTGGCAAGCAGCGTGAAGCATATGAATACTTTACTAATAAGCGCGGCATGTCCAAGATACAGGCGCTCGCCATCATAGGTAACCTCATGGCTGAATCCGGCCTTAAAGATGACATATACGGAGACAACAGAACATCATACGGCATACAGCAATGGCATAATGAGCGCATGGATAAGTTGTTCAAGCACGCCAAAAAGAAAGGTCATTCTACACCAACATTCAAAGACCAACTTGAGTTCTTAGCTGACGAATACGAAGGGAAGACCGGATATTCTAATTTCTTATACACAAGAAAAGGAAAAGAAGGACCAGGGTATTACAACTACAGCCGGCAGGACTTCATGAACGCCGATAACCTTAAAGATGCTGTAGTAGCTTGGAACCAAGGAGCAGGACGTCCTCATAAGAGTGTTATAAGAAACGATGACCGTTATAATTATGCTATGGAGGTTGCTAAAAATCTTGGTTTGGAAATTGAAGAAAATTCCGTATCTTCGTATGGTCAAATGGGATTCGGAGATGATGCTGAAATAGCAGCATCGGTAACACTTCCAGAGGTAGAAGTGGCAGCCGCCCTTCCTAACCCGGAAGCCCCGTCCCAGGAGGGACAGTCCGAGGAAGAGAGATTCCGTACATGGACTGAAACGTATGGTAAAGACATCGTAAATCATTTACTGACGTTAGACGGGAAAAAGGATGGTGATGACAGTGATTACAGCATGATGTATAAACAGCATGAAAAAGAAAGCGAAGAGGATAAGAAAATGGCTTTGATTAATGCCGTGCTTCCCAATATACAACTTTGCATTAAAGGCGTCACTGATAATTAGAACAAGATTGTTTTATTTCTCATATTAATAAAGCGAAGCCGGATTTGAGACTCGTTATACGGATACCGAAGGTTGAAGAACGATATCAAGATAATCCGGCTTTTTGTGCGATTTCGTGAAGGATGGAACTATCATCGCCTTGGTTTAACAGAAAAGACCTACGTACCTCCACTGTTCTGACGGGCATGGGAGCCCGTCTCGCCTACCAGCCTGCCTAATTCTCTACTGGCTACCTAATATAACTATTAACGTCACTCCATCACCTATCTCCTTTCAGTCGATAGGTTCAGTCGTTTTTTAAATGTTATATGTTCTTTCGCATCGTTCCCTTCGGTCACGATACTCAATCTTTTAACACAATTAGGCAAACAATACAATGACGGAAAAAGTAATTTGTCAATCCGTTCACTCACTTAACTCCCTTCGGTCGTTAAGTTCATTCACTGTAAACAATTATATTAATAAATTGTAAAGTATATAAAATAATATAAATTATATAATGAGTAAGATCATTGAAAATGGTCTTAATATTAAGGAAAACGGAGACTATTCATAGGCGTAGTTTTAATTCAAGATTTGTTGTCCCACTCCTGACGGTCAGACGGTTACGTTCAGATTCGTTTTCCCGTCTCTTATCCAAACCGTCATAAAATAAAAAACCTTGTATCCTATTTCTCTCAAACCGGATACAAGGCAGTGCATTTTCTTCTTTTTATGTAAAATCATATATTTGCACTAAACAACAAAAACAATATGGAGACAAAAATAACTGAAATAATAAATCCTCACAAGTTACACGACAAACTCTTCAAGAAAGAGCAGGTCTCTCCGATAGAAGTTATATATAATAGCTTCAGCAACTTAGGGTACAATGTAGTACGCCGTCCAGCCGGTCAGTGTTTAGGCAATTTGAGATATTTTAATCTATTTTATGACAAACATACTCATCATTTCTATCAGAAAGACAAGAGGTTGAGATATTGTAGCAACTTTCTCATATCTGATTACTGGAAAGATAGAGTGCGATGTTTCATAGTTTGGAACTTTGGATTTGGAAGATTCTTTCCGTACAATGACTTTATTGAGGCTATGGTTTATGATTATCTTCGATATGGGAGAAAGTCAGTTCCTTATCTTAAAAGCGTGCAAGAGGCTGAAGAAAAGTGTGTAAGGTTCTATATCCGGTCTCAGATAGATATGCTTCGTAAGGAAGGATATGCCGCTTATCGGGCTAAGTTCAAGGAAGAACGTCCTCAGTATTTCATCGGAGACGATAGGACGGTGTTTAGATGCCTTGATAGCTCTTTAAAAAGAGAAGAGAAGATTGCTGCATGCGTAGCCCACAAAAGGGCCTTAAAAGAAGGGATAATGACTTCCTTCATCAATCACCTTAAGAAACATCCTACCACTTTATATTCGTGGTTTTCATCAGAGGTAGATAGCGAAGGAAAGAATAGGCTCTGTCTATCTGAAAAGGCTGTTTCGTATTTGAATAAGAGACTGGTTCGCAATGGGTTAAAGTCTCTTTCTGCATCATATCTTTTTAGAACGTTTAGAAAAATGGTGAAGATCTTGTTCGGTTCCAATGTCAGGTCGTTTTTGAATAGCTGTCTGATGTCTGTTTCAACAGAAGAGGTTTTAACCAAATCTATGAAGAAAATAGTTTCCAAGACGGTGCTGTTTTTGTACAGGAAAGCGCTTAAGAACTATCGTCGGGCATGTGGCCTTAAGTATGATCCTGATTCTGGTGGTTTGTCTGTCGTACATAGTTGATTTTTAAACGTATCCCATAACGTTGGATTTTCTCGTTCGTTTCTCTTATCTTTGTGAAAAAAGATGGTATGAGATTACGAATCATAAAAAATCGTCCGGTATTCGCTCCTGGTGGTAGTGTTCAGGATGTTACACAACAGGCTGATACGACATCTAATCCATATATTGATATGGATATGTCCAATGTTCCTGGTATGAGTGAGATAAATTCGGAAATAGATATGATGGAGGCGGGATTTGACAATATTATAGGTCCTGACTATTCTACTATAAAAATGCAAGAACCTTCTATTCCGACTATGAATGTAAGTAATAACAATATATTCGATCCTAAGTCTATGCCCAAAGGAACTATTGTTAGTGCTGATAAAGAAGAAAATCAATCAAATGAAAAGCGATCACAAGACGGGAATCCTCTGGATCCTATGACTGTTCCTTATTATTCTCCTGATCTTGGAGGTCGGGCTCAAATGTTCGGTACAAGTCTTGGTCGGATAAGAGCTGGTAATAAGGTTGGTGCTAATGTGGCTCAGGCCGCTTTTTCGGGATTGAGTCTTGGCATGGGTCTTGCTCGTAATATTATGGGGGCTTCATCTGCTGCGTATGCAGCCAGTAGGGACGAGCAGGCGGCGAGGGAAAAGCTTGCAAAAGAGCGCCGGCAGCAGTTTATCCGATGGGAACGTGAAGGCGGTGGCGTTAACTTAGGAAATGGACAGAGAATAGATTCTTCTGATTTGACAGGAGAATACATTTACCCTCTTCCTAAATCCATGGAGGATAATGCTAATGTTGAGATAGAAAAAGGAGAATACGTTTTGACTCCGGATGATGTTGGTCCTATGGAGGCAAAAGGTAACAGGCATGAAGACGGCGGTACTCCCGTTGATTTACCCGAAGCTCATATTATTTCAGATTACCGTACTATCGATGATGATTTTGCTTCTTACGTAAGGGAAAATTATGGCATTAGAGCTACGGAAAAAGATACGTATGCTACGCTTCTTGATAGGTACAAGAAAAAAATAGGATTGTCTGAAAAGTATGATGATCAGGAACGTGTTTTCAAGAGGTTGGAAAAGAATAAGGATGTTAAGGATAAAAACACTTCTGAGTTGAATAAGTCCATTCTTTCCAAGTACGTAAATGATAATCAAAAGGAAATAGACGAACTTGAGGCGCAATTCAGGTCTTTTGCTGACATAGTTTATAATAAGCAAGAGGAATCCAAGCGACAAGAAAAGATAGATGCTTTCTTTAGAGATGGCGGAAAAGTTGATTTAAATGCTGTAAGAAAGCAGGCTAAGGCTCTTAACGTATCTGAATCTGATGCTAAAAATTGGATATACGATGAGTATGTAAAGAGAGTTAGAAAAATGGCTGAAGGCGGTCCTACCAAGGAACAGATAGAGTGGGGTAAGAAAGTACAGCAGCTTTTAATGAAGCAGTTTGGACGCGCTCTTAATATGTCTATAGTAGATGTTGCGGACAGAGAGCAGATTCTTAATCCTGATTCTGGTGTAAATTCTAATCAAAACCTGCAACACAGAAGTAGTGCTGGTTATGGTAGGGTAAACAACAAAGCTATTTCTAATTTGCTTGATATTAACCGTTGGGCTAATAAATACAATACGGATGGAGATTTTAATACAGAAGGATTCCAGACTGGATACAATAGCCAACTAAACAACCTATGGGCTTTGGCAGAATCAGGTGCTATAGCCAATGCCGAAAAAGCCAAGAAATTTAGAGACGAATACGGATTTTGGGGAGAAGATGCTGGTAAGTACGACCAAGGAAGTAAATCGGCATATAACTCATTTGCCGTAGATGACAAATTTGGGCAAACTACGGCAACCAGATCATTTTATGGATTGGATGTAGTTACTCCTGAACAAAAGAGATTGTTGAACGAAAAAGGGATAAAGAATTATGTTGATTTATTTGGTGATAAATCTGATGCAGCTAAGAAGATTCTGGGTGCCGATTATAATAAGTTTGCTGCTTTAAAAGATAGCGGTTTGATGTCAGAAACAGACTTTGTTTTAGAAGCCGTAAATCCGGCATCAAAACCTATAGAAGCTGAACCTGTAGGAACCGGCGCTAAATCTCCCAACCCAGGTTCTCCAGGCAGGATAGAAGTGAAGAAAGAAAATCCTGTTATTAATACTACTGTAGAAACGGAAGCTGAGGAAGAAGATGATACAAAAGGAAGAAAAGGTGTCAATCCTGCTTTATCAGGTCCTATATTCCCTGAGATGTTGAGGATGCTTGATACCGGATTAGAGATAGAGGGATTGGAAAGGCATCAGGCTCCGAGAATAGATCCTGTTCTGCAATCTGCTGATCAGTATATCAACGAGCTCAACCGCGCGACATCGGCTCAGTTGGACGCAGTAGGTGACGTGCCCGACTCCCAGCGCTCCGCTATTCTGGCTAATATGAACGCCATAGCCGGAAGCAATATAGCCAAGTACATTAACGAAGTAAATTTCAATAACGCAAGGCAAATAAACGAAGCTGATAGATTCAATGAAATGGCTTATGTTCAGACAGACGATAAGAACATAGCGGAAAGGCAACGTTATGAATCTGGATTATTGAAGGCTATGGCTATAAGGGATGAAAATCTTGCTCGTTATTATGATAGTATAAACAGCGAGATACAGAATAAGTTCAATGTTCGTACATCGTTGAATACCATAGCTTCCATAGCTCCAAATATGAGAATGCTTCCAAGTGGTCAAATTATTTACGTTCAAGGTAATCAGGATGTGATGAATATGGGTGATTATTCCACACCTTACTTGAGAAGTTTAAATGAAGAAGATGATGAAATTAAAAGAAGAAGGAGGACCAAATAGTGGCTTCACAGTATAGTATTTTAAGGCAATATGCCCCGTATGTTAGTCCTTACAACATAGATCTTGTTAAGGACGTTATGATGTACAAACAGCAGAAGGTTGATGCTGCTCGTGAAAAGATCTATACCCAGGTAGATTATCTTATGGGTCAAGAGATAGATAAGCCTGAAGCCCGCGCTTATATGGAAGATAAGATGTCAGGTGTGATTGCTAACATCAATCAAAAATTCAAAGGCGTGGATCTTTCTTCTGATGGTGTTACAAGAGCCATACAAGGAGAGATTAGCTCGGTGTTGGATGATACGGTCATTAACGCTATTGCCGGCACAAAAGAAGGCAAGAGGGTTATGAAGGAAATAGAATCTCTAAAACAGAATCATCCTGAACTTTATTCCCCTATTAATGAATGGCATGCTTTGGATCCTTATTACAAATGGAGGTCAGATGGTAAAGCAGGATCAAGGTTAGGAGGTCTTCATTATTCTCCTTATGTCGATTATACTAAGGAGATAAATAAGCTGGTCAGTGACTTTAGGAAAAATAATGAAGGCAAGAAGATTCAGACAACAGAATATGATGTTAAAGGTAATCCTACTGGTGGAATCATAGAAGTCAACGTAGATGAGCTTACTGATTCCCAGATAAGGAATTTTGTGTCTGCTAACTTATCTGAAAACATGAGGAATCAGATGAGAATAGAAGCATCATATATGGCAGCCACCAATCCGGTGTTCAGTAATCCGGATTTGGTTAGTCAATATATTGGGTCTTATGTCGAAAGATACGATAGACACATAGGAGCATTGGAAGCGAAAAAGAAATCAGTAGGGGATAATAAGGATATTATTGATCGTATTGATAGTCAGATACAGGAAGCTAAAAATCAGAAAGCAGAAGCCAAGAGGGAGGCAGATATGATAATAGCTTCGTCGGATCCGGTAGCGGCCGCTAATTTTGTTGTTACCAATAATCTTTTCGATAAGATGACAGATGCATGGAGATACGACAATACAAGTTTTGAAAGGAAGAAAGATGATCTTTATTTTGCAAGGTTGGCAGAGGATAGGGCTCAGCAAAAGTTTTTGACTGACAATGCTAAGTCTATGGTTGAAATATCGTTGGCAAAAGAGCAACTTGCTCAGGCTAAGATTGAAACCGAATACATGCGTACTTACGGTTCCAAGATGGGCACTGAAAGCTCATCCGGAGGCACAAGAGGAGCAGGCGGTGTAGGAGTGCCGATGGCTCCTATGGACGGGCCTACGGCTATCAATTCTGGAACGGGTAAGATAGGATCTGTTAATTTGGCTAATATCCCTTATGAACAACTCACATCCTCTTCCACGGAGCGTAGAGCAAATTTATTGAAATTATATAATTCATTATCTCCTACAGATAGAAGCAATATCATTGCAGCATCATACGAAGAAGAAAAGTCTGATCCTGGTTTGTATGCTAATATGACTCCTGAAGAACGGATATATTTTTATTTAAAAAATAATGGAGGTCAGAAAAACGGATATTTCGGACAAGGCAATAACAGATTATCTGAAGCTTATGATGCTTTACTTCTTTCTGATTCTAAGGCAAATGGAGCCACAAAAGCTATAAATGACATAACTGATTATCAAATAGATAATATAGTTACTGAAAAAAATAAGGATATTATCAGGAAAGTTCGTAATGCTAAGTTTATGAAAGGAAATTCTTTTATAAATCTTACCGATACAGATGATAAGGCTGGAGCTTTCCTGCTCGCTACAGCTATAACAACTGGTGTATCTGATGCCGTAGGGTTTAGAGAGTACATGATGGACCCTTCAAGAGGCATAGATATTCTTAGTGCTATATCTCCGTCATTAGGAGCTAAGGCGAGTGCCGGCAAGTTAGGGAAAAACATATCTGATGCTATTACAAGCGAGGATAATGGTTCTTCTACTGGTACGTTGGCTCTTATTAATGGAATGAAGAAACTGAATGGCGATCCTGATTTTAATATATCTGATTATATGACCATAGATAAGGACGGTGATATAGATCTAAAAGATTATCAGGAAGGGGAGCCATTGACTATTACCCAGCTAAGATATGCTGAGAAAAATAGTAGGGTATCTGATATGATAGCGGGTCAGATGCAGGATGAGATAAAAATGTCTGTATCTCCTGATCAGATTTCTGATAAATTATCTCAGTATCATTACCTTGATTCTTACAAAAGATACAATTGGAATGCCGATTCACCGGAAAAGTCTTTGCAGAAGGCTCAGTTTAGAAGATTGTCTGGTTACATGGCAGGAAAGGTAAACAATCTGGATCCTACTGCTATTAATACCATCAATATGGACGCCGAGATAGATAATGGCACTGTCAGAAGATTTTTGACTGCTCAAGTAGGGTCTGGTGAAAACTCTTATGTTACAGAAAGGGTTGAGATTACGAATGATGAACTTCTTAAGGCGGGTATAGATCCTTCGGTCGAGGAGCGTAATTATCCGGTGGATGGTTACAAATCAAGTTTTGGAACCTGTGATTTTGTAGATACCGGAAAGAAGGAAGGTTATTCTTATGATAAGTATCTTATACGTAATGGTCTTCCCCGTTTGGCTTCTAAGGCTGATGTTAAGAATGATCTTTATGATATAGTAAAGGTTCATGGTTCTTACCTTAAGCCAGAAGAAATGAATGTTGTTAAAACCCTTGTTGATAATTTTATTGACATGTCTGATAACATATCAGTTCAGTTGGAGGGAATGGATGACAGGGGTTCAAGAGAGGTAGCGGTCAATTTCTATGACAAAAGGACTAAAAATTCTAAAAATCCTGCATTGTTGTTCTCGGATTTTGTTCCTTTGGATCCAGGTAATGATGAGTATGCGGATTACTGGAATAGCATTCACCAGAAGTGTCCTCAGTACTTCTTTGTAAAATACGTGAAGGAGGCTGTTCAAGAACGTCTTGATCAGATGAGGGATCCGTATATGAGAGGAATAAATATCACGCCCAATATGAATGACAAGTTTAGTAAGTTGAACGATTTTTTGCAGAAAATTTATGGCTGACAATAATATAGATAGATATAATCCTGCTGCTAAAACCACTTACGAAGATGTGGCAAGGCAAAGGAAATTAGCCGAAGAAGAGAATTACACTCCGGCTACATTACCAGAGACGACAACGCCTCTGGTTCCTAATTATATGCCTGGTGAAGGTGTGTATGCCCAACCTAAATTTCCGGATTACGCATCAAGGATAGCTGCTGCCGAATACGAAGAACCGTATATAGCCAAGGAGATAAGCAACAGCTACTCAGAGGCACTGGCTCGTAACAGCTACAGGGGGGCTACACCTGCCCCGCCGCCTCTTAATCCCTATGGACCGAAGGTAAGTATCCGTGAAAGTCATCAGATGGGTAATGATGGGGTATGGCGTACAAAATATTCTAACTATATTCCGGGTATAAACAATGAAGATTATTATGCCAGGAGACAGAGCGGATGGAGTAAGTTTTGGAATGGTGTAGGCAAATTCGCTTTAAAATCCGCATTGTACGGTGCACAAGGAGTTGTGTCATTGCCTGACAAACTTATCAATATGGCATCTGAGGGAAGTTACAAAGCTGCGTTAAACACTAACATGGATAAGTTTGTAGGTGATCTTGACCAGCAAATAGACATGCTTCTTCCCCATTATTACAAGAAAGAGGTAGAAGATTATAATTTTGGTCAGAAGCTTTTTAAGGATACCGGTAATTTCTTGTGGAATGACGTCCTTGGTAATGGTATGTCTTTTACCGTAGGAGCCATGATATCAGCGTACATGACCGGAGGACTTGGAGTTGGATCATTGGGTAATATAGGCGCTAAATTAGGTGGAAGAATCGGAGCTAAGTTAGCAGCAAGGCAAGCTGCCAATAGGGGCATAGGAAGCCTTAAAAGCGTGTTTAACGACTATGTAAGAAAAGGAGTTGCTACCGGAAGAAATGTAGGGGAGGCGGCTAAGACCATGACGTTGTTGGCTACCAGTGCCGGATTCGAGTCATCGGTTGAAGCAAATTCTTTTATGAAGCAATCTGAGTCTGATTTCAAGGATTATTATCGTAAGATTTATGGTCGTGATCCCAATGCAGAGGAAATGGCTGTTTTTCGTAATTCTAATGCTGATGTAGGTAGTGCTATATTTGCCGCCAATATGGGTATCGTAGGATTATCTAACTGGCTTCTTTTTGGTAAGTATATAGGGTTAGGAGGCAAGGCTATACCAGGGTTGGAAAAGAGGCTCAACAAGCATTTATTTGGATTAGGGACGGAAGTTGCGAAGCCGGGAGAGATGGCTATTAAAATAACCAATCCCAATATAGGACAGAAGATAGCAGGCAATGTTTTCAATATCATGAAAAGACCGGTATCTGAAGGCTTATGGGAAGAAGGATCTCAAGGTGCTGTTCAGAATACGGCTGAGGAATATGTTAAGTCAAGATATGATAATGTCGCCATGAACGGAGCCGTTGATGTTCTTGATGCTATTTCTGAAGGATTTAAAAAGCAATATACGTCTAAAGAAGGATGGACTGAAATAGGAATCGGTGCTATTATCGGTTCTTTGTTTGGTATGAGAGAAGGCTTCTTTGGGGTGAAAGAGTATAGTAATAGTCAGATCTTGCTGGAAAGGCAAGTGAATGAATATAACAAAGCATCTTCTAATCTTAACACGGCGGCTTTGAATACGTTGAAAAAATCAATGAGTTTAGGGCCTCAAGTTCGTTCCGATGCCCAGTCTATGACTGGTAAGGAGCTTGATGATGCTATGTTTGAAAAGATGTCTATTGACAACCAAATGGGAACCTTAGAGGATTCGGCTGAAAATTTCCGGCAGATGATTGATATGATGCCTATTTCGGAAATAGCCGAAGCTAATGGAATGTCTTTGGAAGAGGCAAAGAAATACAAGGACTCTATTATTGATAATTATAATAATCGTCTTTCGGATTTCAGATCTGCCCAGAGTTTTGCCGAAGATCTTATAGGTGATGATTCTAAGATTGAGTTTAGGAAATACGTGGCTCGTAATGCTTTTCTTGGTCTTCAATCGGAATCAAGAATGAAAGACATAGCTTCTGTCATAGAAACGCTTTCGGGGCAGCCTCGCGTGGCGGATGCTCTAAGTACGTTCTCCCGGCTGTCGGACAGGGCAAGGGAGCGGGCGATGGCTATCCGTGGCATACGGTCAAGAATAGAAGAACTTGAATCCGAAATAGAAGATCTTGCTACCCGCCCTCGCAACGTAGAAGGGAAAGATCCACAAGCTGAATCCATACAACGAAAAACCAAAGAATTGGAAAGCCTTAGAACCAATTATAACAATTCGTTGTCTGAGTTATCAACGTTAATAGGAAAAGAGTTTTCGATAGAAGAGTTGGTAAGTAAAACCGAATCTGTTTTATCATCTCCTCTTTCTCCCATAAGTTCACAAGATGTAATAGAAGCCTATGATACTCTTGTGGCTTTTGATGATTATTTTAATGTAAAATCAAGACAGGAAAAGAAGTTTACAGCCAAAGACAAAGCCATGAGATCCTTGGTAAATGAATACCGTAGGAGTTTGATGGACTATAGGAATATGAATAATTTCTTGTCTAAGATGCTTGATAAAAGATTCTTAGCTGAGGAAAACAGGGGATTTTCAAAAGCGCTGTCTTCTCTATGGTCTACTCCTTATAAGGGGGATGACAAGGTTCCTGATTTTGCAGAGCCTAATAAAGTCGGTGAATATGACACTGATGAGGTAGTAGATCAAGCTGTGTCAGAAGGTAAGATTTCGGAAGACGAAGCTTGGACTATTAAAGCATTTATGCATGCTCTTGATAAAGTAAGAGAAGATAGGATGAAGGAAGCGGAAGATAATATAAAAGAGTCACCGCTTACGGAGTCTGTATCAGATGAAGATTATGAGGCTGCTATGGATAATCCTATTATGGTTCCGGTAGTAAGGCAGTCTATAATTGATAAATTATATACAGGAAATGCTGATCTTCTTACTGCAAGAGAAAAAGATGTGTATGATAAATACAAACAAGATTTTGATGATTATGTATCGTCTTTAGGTGATAGTCCTGTTAATCTCATTAAATCATTATCTGAAAAGGCTGACAGGCTTACAAGTCCGAGATCAGTGTATGAGGAAAATAAAGCTATTATTGATATGGCTAAGTCTAATTTGGAACCAGATCAAAGGCAGGAACTTGATGATGCTATTTCTTCGTATGTTGATATAATGAACAGGCGGGACAAAGGAGAGAAAGTTGACGAAGATAAACTTGCAGATTCGGTATTTACCATAGAAGATCTTGGCCGGGTTGGAAATATCACTGACCTCCTTCCTTATATCGAGCAAAACAGGATTATCGATAAAGGTCGTATCTCTGAATCTACGTTAAGTAATTTCGGGGAGGATGATGCTAATATAGATTCTCTTGTAAATGAGTTAGACGAATCCGATAATACGCCGGGAGCTAACATAGATAGTGCCCAGAATCCAGAGACGTTGATGGTTAGAAGAATATCTAACGATGGCAACGAAAGGTATGAAATTGCGGGTCTTAGAGCCGATAAATTTATATCTTTAATAAAATCATTGGTTCCTATTCAAATAAGCTCTGAAACGAACGCTAATGGTACTAAAAGGTATTCTCTTAACATAGGTGGGGAAACAGCTACTATAATTGAACTGCCTTATCATGCGAGATGGTCTATAGACAAAGAATCGGCTCGTGTTCTTAATCGCTACACAGATGTGTCTATTCAGGACGTGGGTAATTCCTATTCTTTGGTTTATAAGCGTCTTGATTCAGATGAGTTGGTTCCGTACAGAACGGGTGTCGGATTCGGAGAGAATGAGGTAGATAAAATAGATCAGGAAGCATTATCTTCTTTGAAAAAAGGAGATAAGGTTAATCTCGAAATAGATGTAAATGATACCTATAATCAGTCTCTTTTTGCCGAATACAATGATGCTGTTCAGTCCGGAGATAAAAAAAGAATAGAATCTGCTGAAAATAAACTGGTTTCCAATATGGTTATCAAGGTCATGAGTGGAAACAGATTCGTTTCTGTTGTAAAAGCTGACACAGGGGGCATAGATGGTATAAGTAAGATAAGAAGAACGGCTTTCAACAAGTGGAAGAAGGACGCCGGCCGGTCGGCTACCATCGGCGTCGGCACGCATGTTGTTGCCCAGACCCTTCCCGGAAGACCGGTGTTTAACATGAAGGTGAACGGTCAAGGATATGGCCAGGTAGAAAATCTCCCTATTACCGAAAAAGGTGCTGAAAAAGTATCTGATGTCGGATATGTATTAAATGGCAAAGTCGTGCTTAAGAACGGATCTAAATACACAGGCTTCCCATTTGCTTATTCTATATTAAATGACAAGGGGAATAATTACAAAAATGTAAGAGTTCCGGTAGTTGTCATCAAAGGTAAAAACGGTCTTAATTATCTTTTCCCGGTTAGCCTACGTTCTGTAGAATCAGAGGAAGGGCGGAAATGGATGTCTTTTATAGATATGCTGCTTGAATCCGGTGATTCTGAATTGCTACAGATGGGTCAAGATGATATACAAGATCTTAATGCGTATCTAACCAAGTTAGGTCTTGATCCGGCTTCGTATCAAGTATCGTATTTGAATCCTATTTCAGGTCTTAGAAAAGCTCGTGAGGCTATAGAAGAATTATCTACAGTTCCTGATGTTGTTAAGTGGGTAGAAGATGGAAGTAGGAGTGTGAAAGACATTGTGACGTCTGAAGTAGAATCTGGAATAGATTTCGAAGGTGAGATGTTTGTCGCTCCTAAGATCAGGATTCAGTTTGGTAAATCATCTTCCAGCCCTAAGTCGCTTATAGAGGATGATCTTCCTTTCTCTGATGAGGGTAAGACCGTTACTTCTAAAGAATACGTGGATGTTTATGAAGAGGAAATGCCAGAGGAAGGGACTATCCTGGGGACTCAGCCGGCGCCATTAGCTCAGCCGGCTCCTGCGGCACAAGCCGCGCAGTCTTTACCTGGCAAGAAGCGTACCTCCAGGAAAAACTTCTCTCTTATGTTAAACGAAATAGAATCTCATATAGAAAAAGAAGGATTACCGCCTTATGCTAATATTTTTGATTTTATAGCAAGGAAGATTGTAGGAGGTGACTTGAGGTTTCTTCGTGAGAGAGGTAATCCTAAAAGTCTTAAGGAAGAAATGGGATTAGAACCTAAAGGAACAGTAGGTGATAAAATATCCACTCCTTCCAGTAAAGGTGGTAAGACCTTAGAAGAATACGTTTCTTGGCTTCGTTCTCAAACAGATCAGGTGGTGGTTGATTATGTTGGGCCAAGATCTGACGAACAAATTATATCAGAGTTGAAAAACTTTTTGAAATATATTAATTTTGTTCCAAGCAAGGCTTTGAATTATTCTCTTAGAGTCAATGGCATGGATACCCTAAAAGAATATGGCACAAAAGAGGAAGTAGAAAAAATGGAATCTGATATCAATAGTTTGGTTTCTAAAGTTTTGCCTACGGTGGATAACCAAACTATAGAAGATGTTTCTACTGCAATAAAATCAAACAACTTGCCTGCTATATGGGAGCCCGTGGAAAGCCTTAATATGACAAATGAGGAAAAAATAGAGTTTTTGAATAACATAGCGGATTTCCTTAGCGGCATACCAAAGTATGATGCTGTTGTGGAGTCTATAGAGTCAGAATCAGATAATATTTTAAATGATGGAAAAGAAGGAAGTGCAGAAGGCGGTGCAGTACGCGCTGAGGAAGATGGCGATAAAAAGGGAGATGGAGAAGGCAAAGGACAATCCAGAACAAATGTCGAAGTTAAAGGAAATGTCGAATTACCTGGATCTGAAGAAGGAAGAGTAGATAACTATAGGAAGAACGGAGATAAGTTCTCTGACATTGCTGAAGTTACTTTATGGCTACTTAGAAGGGCTGCCGGCATAACCTCTATCCCGGAAGGAGAAGAGGTTTATGTAGAGGGAGATGAGGTTAATAGTATTATGACCGATATGGAATCAAGGTATGGTATAGACACCATCAATCACTCGCATACGACTAAGGCTATAAGGGATCTTAACGGCGTATCAGGTTATAAAGTAGAATACGGCTTAACCTTTTTGACATACGATCCTTTTATTAGGATATCCAATCCAAGGGAAGAATATAAGGCTGCGAAAGACGAGCCTCGTATATCCGAAGAACCGCTTACTCACATATCAAGGGTGACAACCCCTTATTTCCTGTACGGCGGCGATGAAGCATATACATCTGTTCCGGCTAAGGTAGAACCTATACCGGAGAAGATAATGGGTCGTAATGGCATTAAATTTGGTATGAGTGTAGTCGAGTTAACCAAATTAGGGTACAAAAAAGCTGGTGGAAACTGGATATATAAATTCTATATGAACTCAGGTGTGTATGATTTGTATAATATCAGTACCGGTGAAGCGTTTAGGGCAAAACCGGATCTTGGAGTTAAGATAAGTTCCAGCGCATTCATCCGTTCTTTATCTCAATCTGGTAGAAAAATACAAAATATGATGAGTAGCATGAGCCAGGAAGAGATAGATAGGAATAAGAATCTCGTAGAAGGTTCTGATAATTCGGATTCGATAAATGAGTTAAATAAGGAGTGTTGAGTATGAGAAGGAGATTTTTTAATGCTGCGGATAATTTCGTGGGAGGATGTTATAATAAGTTATCCAATGAAGATATAAAAAGGCTTGGAGGAAAAAGACCTTATGTATGTCAGTTTAATAAAATTCATATACATATAGGACCTGTATTAAAAGATCATGATTCTGATGTTAGTTACATAATGTTTAATAGTAATTGGAATCATGGTGGTTATGAATCTATGGTTTATAATCATAGCAATAATGGTATTTTTATATTAGGTGAAAACAAAATTGGTAACATAGAAGATCATATACAAGATCTAACATATTGGTACGAATATGATCCAAGCATTAATGAAAATTATTGTTATTTTTATTATGAGGCTAATAACAGCGGAAATGCTATCAAGTTGAATGGTGAGTTTGGTGATACCAGTACTGTTTTCAACATTCCCAGCTTGGAAGTCACCACTCTTCGTGATGGCAGTTTGAGTTTTCCGGAGATTTATATAGAAGGAATTTGGGATCCGTCATTGTATAAGTCGGTTTTATAATTAACTTTGCAAAAAAGTTAATTACAATGGGTGTCAAATGTCAGATAGAAAAAAAGGAAAATGAAATAAAACGGGTTAAGGCTCCTAACGGGGAGCCTTCCGTTCTTTACGAAAGTGCTTTAAAAGTATTAGGAAACAGCGAGCGGGCCCTTCAGGTATGGGCTAAGGCTTACACTCCTGGTTTTTTGTCGTATTACGGTCATTGGAACAACCCGGCTCCAGGGGAGATGTTTAACACCGATCCCAATGGCGAACCTCTTTTAGAAGACGTGCTGTCGTATATGAAGCGTCAGGCTTATTTTTCCGATCCCTTAACGGCTCAGGATGTTAAGGATGTAAGAGATGTTATGATATCCAATTCCATATATAGCATACGATCTCTTATTAATAGAGTTAGAAGCTCTTTTTATGTGGATGGTAATCTTATCCTAAATGAAGAAAATCTAAGGAGATCCGGCTTGTACAATGAGACAGAGATAAGTAGGATATTAGATAATCCTTCTGTACTTAATGAGGTCAGCTCTTTTATGAGGTTATTATTAGACTATTCCAATAACGAACACGATCTCGGGAAAGAGTCTTACTTCACAACCGTAGAAAAACCATACGGTCCTGTTGTGTATAAAAATGGCGTCTTCAATAAATTAGGAAAGAGAGCATCATATAATCCGGCTGAAGTTTACGAGGTTATAAAAAATACAGTAGGAGGTATTAGTGTTGCTTCAGAGTTTGATGCTGCTTTCGAATCTTTATCTGATTCATATCCGGAGTTAGTTGAAAGATATCAGTCGGATAAGAGTTTTGCCTTGTCGCTGTTCAACGAATTTTCGAATATGAACATCGTTCCGGTTGTGGCTTTAGAAGATAATAATATCGTAGAATGGAAGAGACGGTCATTATCAAAGTTGCAAGATTATGCTTATTACAGCCCTATTGGATCTGAGTCATTACGAGCTCGTATATCAGCCTTTCTAAACAGGGTTAATGCTGATACAGAAGAAGACCTTAGAAGTATGATATGGGACGTAGAAGAGGCTTGTGTAGGTCTTGGTATAGATATCGTAGGCGTGTCTAAGGCGTATGACGGAACAGAAGAATCGCTGAATAAAATTGATAGCTTGATGTTGGATCTCGATATTTATGTAGCAAGGCACAACGATGACACTTATGCTCCTACCTTAGCTTCTGCTATTGATGATGTTCTTGGAGATAGCAGGGATCGCCGTGTTATGTTTCTGCCAGAGTATATGGATAATATGAATATCGTTTATATGGAATCTGACATAGATCCGGTATCGGCATTTGAAAATCATTCTCTGCTTTATCTTGGTGGAAACCTATATCATAAGGTAGAAAGAGATAATTTAAGTGATTTGTACGATATGGCTGCCGAGCTTGCCAAGCAGAGTCTAACTTATTTCCCACCTGGTATCTATCCTGGATATTGTTTTAAAGATGGTGTTTTAGATAAGCTCCGCGTGAAAAACGTAGATAGTAAGGCCCTTGCTGATTCTATTAAAAAATACGTCCTGTCTTATACCGATTCTCATAATACGGAAGAGATGAATGCTACCAGATTGGCGTTCGGTCATCTTGTTGTTCCTGGAAGCCCGTATGTTAATGAAGAACGGGAGTTTAGCCGATACATAAACAGAAAGCAGGACAAAGAGAATCCTTTACTCTTATTCGATTTATACCAATCTTATCTTGAAAATAAGCTTCATAATACGGAAGTGTACGAAGGGGCATACAAGTATCTTGACTTTAAACCAGATCATTTACTGGGTCTTACCGTTTCAGATCCGGATACGTTAAAACAAATTGAACTATCTTTGGCAGGTAATGATCGTGAGCAGTTATTTGAGTATAGCATGAGCAGCACCGATCCTTCTTTTACAGATCTGTTCTATTTGGATTATTATGATATGTTATATGCCGGTTCTGATTTCTATCACGATCTTTTTACGAAACATCCTAATCTCTTAAATGAGGTTCGGGATCATAACATAACTAAGCAGGATGATAATGTTATCGTAGAAGGTTTGTATGATAATTTTATCAGAATAGGAGACATGGTGTTCACTAAAGTTGGCGAAAGTAGTTCCGGCTCTATCTACCAAAATCTAACAGGAACCGAATCGGAGGTGAAATACGATTCTACTCAGAAGGCTAAGACGGTAGAAACCGATTACGCTCCATACCAAAACAGATCTGGCTTGACGCAAGATATGACCGTAAGCAAGTCTGAATTGGATGATCTTAATAAATTGGAATGCAAATAATTTTTGTATATATATAATATATTTTTTCATAATTACGATTTGGGAAGTGAGGCTTGTGAAAGTCTCACTTTTCTCATATATGTACGTATATCAATAACATACAAGAAAAGTTAGATTTTCATTGTTTATGAATTATTTTTGTTAAGTTTGCAATATTAGTTTCAGGAAGGGATTATGGAAATAAGGAAAAAGTAAGAACCGAACGTAACTAATAACAGTAGGAAATGAGAATCAGTACCATCAAACGTAACAACAGCATTCATCTTATGTATAAAAACATTATGAATGATTTAGGTCAATTAAGAACTGTAGTTTCAAAATCCTATATTTATAATCTGATACAAAATCAAACCGGATTAAGTATCAGAACTATATCCCATGTACTTAACCATACCAAAGAACAGGATACGGATTCTTTGTGAAAAGCATGTATTTTCATACATTTGTTCGTTCTTTAGTTTTAGTAGGGAAAAGTTTTTCATGGTATTTTAGTTTAGATTAGTTGAGGCAGGATTCGCAGTGATGCGGATCCTGTTTTGATTTACAGCGCTTTACCCAAAAAAGGAAAAGCGAAAGTTGCTGATTATCAATTTTTCCCCATAAATGGGGAAAACTACTCGTTGTATATTATATTTCCGTTTTTACTGAAAATCCTTCCATTTTATCGGAAACAAACTCAGCCTTGTTCCACCCTGCAATCATGATCTTTGTTACGTGCTTCATGCACGTATGTTTAACAATTAAATACTATAAAATTATGGGTGGTGATAAAATCGTCCTTTTAGATGGAGCCGGGGCTAACGGTGGTGGTGCAGCCACTAACGGTCTTCTTTCAATGATTCCCGGCATGTTTGCTAATTTGATAGGTGGTAATAAAATGGATCCGAATCTGGTGGCGGCTTTGATGAACGGTCGTAACAACCAGGACGGTTTCGGTGGGGCTAACGGTTGGTGGCTCTGGATAATTGTTTTGTTCTGGCTGTGGGGTGGACGCGGCTTCGGTAACGGTTTTGGAAATGGCGGTGATTGTTGTGCCAATGGTTTGCCGGCTCAGTTGAATAACGATTACGGTCGTGAACTTTTGATGCAGGCAATTCAAGGTAATCGTAGCGCCATAGATCAGATTGCTTCTGCTTTGAACTGTTCTACTACTCAACTTCAGAACGCTATCTGCAACGTACAGGGTGCTATTGATAAAGTAGCTGGTCAGGTAGGTATGACTTCTCAGGCTGTTATCAACGCAGTTCAACAACAAGGTTGTGAAATAGGAAATCAAATCAGCTCTTGCTGCTGCAATCTGAGTTCGTTGATCAATCAAAGCACTTGCCAGACTCAGGGAATGATTACTCAGCAAGGTTTTGATAACCAGCTTCGCACGTTGGAACAAACCAATGTCTTGCAGAACGGTCTCAACCAAGGTCTGGCTAACAATCGTGAGCAAGCTACAAGCCAATTCAATATCTTGTCTGCGAAACTTGACGCCCAAACCGTTATGATCAACGACAAATTCTGTCAGTTGGAAATGAGGGAAATGCAGAACACTATTGCTCAACTTCGTGAAGAAAAAGCGGCTTTGACAGCTTCGGCATTATCTCAGCAACAAACCCAGAATATCGTTGGTCAATTACGCCCGACGGCCGTCCCGGCCTACCCCTCTTGTTCTCCTTACCAGGCTTATACTTGGGGACAGGTATTCGGAGGAGGTTGCTGTAATAACGGATGCGGATGTAACAACGGATGTTGCAATAACAACGCTGCTGTCTGATTTTATTAAGAAAGGAGGCTAATATGGCTTGTGTTTCTAAAATAGGATCGTTGTATGAGATGGTTACGAAGAATGTTATTGTCAGTACGACAAATACAGTCTTCGGTATTAACCCACGGGCTTGGATCGCCCTTCCGTGTGAGGGTCTTATCCTTCTTAAGATAAGGCAAGTAGTCCCCACAGCCGGAAGTGCTCTACCGGTACAGATTGCGGTCCCGGCAAACAGTACAGTTTCAACAGTAGGAGCCGACACCTGTTGCCCGGTTACGGGAGTGAATGTCGTGAACCCTATTAACGTAGCTGTCACGGGTGCTGCTATGGTAAATGGCACAGAACGCCTTCTGTACTTCAATAAAGTTCGTGGCGTGTTAAGATTAATGGATTGTTGTGTTCCGACAACAACAGCCCAGGCGTCTGAAGTTAAAGCAGGTAAATGATTTCAGTAGGGTGATGAAGATCATCACCCTATTTTCACCTAACTAATATTTTGATCATGTTTTCAGATTTGAAGAAAGGGTTTCAGGTACATACCCTTGATACTAATACAGTACCTAAATACGAATTGGGAAAGGTAGTAGCCGTATCCGAACCCAGGTATCTTCCTCCTCAGCCAGGTCAGTATCAGGCGATGCAGACCCGCGTGGTGGATCTGACGGTAGAGCTCACTGGCGAAACCAAGACCTATACGGTCCCGGAATCCCAGAATGTGGCTAAGGCTATGGGCATAACATTATCTACCAGCATAGATCCGATTATGAACGAACTGAATGCTATAAAAAACACCAGTCAAGACATAATAAACAGCGTAGATGCCCATCGTGCCAAGATAGAGGCTTGTGAATCTATATTAGAAGACATCAATCCGGCATTCAAACAAACGAGAGAGCAGGATCGTAAAATAGCTGGTATAGAAAATAAGGTGAATGACCTTACTGATTCATTCGAAGATTTAAAGAAGTTAATTGTAGAACGTTTGAAATAAGTGTAATATGATAGTATATGATTTAAATTCAGGACACAGAGAATATCCTGGATATGACGAGATAGAAGACAGACGAGGTGGAGGCAGAGGCAGAAGCCGGCGTTCTGATGGGACGTACATGGGGTACGGTGGTGGTATTTACGACCATTACGGTATGCATGAGAAGATGAAGGAAATGGAAGAACGCGAAAACGAGCTGGAAGAAAGGGAAAGAAGGCTTGAAGAGCGCGAACGTCGTCATGAAATGGAGGACCGGGAATACCGGAGGATGGGTTACGAATCCTACCCGACCGATTACTATGGAGACGACAGATACTACGGTGACGGACCTCAGATGCGTAGAGGTCGCGGACGTGGCAGAGGTCGTTCTTATTGAGGAGCAGACGCAGAGGATCCAGCTTATCAGAAATATGTAGATACTTACGGCTACCATTTTTCTAATGCTCTCGCTGATGAGGCGGTAAAGAAGATGGTCAACGTCGATGGATCCAAGAGGATCTGGAAGCAGCCGGAAATAAAAGATATTTTTGAAAAGTGCGGAGCGAAGAAGCCGGATAAAGCGACATGGGGCGATGTCCAATATGTCTTTGCAATGTACTATTCGGATGGTTTTCCGAAGGTCTTCAAATGTGAGAACGAGTTGGTGAAAGCTACGTTAATGTATTTGGATGATCCGGATGCTCCCGAAGGAGTAGCCTTTATAAGATGGCTTGCCGTGCAAGATTACCTCGGCGAAAAAATAAACTGGAAGGATCTGACCTGAGATCCAGATCCAGGTCCTTCCGGTGGTGCGGGAGCCATAGTAAAAAATATGATTCCCGCATTCCCGTTTTTCCCGTTTGGAAAAAAAGGAATAAAAATATTATACCGGTCGGCGGGCAATAGAATACCCGTGGCCGGTTTGTTTCACATAACTTTTTTTGGGATATGAATATAGCACATGAATCTAAATCGAATAAAACCCCCTTGTATTTAATAGGAGAGTTGATTGGCGTACCGAATACGGTTATGGACTCAGCATTGCATGAACTGAAAGATAGAATAGACAAAGACCCTAAATGGGTGATTATATACCACTTTACACCAAAAGCGTAAAGTAATACACATTTATACGGAAATTCGTACCGGGTTACACCAAAACCCTCTACCTTCTGGTAACATCGTTACATCAAAGGATTCTTTTTCCGATTTACGGATGATGTTAAAAGCACCATTGATATCAGCATTAATTGTCTTACCAGAAGAGGTTTTAAACAATCCTCGTTTAATCCTTCTTCCTTTGTAAGATTCATGTTTGCAAATCCGTTCATTATCTAAAAAGCTACATTTTGAAGTATAAGATTCTTCAACGATCTTAACATTAATACCTTCTAATGTAGCTTTATACGATATCATACTGATAAACGAATTAAAAGGAATAGATACAAAGTTCTGATTATTACGCTTTCCAATATTGATCTCTTGTTTCCAGCACTTGTTATGACCGATTATGATCGTATTAATACCATTGGAAACTACATGATTAACCAATATTCTACTTGCTTTATGCAGATAGTCTTTGATCTTGTTATTCCTTTTGTCGGTTAATGACCTTATTTGTTTTGAAATCTGTTTATTGTCTTTTAACTTAGATTTTAAGAATGCTAACCTTTTGTTATAATATTGGTTAATAGACTTTAGTGGTCTACCATTGATGATAAAACAAGAACCGGTGTTTGAAACACAAGATGCTAAATTATCCAATCCTATGTCGATGCCAAGATAGTTCCCATTATCGGACATAAGATTCTTTTCCTTCTTATTGTAAACTATTTCAAGAACAATATACCCATTCTTAGGAACGAATCTAAGTTGTTGAATATTTTGCTTGTTAGTTCTTGTTGTAAAGGAAAACTGTTTTGGTAACTTAACAATGCCTTGTTTTATCCATTTTTGAGAAAAAGCATTTGTTGCAAAAACAGCAGGAAACAAACCACCCTTGTTGAGATACCTTGGCATTCTTACTTCCTCAGAATACTCACCTCTATTCTTTTTATTAAAGAGATTGAAGAAAGATTTAAAGTTTCTATCAACCATCATCAATACTTGTTGAGCAACCGGTGCTGGTAAAGCACGATAGTCAACATCATTTTCTGTTCTTAACTTCTTTTCAAGAGAATAGTAGTTTAGGTACTTATACTTTACAGTATTATCATCCTTGTATTGAAAATAATACTGTCTAACAACATATAACCCTTTATTGTATAAGTTTTTACACTTATGCAATAGATCATAAAGTTCATTGTAATAAACAGAACTTGGTTTGATCGTATGTTGTTCGACTAATCTCATGACACAAATATAGAAATTATTATTTATATATGAAAACAAATTGGCGTATTTGTGGTGTAAAGTTGTATATAATTACCTAAAGATGTTAAAAATTGGCTCGAATCTTTACCCAAGATCTGAACCTATTTTTTTTCAATACCGGGCCCGATGCGATTTTAACGTATCGGGTTTTTATTTTAATTCATATTGTTTTATTTTAAATCTAATTAATTCATGAATGTCGTACTTTTGTTGAAAAAGTATTCTATATGGAAAATAAGGAAGATTACGTTGGTTACGAAGATCAAGAACTGTGTAACCGGTATTACAAAGAGGCTGAAGCCATGAGGCAAAATCAGGACTGGCCTCGGCTTAGGGCTGTCCCTGCTCCGGCTAAGGGAACGCCATCGCCCGGATGGGGTCAGCTTGGACGTGGAAATGATGTCCGTGTTAAGTATGTTAGCATCAATTCAGGATTAGGAGGGGACAGGTTATGACCGTAGAAGAATTAGCTAATAAAAGATACGGTGGCGAATTTGTTTTCATGCTTGGTCATTTGGAAGGTGTAACAAGATTCGTTTTTGAATGTTTCGATCCCAGACCTGATCACGAAGGTAAAAATACTTATATGGTTTCCTATTTTGATAAGCGCATCCGTAGAAGAGACGTAGTAGATGTGCCGTGTTATATGAATATTTTGCCAAAATAATGAAAATATTAATCTTAGATGTACCTGTATTTTCCGGTAAGATTATTTCTCCTATCTGGATTAAAGCCGTAAGAGATTTTCAATCCAAATCGAAGACAGAAAGAGACTCGTATTGTTTGATTTGTGGATGTACAGGAGGGTGTAACTTGTGCGATGATATAAGTAAATATAGGATTTCAGAACAATTAAAATATTACAAATAATGGAATTAAAAGATTCAGTCAGGCTAATATCCGGACCATAAATGGTCCGGATATTAGCCTAAGCCTTGAAACGAAGGCTACGTTATTTGAGAATAGATAGTTACCTACGGATGTTTGCCCAAGTCCGTAGCTCTAAGGATGGTGATTAAACAGGAGTAGTGTATTTGACGAAACAGTGTTGCCATTATATAAAACCTCTTATAACATTGGCGATGGGTACTAACAGAGTTTCACTCTGACTTATGTTGAATAAACATTAAAAATGTTTGTAGATATGGTGTACGTACAAGACATAGATGGTAAACCTATGATGCCAACAACGAGGCATGGTAAGGTTAGGAGACTGCTTAAAGATAAAAAGGCAGTCGTTGTGAACCTATGTCCGTTTACCATCCGATTAACGTACGTAACATCTGATTACAAACAGGAAATTGTGTTAGGCGTTGATGCTGGTACTAAACATGTTGGTTTATCAGCTACGACGAAAAGCAAAGAACTTTACAGTAGTGAAGTTATCCTTAGAAATGATATCGTAGATCTTTTGTCTACCAGAAGGGAGCTACGAAGAACAAGACGGAATAGATTGAGGTATAGAAAACCTCGTTTCGATAACAGAATAAAAAGTAAGCGTCCGGGATGGGTAGCACCTTCGGTGAAGTACAAAATAGACGCCCATATTCGTGTTATTGACAATGTATGTTCTATATTACCAATATCTAGTATTGTTATTGAAGTAGCTCAATTTGATACTCAAAAGATTAAGAATCCTGAAATATTAGGTAAAGAATACCAGGAAGGTGATCAACTTGGATTTTGGAACACAAGGGAGTATGTTTTAGCAAGGGATGGGCATAAATGTCAGTATTGTAAAGGGAAGTCAAAAGATAAGATCCTTAATGTCCATCATCTTGAATCCCGAAAAACGGGAGGTGATTCCCCTTCTAATCTTATTACCTTATGTGAAACTTGTCACAAAGAATACCATAAAGGTAATATAGATTTGAAGATCAAACGGGGATCGTCGCTCCGCGACGCGGCCGTAATGGGGATCATGAAATGGAAGTTGTATGAAGAACTGAGATCCAGATACGACAGAGTTTCTATGACGTTTGGTTACATTACGAAACATAATCGGATTAAATACGGTATTGAAAAATCCCATACATCCGACGCGTTTGTCATTTCTATGAACATTAATGCGAAACGAATCGAACGTCAATATTTAAAACGTTTAATTCGTAGACATAACAGGCAAATACATAAAATGAAAATTTTAAAAGGAGGAAAGAAGAAAAACAATCAAGCTCCTTTTGAGGTTTTCGGTTTTAGATTGTTTGATAAAGTGTTGTATAACAATAAAATATTATTTGTTTATGGAAGGAGAAAATCAGGGAGTTTCAATATCAGGGATTTCAACGGAGAAAATTCAAAAGATGTTTCACGCAAAAAGTTTAAACTCATTAGAGGGAAGAGGCATCCGATTATATTAAAGTAAATGAATATATTTAATAAATTTAATAGAAAAACGTATCATGTATAATAAAGAAATAGTAATATGCGCGGCCATCTGGGTGCAGGACGGCAAGAAGCGTCCTCATCAGCCCACCAATATACCATCTGGAACCGTATTTTGTGGATTGAGACACCCCTCTATACTATCTCAACTTGCGGCATACGGTATAGCCCATAAAAACTGTAGTGTTCAAGGATTTTTGACAAGCAAGAATCAGTTTTTAACAAGAGAGGAAGCATCTGAACTTGTTAAGAGCAATAATCAGGAAATGGTAGTAGATAGGAGTGCCATTAGAGAACAATTGTATTCAGAAGATCTATATTAACTAAAAAACAAAATAATATGGGATTTAAAATCAAAAAGTCAATCACTTATGATATGATGGACGACAGTCGGGTAGAGTACGAATTTGATAATACCAATGATTTAAATCATATCATATTTAAAGGTGATTGTAGAGAACCTTTTTCATTTAGCAGAGTACTTGTTGAAGAATTAATTAAGACATTTGAAAACATACAGGATAGATACTCTGATAATTATGGACTTAAGGTCTATCTTTACAATTGCATAATTCAACTGAGCGTAAATCCAAAGGACCCCAGTGAATCCTTTTTTGACGTATATAATAAAGATGAAATAAAACTGATATACGCAATAAATATCAGTATCTTGAAAGAAATGTTTATCATATGATCACCAAGCAGGACATACAAGCAGCAGCATCGTATATTTTTCGAAGCAGTTTTGTCTCGGAAGACCAGGCAAGGAAAGTAATGGTAAGAGCCGGGAATAGCGCTACCAGAAAGATTATTATGACTTTCAGAGGCAAATTGTTTAAGAAGGCTTTTGATAGGGCAAGTAGAGGAAAGGATATCAACTCTTTTGAAAAACAAGAGAAAGTGGATGGTCTTAACTTTCTCTATAACCCAAATAATGACCGCATGAGAAACGGTCATATTATAATAGACGGAACTGGTCTATTTAAACAAATAATGAAGTCGGGTACGTAAGTTATCTGACTTTTTCATATATTTGCGTTATGGCAAGAGGTTATTATTGGATACCACAAACAGATGAAACGTTAAATGGCAGAAGCTATTACGTGGCTAAGGTAGTAGGAGATATAGTGTTTGATACTAAACGAAAAAGAATAGTGTTTCAAACTACCAGGTATTTCCCAGTAGGCTCCGTATTCCATTTTACTCACAACTGCTTTAAATACGTCATAACCTGCCGGCTCCGTAAGCCGGGGCTGTGGTATGAGGCAAGGAGGGAAGACTGCGGACCTATTGGACCGGATGATGTGGAAAGGTTCGAATCAGGAAGGTTTATTCATAGAAATGGGTACAAATATAATGCGTAAGCGTAACTTGACGATTTACGTCAGATTATAATTATTTTTTCATATGTATATTAAGCCGTCAGACTGGGAAGTTAGACGGCTTTGTTTTTATCATGTGCCTGATTTTTAATTACCTTTGTGTCAAAACAAAATAAATTCTTATGGCGTCAACGTGTATTATTAAAAGAGATAATAAAAAGAAAGTTGTTTCTGTCTCTACCAGATCAGGGGACAGGTCTATGTTGTTTGATAAAATAGCATCTATTCCTCTTATGGAAAATAGGGAGCGGGCTACTACTGTTTTTAAAACCGTATTTTCTAATAAGTTCTTAAAGGCTTTTGGCGACTGGAGAAAGAGAGTGCCTATCAACAAACCGGCTTATAATAAGGTAAAATCCAACATCGATCTTATTCCGGAAGCCTATAGAGAAAGGGTGCTGGATAAGGCTTCTAAGATGAGTAATCCTGTTCTTGTGTCAAAATCAGATGCAACTTATGGGATTCAAGAATCGGGCTTTGGATTCTACAGCCAAGATCTGGGTGATAATATTATGTTGGTGGATGCTATGGTTCCGTCAAGTATTTCCGTACCGGAAGGACCTGGAATAGACGCCGGTCAGTATCTACAAGATACTATATCTTCGGACTTCACCCCCGTATCTATGGTACAGGATAAGGGTGTTAATTATATGGTTATAAAAGACGGTCTTAAGATATTTAGCCCAGAAGAGTTACCACAGACAGATTCTAATCCTGTGGGTGTAACGTATCAGACTGGAGAGCCTCGTTTGTTTTTCATGAACGATCGTAGTCAATTATTTGAAGATTACGGAGAAGCTCTTCGCTCTGGAGGGAATGATATTAGAATAGGATTCTTATCAGGAACCGTTCAAGAATCTACCGTGGATGGCGTGGCAGACATTACTTACAAGGCTGGAAAGTATGTTCTTAATAATCCCAAGTCTTTTATACCGGTCATGACCGCTTCTGCTTCTACTTCTTTATCAACGAAAGGCGGGATAATTAACTACCTTATAAAGAAAGGTCTTTTGTCCGGATCCAAGATATTCGATCCTGAAACAAGGAGCTATTATCTTACAGGAGAAGGACATACAGGACAAATTAGACTTTTCAATTCAGCATTATCCTACACCGAGCTCCGTAATCATTTTGGTTCCGATGTTTCCATGAACGACCAAGGTATGATAACCATAAGCTCGTTGGATAATAGTAAGGTAACTATGAGGCTCGCCACCGGAGGAACGGAAAGGATTAGTAGGGAACAGATAAAGAACGATCTCAAGTCAGGAAGATACAATGAATTGGACGCCAAGTACGATCATTTTGATGCGCTTGTAGTTTCATTCATATTAGAAGACAACGATCTTTATGCTGATACTAAAGCTAAGATCGTATCAGATTATAGCAGGCAGGAACGTGACCAACGAAATTCTATTGTCGAGATACTGAAAACTCTTGGCGTTAGTGTCATAGGTATGACCGATTATATAGAGAAGTACCAAACCAAATACGGGCACGAACCTTCTGCTAAGGCATTGGCGGATATTGCCAATAACGTAATAGCAGTTGGTGAAGATGCTACTTTATCTGATTTAGTAGAAGAAACAGCCCACTTCCTTGTAGAGGCATACAGAGATCAGAATGCTGTTGAGGCTGTTCTGCAAGATGTAGAAGGTACGGAAGAGTGGAACCAGTATGCAGGTCAGTATTATAATACATACGGTAAGGTATATGAGGGAGCTGAGCTTGATAATGCGGTTAGGAGAGAAATTCTTGGAAAGATCCTCGCCAGGGAGATGCAGACCGGCACAGCACAGGCGCCGGTAGAGCCCACCTCCTTCCTGGGGCGCGTCCGGCAGCTTCTCTCTGGAATTGTAAACTGGCTTAAATCAGCTTTATCAACCCAAAGACAGGATTTGAATAACGTTATTAAAAATATTCGTGATCTTGCTATTACCGACATAGATAAAGGATTTGATACTTCTCTTTTGAAGGATAATGATTTTACATTATATTCCCTTTCTTCTATGAAGAAGAACAAGTTTCTTGAGTCTAAGATCCGGGCATTGAGAAAAACGTTAAGAGACTTACGTCAGATAAGCTCTGATAGGGCTGTAACTACGTCTATGACCCTTGCCCAGCTTAAGACCATAGAAGATAAGATAAATAAAGTAGAGACCGAAATAGACAAGAATGAGATGGCGGCTGCCATGAACAGCATGATCTCTACAGCCGAAGCTCAGGTCAGATACTTAAGCAATGTGGTGAACACCATCCTTCATGGTGATACCAAAGACGGTAAGCTTCATTTCAATACCAATGATCGAAAGAACGTAGATATTATCAACAACCAGGTTCTTCCGATCATGAACGATCTTCGAGGATATATCCGTAACAGAAGTACCGAATTTGATGAGCGTGAAAAGCAGGATTATACAAATAGGATCAATACCGTCATTGCCGACATCAACGGTATTCAGTCTGATATTAAATCAGTACAAGATCTTGATGAAAGTACGTTGCTTGACAAGTTAATGAACGAACTTCATGTGCCGGCAGATAAGGTAAAGAGAGTAAAAGAGTTCTTTGATAAGGTTCAACATGATGTGTCCTGGATAAGTAGGTGGTTTGGTATATTAGAACATTCCTCCAGCCCGTTCAATAACGCTCTTGGAGCTATGATTGCCAAAGACAATTACAATGCGATGGTGAATGCCCAGCCCGCCATATCCGACTTCCTGGCATATGCTAAAAAGCATGGTTTTAACAAATCTGAATTTGAAAAACTGCTTCAGAAAGTAGACGGCAAAACTTCTAATTACCTTCGTAGTGCTCTTGATATGGCTAAATACGATCGTAATAAGAAGCTGGCGCAGATGCGAGCGTTTGCGACTGCCATGAACATAGAGATATCAGAAGAAGAAATTGGTGATGTGGTTGACAATAACCGTAATTACGTATTTAAAAGAGAAGTAGTTGACAAGGATGGAAATACGGTTACTGAAAACGCTAAATTCAAACCATCGTCTGATAGAGTTAATACCGATATTTTTACCATCGAGCAGGAAAAGATTTATACAGAACAGATGGAAAAGTGGGATGCTGAAAATTCGGAACTGGAATTTAGCGAAAGTTATGCCACAAGAATGGAATCCATATACAAAAAGGCTGAAGAAGAATTAGGGTATCCGGTTTCTCAAACAACCAAAGAATACCTTAATGCTCTATCCAGGCAAAAACGGATATTGAGGCAGCCTTTTATTGATAGCGGTGGTAATTTTGATGAGGTTGCCTATTTTAAAAGCAGCAATTACGAAGAAGAAGGACTGCTTCGTAAACAACGTAAGGAAGCAGCTTCAGAATACATATATGTAGGAACCAGGAGAGTGGAAAAAACCGGCGACCAACTTAAGATGGCTAAAGAAATACAAGCTATAAATGAAGTTTGGAGAAAGGAATCAAATAATGTTACCAATGCCGTATCAGAATCGTTTTTGCAAAAATTAAGAACGATTCAGAGCGAGTCGGGAGGAGAAGCTGCGCTGAAGACACTTATGTTGGGAGGTCACCTGTCGTTCAATGATCGGTTTTGGAATGAAGTAGAATCGGAACAGTCGGCGCGTACCGAATCAAATAACAAGGCTTCGTATCTTAAAATGGCGCATGATATCATTGGTTCTACGACAAGTGATAGAGATGCGACTGACGTGGATTCGATTGTGAAAGATATAGAAAAAAATAAGGCCATTATCAAGGAAATAATCGGAAACAACCGAGATGTGGCTGATATCGGAGAAATTAACGAAGCGACATTTACCTTATCTGAAAGAGATGCTTTTAGGGCCGCATCTGAAGCTATTGAAGCTGATTACGCTATTTTAATAGATTATGCTAAGATGGTGGGTCTTGAAGATATTGATAAGTACCTTACTAAAAGCAGTAAGGCCGAAAACGAAGTAAATCAGTCTTATTTAAATGCTCTTGCTGACTCCAAGGAAGTGGAATGGAAGTTCGTACAACGTCATACTACGGCGAAGAAAGCAAAAAGGATTCAGGCTTTAAGGGATAAGCTGTTTAAGGCTGCTGATAACCGATATCTGTTTACCGTATCTGAAACCAACTACCTGTCAGAAAAGCTTGGTATAAGCAAAGAATTAGACGGTAGAGATTTCAGGAATGCTGTTAATGCTAAGATGGCCAGCTTGTTTTTAAATAATACAAGAGAAGAGGGTGTAGAAGAAGCTAATGCTATTGTTAATGAATTTGCCAGGGGCCAGGTCTTTTCCTACTATAAACGCATGGCGCCTACCGGATATGCGGCTATGATCGACAAAATAGGTCGAGGTGAGATAGATGTGGCGCAGATGGTTAAGGACGTGCAAAACGGTACATCCACCCAAGATTATGGCATGAACATATCGTACCTGTCTTTCGATCCTGCAAGGGCATGGGTGGCTGAATCTGAAGCCGAAAATAACGGCCGTAATCCTGATTATGTAAAAGATCATGGGTATGGTCATCGAATGCCTAAGAAAAGCCTGTATCGTGATGAATCTTATTTCAATGACTTTGGTATCAAGTATGATGCTGACGGTAATGAGGTTGCTACTAAAAACGTAGAGCAGTGGAATATGATTCAAAAGCTCAAAGAAATAAAAAGACAATCCCTTGATCTATATAAAGAGCAGAGTCCGAACCTGTATGCTATTCCACAGATATCCAAACAAGACATAGAACGTGTAGAAGGATTGGGTATTAACTTCAAAAATACAGTTCGTAATTTTGTATCAGATCTGTGCCTGGACAGAGTAGACGATTCTCTATACGGTAAAACCAGACAGGGGGAAGTATATGATCCTGAAGACAGGCTTAGGTCTATACCTAAATACTACATATATGAATTGGAGAACCAAGATGATGTATCTCACGATTTTGGCTACTCTTATTCGATGCTTATGATGCAGTCATCGTTATACAACGAAAAGCAGAAGTCTATAGAGCTTGCCCAAGGACTGGAACAGATGTTGCTGAATAAGCAATTTGAAGGCGGGAAGAAAGCTGAAGCAACCCAAGCATATCAGATGTTCAGGGACTTCTTCAATGACCATTATTATGGCATTAGGATGAACACCAAAAAACTGACGGTAAACATCGGTGGATACACAGTAGACCTTACCAGGATAATGATGGCCGTTGAAAGATTTATGTCGGTCATGAACTTGGCACTGTCCCCGTTTGTGGCAGCTACCGGCGCCCTTACCGGCCATATCAACCTCATCATGGAATCAGCCGTAGGACAGTATATAAGCAAAGATTCCCTTAAATACGCATCGGCTGAGTTTTCCCGTCTTGCGCCATCTTGTATAGCAGAAACCGGAGACATAGATAGAAAAAGCAAATTATATGTCATAGGTGAGAGAATGGGGATATTCAATATCCGAAATCGTATGTATGGTGCCGGATATAATAGAGTGGCCAGGACCTTAATGCGTTCACCTATGTATGCTTTTATGGAAATCCTGAACTACCCTCTTGATCCGCAGGTTATGATTGCTACTATGGACAATGTTCGTTATTACAAAGGTCGGTTCTACACGTTCCAAGATTTCAAGATGGAAAAAGAACGCAATAAAGAACAGAGTACCATAAAAAGAGAATGGAATGCATTAAAAGATCGTACTTTATGGAGTATGGTAGACGTCGTGGATGGGAAGGTGGTTGTAAAGCCAGGATCGGGTGTTACTGTTGAGGAAGTTGAAACCCAGATGGCTATAACCAGGAATCAAGTCCGTAGCTTGTCGCAGATATGTAACGGATCTTTGAATGAAGAAAACCGAACTGCCGCATCGCGCAACTGGATAGCCAGGTTCATGACCGCCCACCGAGGATGGTTGGTGCTGGCGGCTCAACGTCTGTGGAAAAGACGTGGCTTCAATTTCCAAACAATGCAAGAAGAGGAAGGGTTGTCAATTACGTTAAAGAATATGATAGCCAAAACATTTAGCCTGGCTTCCGAGTCTGGTATGAAAAACATCATAGATGCCTGGAACGAAAATAAAGACAATATGAATGAGGTAGAAAAAACTAATCTCAAACGCCTCAGTGTCTATGCCGGCACGTTCCTTATCATGCAAGCCGTATCCATGCTTCTTGCCGGATGGCGTGATGATGATGAAAACGAAGAAAGTTGGCTTACTCAATTTGGATCTTACGTTGGATTCAGAACCATAAACGAAATAGCTTCACAGATGCCGTTTATTATGGAGCTTAACGTTGTAGATATCATTAACGACCCGTTTGTTATGGGAAGGAAGCTGAAGGATCTTACCGATCTTAGGAATTATTCACTTGATAAAGTAACATCCGGTACATACAAAGGAGAGTCTAAGCTATTTAGGCAACTCGCCAAACAGACGTTTATCAAACAATGGTATAATATCAAGACGCCGGAAGACGTAGCGCGCGCCTATAATTGGTGGCAGCAGACAAACAACAAGTCAATGATGTTCTTCATCGGCGCTACTCCTGATTCGGAAGGAGACGATGACGTTAGTTACAAATAGACGAAGAATATCGGACTTGCATTGTTTTTGTATGATTCCAATATGTTATATTAGCATCGTCAAAGAGTAGATTGTACGTTTTTTTGTTCTTACTTGAAAGATTATGTAGGTTTAATTTTTTCTGAAATTGTTTTCTTACCGGTTCTCAGTCAGAGATGATAGGGAACCGGTTTCTTTTATGTTGTCAATTATTGCTATCTTGCAAACAAAAATCATGAGACGAAGATTTCAAATAGGGATGGGGGTAAATCCCTCGCTTATAATCAATAAAGGCATATACATCCAACATGTAGATGGAGGATTATATACAAAAGAAAATTGGTCTAATAAAGGATATTCCAATGATCTATGCAATGGAATAGCTCTTGTAGATAAAGTGTGTTTTGTTATAGCCACCGAATATATTGGCACATTTCGTTGGGGTAAGGATGGAGAAATAGACAATATATTTGCACAAGATAGTTCTCATATTGGAACTATTAAAAAGGATTATTGGGGGCGTGAAAATCAGAATGCGTATCTTGAATATGATACCAGTAATACAGATTACGCTTTTAATAAAGCTAATAGCTATTTATTTAAAAATGGTCAAAATGGATATGTAGGTGGCGCCGGAGAGTTTTTTTTGATATCATTGTATGCTAATGAAATAAACGAATGCCTTTTAATGGTAGGAGGTACGATAATGAGTAATAGAATGTGGACATCCACTCGAAATACAAAATTTACCTATTCGTGGTATTATGATATAAACATCCAAGGAGATCATTTGGATACAGGTTCAAGGGGTAGTTCACATTATGTCCGCCCTTTTACTGAATTAATTTTATGAAATTATGAGAAGAAGATTTGAAAATATTAAGACAGTTGCCGGCGTCAAGATCCCTGTTTTTGCTTGTTCGATTTCGGCCCCTACAACCACATGGCGAAATCCTGTACTTATTCTTGGTTGTAGATACCGATCTAATGGAGCAACTATGGCGGCTTCCTATGTTTTAGATGAAATTAATAATAGCAAGGTATGTACGATGGGCGGTAATCCTATAAGTTGTACGATATCAAATTCTGGACAATATATCCAGGCTTACTTTAATGAAGGACAGGTAACAGGTGATATTATATTACAGTTTACGATTGGAGACGTTTTTTATTATTTCTTTATTACAGAAGGATCCAATCAAGTACCTCAACTGAAATTAAGTCCAAGTACTCACCTTATTCATTCAATATATAAGATAAGTACAATTGGCAGCTTTGTCCCTATTGATACCTATGTAGAATTATAATAAAAGATATAAAAATAGTACTAAAATGTATTAGTATAAGATAAGACGGTTATTAATCATATATTACAATAATCCCCAACCGTACACCTATTGTATGGCCGGGGATTATTGTAGTTACCATCTTTTCTTGTAACAAGAATCCACTACCTTTACCTTTTCTTCTTTGTTCTTACCATAATTAAATTCATACGCATCTTCGAATGAATAAAAAACAGCATAATACGACACGCCAAACATATTATATTTTATTCTGTTTTTCCATTTCCCAAAAATGTTTTGATATTGGCACCAATATTCTATTTCCCCATTAGTTAATTTCCTTTCAAATATTCTAATAGGAACATGAAATAGATTCCTAAGCATTAGCTTTATGACCTTCCCTATCTGTGAAAACTAAACCAATACCTTCTATAATATATCCTACTACAGGAGCTTTGTCAAATTCCTCCTTCGTAGCCCAAGTGGCATTATCAGGCATCAGATCCTTAAATGCATCCGAAACATCACCTTGGCACCAGCAGTTATTTGATACAACAATGCCTTTCCCTTCGATATTGATATACATTTTTCTTCCACCGCATCCAAGGCTGTTCCATCCGCTCGGTACGTTTTCCACCATAGGCTTAAGCACCCAGCTTTCACCGTCTATCCTAACCCATCCTGGATCGTCTTTGTGCTTGTCGTACATATTTTGCCAAAAAGAGCATTCGTAGCACCACCCCCTGTCTTCCATGACAGTTCTTATCTCACACCTTTCAAATCCATCTGCATCCATCGTGTGCGGAGAATGAGGCTGGTGAGGAGTGCCACATTTTGGACATACGAGTTTTAAATTATTTTCCATATTGTTTCACTTTTATGATCTTAATAGAATCTCCTATATTGTATTCCCCTTGGTATCCAACGAATTTTATAAGTCTATTACTGTTAAATATTGAAAATCCTCCGTCTTCACCATAATACATCACACGCCCACCCTGTAAAGGACGTAAATCATATATAACCCATCCGTTATTAACCTGACTATCATCATGCGAACATGATGATAACACAAGTGCCATCAATAAAACAAAATACCTCATGTTATTTTCAACATAAAAATTTATAACCTGGTTTTACTGCCTCTGCTTCTTCTCTCGTATCAAACATTAAGATAGTAGTTGATTCTGTACCTTCACAAATGTAAGATACTTCCACCCACCACCTAAAAACCCCAGAGCCATAATCATCATAGTACGGCTCAGAAAGAACTTCTTCTACATACCCATCCAAATAATTCACGATCGCTCCTCCTTATTTTTAGATTCAGCCTCTTCAAGTATGCTGATCACCTTATCAACAATATCCGAATCAGACATTTTCTCAATAAAAATATCCATTGCCTTAGTTATGTCATTGGCTTCTTTTTCCTCAAGAGCTATTTCCCCACCGGTAATAGCATCAGATAATGATGTAGATAAGTGTCTTATCTTATCAATGCTCATAAACGTAAATGGATTACCACCTTGACCTCCACCCATTTCTTTCATGATCTGATATCCACCTGAGATAAGTCTGCCTGATGTCGTGGCCAAGGAGGATACGATTAGGGACAGTACCGCCGCTTCCGTCCGCTCCTCGGACACACCCCTCGACCACACGGCTGCCCTTATAGCGCCGGCCAGATCGTCTATGTATGGCATGAGGCAATCTTCCATCGCTTGTGTTATATCAGCTATAACCTCACTACGCTCTTTATTTATGTAGTAGATAGAAGCATTGTACCTCTTTATCTCTTTGTCCATGTCATTTAAAAGACGCTTGATATTGTGCTTATACATAGGACTGGTTTTAATTACTTCCTTTAGCTTAAGAATGTAATTATAAGCCTGGTCGTTTACGAACAACGTCATGGTCTCAACCGTTGAATGAAGCGTGTTAAGACTGTTAAGAATCTTATCGAAATTGTTTATCAAATAAGCTTTTCTGGCTTTTGCCGCGTAATTAATCATCGCATTCAAATTTTAGATTTTCAAGTTCGAGTATTTGTAACCTAAGAGACTTAATTAAATCCGTTCTCTGTTCCTCTGCATGTTTTAAAGCCTCTTCCTTGCTTTCAAAAGCACAATCCCCTATCTGATAAGGGGTGTAACGACCAGGAGTGTCGGCTAATAAAAGACCACCACAATCTTCTATTCTGGCTTTTACCTTTCTTATTTTCCCATCTTTTAGACACATGTCCGTAACCCATACGAATTTACCATATAATTTATCATACTCTTCTAATCTCTCTTCTTGCAATTCATACCATTTAGGCTTAGGAAATCTTAATGTGAATTTAACCTCAGTATCTTTTTCTAAGACATTAATATCGTATGCTTCCGGCCACAGCTCTTTTATGCTGTCTTCGTCTTCGGCATACACTACAAGTATGAATGAATCATCGGATTCACCACTACACCAATATGGATATTTTATAGGCCATTTGACTGGACGGTAGTCGTTACCGCAATCGGATTTTTTAATGTAAAATCTTGCTTTAATCATGATTCTTTTATTCTTTTAAGTATATGTTCAATCACTTTAATAGTCCACCCGTTTCCCAACATCTTGTACTGTTGGGTTTCGCTGCATTCCCATTTATACCAATCTGGTACAGTCTGTAACCTGGAGCACTCTGTAGGGGTTAATCTTCTTATTTTGAAATCGCCATGTAATGCTCTCTGTATGATAAAATTGTTTCTATCATATGAATTACAAGATAATGTTGGAGCCTTATCTTCATGAAATCCACCTTTGTTAAATCCTCTTGGTATTTGGGAAATAAGATTATCTTTCTGAACTGTTTTAAGACCATATTCTCTACATGTAGGTTTTTCTGGATTCCTACCTCTCGTTGCTACACAAATAAGATCGTACATGTATTTACCCTTTACGGTAACAGTATTGGATTTCTCATCTTTTGTTTTAATATTAGCTCCATAATAATTTCCCCTGTCGTGATTTATTTTCAAGTGAAAAGTTAAATTGTTTAAAACTTTTTCAGATAAGTAATATTTTTCATCTACTTCATATTCCGCTATATCACTTATAGTCAAACCTTCGTCTTTAGGTTGAGGGATAATTCCGCCTTGAATATTAGTCCAATAAATACGTTTCCTGGTTTGAGCGGAAACAAGCGCTGAATTAATATGATTGCCTTTACACCCTATAGCATCATCAAATACCAGCTCCCATTTCTTTCCCATCTTAACGTTCTCAAGAAGAAACAATACCTCGGGATTGGTTTTTCTTGCATCATTCAAAATACGGATAAACTCCCAGAATAAGTAAGACTGACCGGAAAACTCAAATCCTTGTTTTTTTAATTCAAGATACTCATTAAGTGATTTGATTTCTATTCCTTCTACGGTAGACAACCCTTTTCTTTTTCCAGAAAAGGACATATCCGTACATGGGCTGCCGGATAAAATAAGATCTATGTGTCCAAGATCTTCTACATTCAAATCCCTTACATCTCCTACTTGTATAGTATTAGGGAAATTTAATTGCGTTTGTTTAATAGCAAACTTATCTATTTCTGATGCATAATATACTTCAGGTGTGATCCCTATTTCTTTTAGCGCTATTTGACCACATGACATTCCGTCAAATAAACTTAACACTCTCATGGCATTATACACATTTTTCAATTTTAATTGATTTTGATGATAGATACATATTCCATGTTCCTCTGCCTCTGTCACCTTTTTCGTTTTGTTTTTGGATTGTCAAGTACAGATCTCCGTCTTCACATACTTCAACTTTTTTCAAGAAGCCTATCATTTCATCTCCTGTTTCGTGTAAAATACGGATCTTATCTCCTTCTTTTAACCCATAATTGGAATCAAAGTATTCTTTTTTGATTCTATCAATATTGTCTTTATGATTTTTTATAGCATAAAGCTCGTTTCTTAATAAATAATTTAGTTGTTCTATTGTCATTTCTTTTCCTCCTTGTTTAATGGTATCAACCCTTTTCCATGCTTGTCATACCACAGCATAGCTATACAGTTCCATGCACATTGTGCAAGATGAAAACATCCTGTATCTGAGTCTATTCTTTCCCCTTTCATGTATTCCATTAGGTGTCTGGCAGCCGCAGCACGATACCGTTCAAACCCGTTGTCAAGGTTCTGCCATTTATTGGGTCCGTACTTCTTTGCACCAGCATGATAGACTTTTACAATGTCCTCAATCTCTTCCATTGGAAGTAAATCCCATCGTAGTTTATCGTCAATGATGTCATTTTTCACCGATTTGTTTTCTCTGGATACTTTGACAGGAATAATACCCATAATGTCCGTTCCTACGATAAACGTCTCTCCATTGCAACAAACCTCAGTATATTTATCATTTACTTCTATGTCTGATACTGCCTCCACTATAGCTCCTTTGGCTATTTTAAATTCTGCACTGATTATATCATCTTTCAATATGCGAAAAATAGATCCTTTTGGATAAAGGATATTTTTAGTATTATCATCCATCTTTTCCATTGCTTTATCGTTGTTTTACCTCATTTCGATAGTAATATAATCCATCTTCGTCTTACACTCTATCATTCCTGTTTTTCTCAAAATACTGCCTTACGGCTTCAATCGCCTTATCGTCATCAAAAGCCTCTACAAATTCCTCATAGAATCTATTTCGTTCCATAGAGAACGTGTTGCTTCCTTCCGGAATGGTTCTGAATACAACTACTTTCTCTCCGTCTATGTTTGTTCCTATTATGTTATTGTGAAGAATAATAGAATAGCGCCCAGAGCTTTTGTTCTGGACGACACTATGTTCGAGATTGTAGAGTCTAAGTAGTTCTCTTATTTCTTTTACTCCCATGTTATGAAAAATATTAAATTCAATAAAATCTATTATGTTTCTTTATAAGTTTCCGGATATATTCATTTTGTAAAATACATTCGTAATCCTTACCGGGTTAAACAATAACCCTCTATCGATTATCCTACGAATTGATTCACAGGAATCACCGACTACTTTTCTCATAATGTTTAATGCTCCATTTATGTCTGCATTTATGAGTTTTCCTACCGAGGATTGAAACAATCCTCGGTTCTTCCTCTTTCCTAAATAGTTTTCATGTTTTCCTATCTTCTCAAATGCTAATGAATCACATTTTGAAGTATATGACTCTTCATGAATAACTATTTCAATACCAGCTAATTCACATTTATATTCTAAGTAACTCACCAATCTCGCAAAAGGGATTTGTGTGAATTTCTGGTTATTCCTTTTTCCCATATTCACATTCTGTTTCCATCCCTTGTTATAGCCTACAACTAATTTTGTTATCTTAGAATCGACAAGCAAATCAACTATCTTTCTACTGATTTTATGAAAGACATCTTCTATGTACTGTTCCCTATCATAATATAATTTCTTTATTCGCTTTGTTATTCCTTTTATCTTTTGTAAATCCTTGATACTATTTAATTTAGCAAGTGTTTTATTAAATAATTGATTGTATGATTTAACAAATTTACCACTAAACAAAACAGTAAAATCCTCACTTACTAATGTTGCAAGATTATCAATCCCTAAATCGATTGAAGCAACTTTCTCTTCCCTACATTTAGATACTCCAGTATCTTTTACCTCATAAATGATTTCTATTTTATATCCACACGCTAATGGTTTTATTCTAATCTGTTTGAAATCTTTTATCAAATCAGAATACTTTTCATATTGAGGAATACTTATTGAAATATCTTTTGATAGGATTATTTTTCCATCTTTTATTTTGCAACTCTGATTCGTGTAATACAAATTAAATTCAGATCCTCTTTTTCTATAACTTGGAAGGCCTGGTTTTTCCCTATACTTATTATAATTTTTCTTGTAATCTTGGACCGATTTGTAGTAACCTTTAATGTTTTTATCAAGAATACGAAGAATTTGTTGTGAACATTGCGCCTTTAATAATTTGTAATTAATATCTCCATCCAAATTCTTGGTATTTTTCATGATAGCATCAAGTTCAAAATAGGACAACCACTTATCTTCTTTAGAAAGTGTTTCTCTGAAAATATACAATGCCTGATTGTACAAGTTGTTGCTAATCTTGCATAAAGATGATATATTTTCATTTTGTCCTATGTTAAACTTATATACTAATCTCATGATTTTTAATACATTAAATGCTATTTACAAACCATACATCTAAGATACATATTCCATTTATATTACAGAATAGAATCAATTATTTTTAATGTTATTTTACATTATATTATTTTACTTTTTTAGAGGTTACAGCCTCTTCTCCCCATTTCTTTACATATATAGATCTCATCATGTTCATTAAATTAGAGAAAGAAGAGATGGTTCCCATCTCTATGCAGAATGCAAGATTAGACTGTAGGGTTTCAAGTTCTTTCAACTGCTCCTGTGTAGCCCTATTTCTTATCATGCTTTCATGCTCATTAAATACAATCCAATTTAAGCCTTTAGCCATCTTGGAGTAATCGGCATCCGGAAATCTTGATATAGCTCTTGACAAGACATTGTATTTATCACCTGCCTCTATTCGGTTTAAGATAAGCTTATCTGTTAACCACGTAACAACCTCAGCATACAACATAGGGTTTAGTTCCATAGCTACAAGCACCCATATATATGGATTACACATAGTTCTCCTATTCTCTCCTCTACCCATTGTCTTATAAGCTCCCATTTTTTTCATCACTTTTATAAGTGACTCTTTTTCAACAGATTGTATAAAACCAGGAAATCCTGATTCTATCTTATATCCTTGTTTTTCAAGGATATAGTAAACACGTTCCGCACTCTCCTTATTAGATAGGATATTCTCTATTCTCTTTTCATTCCACCCCATCTCAACCCTCTTCTTCGTATAGGCTTCCTGAAGGTCTGTTAAGGACATAAACGAAGTTTTAGTGTCCTGCTTAATTATTACGCCAAATAATTCTCGGTCTTTTGATACCATTGTAACATTTGTTTTCATAAAATATAACACATAAAAAATAATACGATACAAAAATATGTATCGTATTATATCTATACAAATATATTGTGTTAAATTTTATGATTATATTTTTACGTTATGCGCCTATGGCTGCCTCTAAATTCCCTATAATACCAGTTTCTATGTCATTGATTTTATCATCAATGGTTGAAACCGCATTCTCTAAATCCCCTACAATACTTTCTATATCATCAACAACCGCCTCCATATTAGCTACAGCCTCATCTGATTGATAATATCTTTCTGTATCTTGTAACGACTCCGGCATATTATCTCTTGCTTCCGTCTCTTCGTCTAAAATCATATCAACATCATCCTTGGCTGAATCCAGATTATGCCTAACCTCTGACAGCTTTGATTTGATAAACTCAAGATCTGTTTTATGCTTTTCCAAATTGGAAATAATATCCTCTATTTTCTTACGTCTTTTGCTGTTCATGCTTTTATTCTATTATAATATTCGATAATCTTTTCTTTCCTGTCTCCTGGTTTTACTGCCATATTCTCAGCCAAGAACCTAAAATACGACACTGGTATGTCCTTGAATCTAATTCCTTCATATTTTCCAAACCACATTATTATGCTGTCAAGATCGTCCTCTCTCCTACCATCTCCATTTACGGATTTAAGCGAGGCTGCCCGACGAAGGATCTCGTCTTTGGTAATAATATCACCCATCCTTATATTAGACAGAAGTTGATCGCCGGCAAACATACACCAGCCCTTAGAAGGGAATTGCTCGATTGTCAGGTCTTCTATCCGACCAAAGCGCCTCATGTTGTCGCAGCAGTCAACTATCAGCGCCTCTTTCTTGTCAGGATGGATGCGGACGCACCTGCCGAGCACCTGGTAATATGTTGAATATGAGAATGTTGGTCGTCCAAACATCACACAATCAAGTTCGGGAAAATCAAATCCGGTAGCAAGCGTTGAATAATTAAAAACCACCTTCAACTTACCTTCTTTGAAATCGGATATGATTTGCTCTCTTTTCTTTTTGGTTGTTAGCGATGTTACGACACCGGTTATGGCTCCCATCCTGGCATTCATGAACTCTGATATTCTATTACATGATTCGATAGAATCCATGCAAACCAAAATAGCTTTACGCTCGTTCATAAGTTGAAGAAGGCGCTTGTAGATAGAGTTGTTTAAGCCGTTTCGTACGATGCTTTCTTTAATAGATTCGTTGGTATATTCGGCTCCGGTACTGTTTAATATCAGAGCCGATTCATCAAACGACCATCGTTCGTACTTAAGAGGGCACCAAAATCCCTGAGAAGTTAGCTCTTGTATTTGAGTCACATGAACTATCTTCTTAAAGAAATTATGCTCGTCTTTCGTCAGCATATTAAGTTTGCTGTAGTTTCCTTCCAGCATGGAGCTGTAGGTCCGGAGGCGGCAGGGCGTGGCGGTGAAGCCCAGCACCTTCGCCTCTGGGAACCTGTTCATAAACTCCATAAATTCAGAACCTTCTTCAGGAGAATACCCGCTATGCACCTCATCTATCAATAATGTGTCTATCCCTATATCTTTCAACCTTGCTACGTCTTTCTTTATGCTTTTAAGTGTAGCATAAGTCATAGCCGATAACTCTTTTTTTTTACATGAAGCAGAATATATGGTAGGTTTAGAACCGAATGATACAGCCTTCGCATAATTCTGCTCCAGAATCTCTTTAGATGGCTGTAATACAAGGATAGGTCTTTTTAATTCATGAGCTATCTTGCTAATTATCAAAGACTTCCCCGCTGCACACGGCAAGACTTCTATGCCAGGCTTCTTAGATCTTCCTGTAAGGAACTTAAGCCCGGCATCTACTGCCTCTTTTTGGTAAGGTCTAAGTTCAAAGCCCATCGCAATCTATTTTACTGTTTTTTGAAAGTTCTATTATCGCCTCTTTCAACATCTCCCTTGCTTTATCTTCGTTATCTTCAAGCAAGCATACACTGCACGATATGCCCATACGATCCCCATAAGCCTCGGCATTACCTAATGTGAATGCGCAGCAGTAATCATAATCCATGTTTTTTGCTACGGCAATAAACTGATTATCTTCTATCAGTACAGCATATTCAGCATCAGTTTCACACATGATAATGGCTTTATCTTTTTTTATAGACAACACCTTGTTTCTGAAAAGTCCGTTATAAATCCATAGTTCTTTTCCTGTATTTTTATAAAACACAGCCATATCTTCCTTGATTGTGACTTCTTTTTTCATGACTTACTTGTGTTTAACATCAGTAATTAAAATGTATTTTTTAACAATATCTTCAAGACTCACAGAAGAACGTATATATGGTTTTTCTTCGTACTCATATAGAACGTACCCTTCTTTTATGTCTAATATCTTAATCACATGCTTGCCTCTTTCAAATGGATCCTCAAAGTAGTTCTTATGTTCGTATCTTTGACCGACTTTGATTTTGTCAGTTTTCTTCTTCATCTTATAACGATCTACTGCTCTACCTGTTTTTATGAAAGCTGTCGTGAGTAAGTATAATAAAACTAAATACAAAAGGATCGCTACTCCACATATTAGATCTTCTTTCATTGGACTCCTTTTAAATAGTTGAACCATATATCCTCCATCTTCTCCTAAAGCTCAAACGCTTTCTTGAAATTCCCGCATCGTACAGCAACGTCTCTCATGTATGTCAAGTTTATAACTTCCGGATCTTGCCGGTATTTTGTTCTTAACTTTTGAACATCCTCGTATTTCATCGTTTTATCTTTTTAGACGGATCCCAATCTGAAGAGAAAGGGCATTCGTTTTTGTTATGTAATCCAAAGTCACAATAATAACACAGTGCCGACGGGCAGGGTAGCTTGTTTTGCGAAACAGGCTGGCTTAGGGTGGCACGCCGCTTGCTATACCTGGCTCCTTCTGCTCCCTGGATGTATGCCTGAAATGTTTTTACACTATTATCTTCAAAATCATACATTTTGGATAAAGTGTCATTTAGCATCTCTATAGATTTTGTTTTACGTTCTTCATCTACCTTAACCTTTTGGTACTGCCTGGTCCTGGTAAAGAAATAGATGTTCATATCTGGCAGAACCCCACCATATCTTCTATAGATGTAAAATGAATATATAGGATGCTGTAAATTTGTTTCCAACTTCTTAGAATCAAAAACCTTATTCCCTGATTTCCAATCTATGACATAATGATGAATTACGTTCTTGCTTTTTATAGCAAGATGAAGGTCTACCGATCCTACTATGTACACATGGGTATGAATTATCCCATTTATGTCAATAGGCTTAGGAAGACGGTACGGCAGCACAAAATCTTCTTCGACTCCTACTATGGCGCCATGTCTGATAAGTTTCTCACAGGGATTAAGATCACTATCAGCTATCATAAATCTATTCCCATCTTTTTTAAATAAATCCACAATCCAGGCAAGAAGCTCCCCGGATTGCTTCATGGCTATCATCATATTTTCTGGTGACTGCCAAGGTATGTCTTCTTGGTAAGCATAGTAACTTATAGCTTCCCCAAGATCTTTGCCAGAAGGCTGTCTTCCGTTCTTGAAGAAGTATTCCAGTGTCTTATGAATAACCGTACCATAAGACGTAGCTTCTTGTTTTTCCGTAGATCTTTTACCTTCCACATAAGTCTTATACCATTTCATTGGACAAGTAAGAAACGTATCTATCTGGGAATAAGAAATGGCAAGACGTTTCACGCCATTAAACTCCTTATATAGCAAATGTGTTTCCGGGACCATCATAAGCTATCGTCTTTAAATCCTTCCGGGTAATATACGACATACTTCTTACCGTCCTCCGGCGTCATGGCAAACTGCATGTAGTTATTACGATTACGATGTTTGCCATCCAATCCTCGCTTCCAATACAGTATCCCGTCTATATCCACATAAGATCGGCCCCGGTCCCGCCGAACGACGTCCGTGTGTAGCAGGTAGCCGTCGGACGAGACGATCCACACTTTATCCCCTTTGCTTAAATAAGATATTCTTTTTCTTACAACAACCTTTTTCTTATTATCCAATGCAAATTCTTCGTCAGTCATATTCTTCATCCTCCTCTTCTTCTGTTTCAAAATCAATTCCATAACACTGATCATAATGTTTGGTCAGTTCCTCTGGTTCTAAATCTTGTCCAAAATCCATATTAAAAATTAGATACTTAATTCTCCTTCTTCGTATTTTATATTCACCTTGTCACCATTTTTGTAATTTTTCCCAGACAAGCACCTTACTCTCATCTGTTCCTGTCTCCCGTTTTTCACAATATTTACCATATAATGATTCTTTCCTGATCTAAATACCACCTCCACTTCTCTGCCATTTAAATCTTCCGGACATTCGTACACCATTTCTTGTTTTAACTTAAGAAGTAACTTATATACGTAAAACAAAACGATAAAGAAAAACGACCCTATCACAACCCCTACTAAATGGGAACCCGAAAAGTAGGTAGTCCAGCTATATCCAAGAATAAAATGTGTTATGCCCTTGAATGATATGATGTCCGACAAAGACATGCTTAAATCAGAAGCACTGTCAATGTCAATATCCGTATCCAGATCAGATCCTAATATCGACAACAAAAACTGTATAACAAAAGCAAATGACGCTATTAAAGCCATGCATAAAATTATATCACTTCCCATATCCTTCTGTTATTGTTTTGTAAACAAGATCAGTCATATCTTTGATGGTCTCCATATCATAATCAATAATAACAATATTGAATTTTTGTTCCACCATCATTTCAAGTTCAATTTGATCAAGAGAATCTAATCCAAGTTCTTTAAACGTCACATCTTCTTCATGAACTATATCCATTTCTGAATTAAGAAACTGAGTAATAATTATATCCTCTATAATCTTTCTGATTTCTACTTTTTCCATTGCTTTCTAATTTTGTTAAATAAATACGTTTTTATGTTTTTCAATCTCTCTTTGTCTGTTTCAGAACTTCCGGTAAACAAATAATCCGGATTGCCTTTAGCCGGCGGCGTAGGCAATTTAGATACGGCAAACAACCAATCCATTTCCTTATTCTTCTTAGACTCCAAATAAGGCTCGGTAGCGATCTTAAATTTTTCAGCTATTAAGTCAAAGAGCTTTGAATTTTTAAGGTTCATATGGACTGAAAAAGCCTGAGAAGGCGGTTTCCATATGAAGTTGCATAAGCTCATTGTATAATCTCCTGACTCTGCTATATAAGATTCCGTTACCTGAAGTATGACCTCTTTCTTGAATGAGGTGTTACCCATAAACCAACACAATCTGGATTCCGCTTCTTTTCTGCTGACACCTATGTCTTTTGAATATGATTCGTACATTCCTATCATAATCTTCAACGTTTCCAGGACCTCGTCCGTCATTTCCGGTGTCTCTATATAATTCACAAAAGACGTTCCTTTGTTGGTCAATCTCATCACGCCTGATTTTAATTTCTCAACCAGGCCAAGCTCTATATACCTCCCAGCATCTTTTTCCAGCATGGCTTCGATCATAACCGTATCCTTCTGTCTTATAGCAAGAAGATTAGCCAGATCATTAGGAGTCATGTCTGATGCTGCAAGTTGTCTGAAATTGATGTACATGCCTAATCAGCTTTAATAAAAATAACATCCTTACCATCCTCCCTCTCTACGTGATTACACGGGCCTGCGACTACATCTACCGACCCGCATGTAATGTGGTCATTAAATATACATCCTTCACATCCTAAGTCTGGCTCTGGAGCATCCACACATTTTAATCTTACAAGTCCGGCATCAAACACTTCTCCTACTTTAAATTCCTTCTTTTCCATATTCCCTCCTTGTTTTTAACTGTTGTACCCTTCTTTAATAATCGAATTTCTACCGGTAGATACCGACTGTCGAAGATCGTCATGTACAGAATCTACCGTAGAATACTTGTTTCTGGTTGTAAAAATCACTTCCAGCATCTCCTTGTAGTCACCTAAAGCTACTTCGTATCTCGGATCCACTTTGGCTTTTCTTTCAGCCTCGGCATTACTTTTAGCCAGCTCTCGGTCGAGAAGATCTTCTTTGATTCGGTCAGCAATCATATCAAGCTCTTTCTTGATTACTTCGCCGGCTGCCCGAAGTTGACCTTCTACGTCGCCAAGCTGATCTTGGACGGTTCCTATTTCTTTCTTTAGACGATCGTATTCGTTAATCATACCCATATCACCCGCATAGCCGGAAAAGTCCTTGATTATTCTGGTTCCTTCTTTAAGGAGCTCAATGACTCGTCTTTTGCGTTCTCTGCTTATTAAAGACGGAAGACGATAATTCATATCCGCCACCGCCTTGTCGTGTATGGAGTTGATTAAAAACATCTCTCTTTCATCCCCTGCAAATTCGGTAAGAACCAAAAGGAACTTACTTATCAGGTATTCGTTTTCTTCTACTGTTAGTCTCATGGTTCTTATTTTTTTTAATACAATGACTGTTCTTCTTTTGTCTCTTGTTCTTGTTCCTGATTGTCCGTAACGTCTTCCACAGTATAGAGCTTGGGCGGCGTCGGCGGCTGGTTGGGGTTCACGAACTTCGTCCCGCCCTCCCCGTACATCCATCCATGTCCCGGCAGTATCTCTGGGTGGATTGTATTAGTAAGCTCTTCCATACTAACTTGCCTTACCTTCAGTATATGATGAAATACCAGTCCGGCTGTCCTGAATGATGTTTTGTTTTCAGTTTTAAACCTATCAAGGGTCTGATACCAGTCTTTCCCAAATATCATATACTTATCCAGCCCGTACCTACGAGGATTGTGCAAACCTATCATTAACGTACATAACTGACCCAGCGTATCGGATTGGTAAAAATCAGAAAGACGCGGAGGCTGCTCTTGTGGGCTTTTTATCCTTCCTTCTATTTCTCTGTTGAATTGGGATATGATGAGGAAAAATATGTTTTTATATACTAATTTAGCTTCGTTCATAACCGCCACCAAATCATCTATAGCCGACTTAGGATCTAATCCCATTCTTTTTATCAAAGCAATATGATCGACTTTAAATATTATAAGACGTTTGTCTTTATGTTTGGTAGCTATATGATACACAGCCGCCTCAAACTCTTTTACCGTACACGGAGCATCGATGTATATTATATTATTCCTGATTTCACCTTGAAGGATTTCAAACATCCTCATCTCTTCTACTGTATTAGAATCTTGCCTTCTTAATATTTCAGGAGCTCGCATTTTCATATCCTGGCTCATTCTACGAAGAAGAAGATCTTGAGGATTCATTTCGAACTCGCAATTAACAAGAAAATAATCTTCTGCTTGCGGGTTGATCATCGGATTCATAACATTTTCCAATATCTTTTGGGCCACATACGATTTACCTACAGATGGCCGGGCTCCTATGGCAATAGCGTGCTGAGGAAAAATACCTCCAAGCAAAGCCTCATCAATATAATCGTATCCGGTTTTAGCGGGGATAAGCTCTCCCCGCCTGTATTTCAAGATATTCTCATACGCCTCTTCCATAACCTGTTTAGAGGTTTTGAATATCCTTCTTATATCTATTTTATTTTTCAGATCCTCTTGCATTTTTGTCACCTTTCGTATCCGATTTGGATCCCCTATTAGCTTTTACTGATTTATACCTAAGACCGTTCTTGGTATGAGAACAATCCTTTCCTTTTCTCCAGCCCTTACCCTTCTTCTTGTCCGTTTCGTAGTTTTTACGACCAAGCTCTCGGCGTTTGGCTTTCTGTTCCGGTCTGGCATTTATCTCCTTGTCCTTTTTAGCCTTTTTCTTCCTGGCTTCGGGATGAGTCCTGTAGTACTCTGTTGATCTGCCCATGTGCTTATATTTTTTTGATTAATAATAGCACAAAGATAGGCAATTCGCGCCCTATTTCAACCTGCCGTAGCTCATATCAGGATCACACCAGACATATCCGTCTTTCTCATCATGAAGATACTCAGGACATCCTCTACATGCGCTACTGCCTGACACTATTTGATTGTTTTTATTAGGGCACTTATCTCCAGGTTTATGCCATTCTATTCTCGAACCTGATCGTTCTTTGTTTACATGACAGAACTGAAAGATTTTTCCCATCGTCTTCTCGCCGAACATACCTATATGTGTGTATTCTTCCGGTATAGAGAGAAATCCAGATAAATCTTTATACATCCTTTTCCGTTCCTCCGGCGTAGACCATAGTCTGTCAAGTTCGGCATGGACTCTTATCTTAAGAGATCTCAGTGATGGCCCCGCAAGCCGGCCTTTAGCTTTTCCCTTATTCGGCCCTGATTCATGAACACCGACATAAGCGTTGCATGGTTTGCACATCATAACCATACCTAAGCCTTTTCTGCTATATATTTTATCGGCATTGACCAGCTCGGTTTCCCTTCCGCAATAAGGACAAATTTCGCCTCTTAAAACCCGTTGTTGGCGCTCATTAAGTTCCATACCCTATTCTTTTGTTTTTCTTTAAACTTTTCATACAAACTGCTTTCAGTTTCCATTTCCGAAACCTCTACCTCTACGTCCTCTCTTTTGAAAATTACTTTCTTGGCTGTCGGATACGCGCATTTAGAGATACGAATAGCATTACGAATAGCGTAAACAAAATACGTTTCTGGTGACGATTCGATCACCACTACCTCATTTAAAGTGTTTTTGTAATTTTCCATATTATCTACTTGCTTCAATTATATAACCCGGATGATCTTCGCACGCCTCTTTATATTCGATAAGAAACTTAAGAAATGAATCATAAGACCCCCATCCATTTTCTGGCTCGTATTTCAAAAGACTTTTTCTCTTGGAGATCATAATACATATACCTTTTGTAAGTACATTCTTCATCTCATTGGTATATATTTCTCTATACAATTCTTCTGGTCTCCAAACATAATCGTACAGCGTTTCTTTATTTTCTGATACGAATATTCTTTGTGCCATCTTGTTCATGTTGTGGGTGATGTTTGCAACCCATTCACGATCCTCTTTCTTCTTGTTCTTAATATAAACATCCAGGCTCATGATATTTTTCTTTTATCTTGTTACTAATTATCAAATCTGCCACATCATCTCCGTCTCCTACATTTTCAACATTTTGAAGATAGTCCGATACTTTTATCCTTGACTTCATCATCATCCCATCTATCTTTTTACTCCATGTCTCAAATGCTTGTCCTTTGTCCGGAAAAGCTACAGTCTTTCTATCTTTTAAAACATCTATCACTTCCGGCCTTAGATTCTGCAACCCACCGGTAGCTACAAATAACTCATCCGGTTTATTCACGGCGCATATAATAGCCGTCTTTTCTGATTCCACCAGATTAACCACCTTATCCGGATACTGGCTTAGAAGATGCTCTCCGAACAGGCATTGTCTAAACAAGAAGTCCCTTGCATGCAACGAATGATAAAACATAACATGAGGCCGCTCATTGTCACCGTCTTTTTCCTTCACTCTTTTTACATCAATCTCATTCCCCTGGCTGTCGGTCTTTATATAAAAGTCCATGATCTTGCCGGTTCTGCATACAAAGTCCTTATCTATCTGCCAGAATATACAACACCCTTTCCATCCCCATAAGTCCATTGTTCCGACATGATACCTTCTGAACACATCAGATACCCTTTCTTTTCCCCATAGAGACGATAAAAATCTAAATACGGTGTTTCTATCGTCTGGAACCACAGTCCTCTCAAACTCGCTAAAAGGTATGTAATTTACAACGTCAGGATTTACAGGAGGACGATAAGCTCTTATGCACTTATTTCCCGAAATCCAAAGATCTTTGTCACCTACATCCTTGCCGGTAGGTCGTTTATCATAACCGCAAGTTCGTTCATGATCGCATCTTCCAAACTCATTGCCAACGACCTGACCGGTCGCCACATCAATATAAGGGGTAAGGCACCGGCTTTTCCCGCAAGCCGGGCAGGTTAGCTTCAGTCGGCTCCTGCCAGGCCTGCGGTCAAGTTGAAACCGAGGTACGTTTTCGTATTTTCTAAAATCAAGCATCCTTAGCTCCTCTCATTGCTTTTTATATCATGAATCTTTTAGACATTTCCTCTGCAATATCATATACAACCGTATGATCTTCTTCATTGTACGGCTTATTGATATTCAACACTCCTTTTCTCACTTTAAACTTCTTATCTTTTCTAAGGTGATTCAACATACCTTGTTGGAACACGCAGTCCGCCTTTTCAAGTGCTATACTGTCTTCTGTCCATTCTTTCAACGTATATCCTTTGCTGCTCGTGCTTTTTGGAGAAAAGTTCATAATACGTGCATCAATCCCATACCATGCTTTAACCATTCTTCTTTCAGCTTCTAATTGAAATGCGTATGATTCCCATATTCCCCCTGATTTAAAGTCGAGAATAACCACTTCTTCCTTCTCCACGTCTCTTACCTCCTTCTTCGGATCACCTTTTTTAAACTGCCCTGTAGCCCTTTGATACACGGCTCCAAAATAACCTTCTTCTTTGTATTTGAATGTCATTTTAACCATCGCATCTATCGGCGTAGCTACTAAATAGTCTTCTAATGACAATATTCTTTCAATCATCATCGGCTTAACCTTATACTCTGAACAAAATTTGGCAAACTTCATAATTCTGACAATCATATCATCAAGATCATCAATACTGTTAAAAAACCGATCAAGATTTTTCTTAGATATTTTCAGCTTGCCTTCTTGCACTGTCTTAACTACAAAGCTTCGATTTAAGACCATATCTCTACCTGTTAGGTACAATCCGTACAGATAGTGCATGATCGTTCCCCTGTCGGCTTCATACTGTGCCACCTCTTCCGGATTGCGACCAAGCATCTTCATCTCTTGCTTCCATTCCTGAAGTGCGGTCTTATCATCTACATACCCATCTTTGATTAAAGTTGTTACCGAAGCATATATCTTGGCCGTTCCATCATCCATCTTCCTTACATAAAAACGATTATCGTCTAATGTCAATCTTACGAATTTGGGAGTCTCAATCTTCTTCAACTCATCGCAGATATAAAACGGCTCTAACGTTTCTTGATTTTCTGTAAACGGATTCGAATCTTCCTCTCCAGGGTTAGGATCTGCTTCCTCTGCCGGAGCTTCCGGTTCTTCTCCCTGGGCCTGCTCTGGCTCAGGCGCCGGCTCTTTAACTACTGGAACCTGTCCGCCTCTTTCTGCTATGTCTTTGTTTTTTATTAAAGACATAACTTCCTTTCTCAATTGCTCCGGTGTTTGATTAGGATCTGACACCGACATCACAACATCGTTCATTCTAAACAACGTATTTTCTACTCCTTCCACCATAGGGACAAACCCTAAATCTGTTAATATTTTAATCTTTTCTTCTATCATACCTGTCAATTATTTCAATAATCAACCTACCTCTTTCTTTAATCATTCCCCTGCTTTCCATATCCAGTACCTTCTTTACCGCATACTTCCACACAAAAGGAAATTCTGTTTCAAGTTTATCAAATTCCATCCGGTCAAGATACATGTCGAATACCGTATGCTCCGATTCATGTAGAAAAACTATATTATCTCTGCAAGTGGCAACAGACTTATATATCCTTTTTGGAAGTATGTGACATACGTTACATACTGTAGGAAAATGGATAGCCCTACCAGTCATAGACATCCGAATACTATTCAGCTCTTCCAGCATAAGACGAAAAAACCCGGATAAATCCGGGCTCTCTAACTTTTTCTTCTTGCTGCTGTTTTTAATGGATGTAATTCTGTTTTTTTTCTTCGGAGTCAACTCTTTGCTCCTGCAAGCCTGGCATAAGCCATGACTTCTTATCATCACTTTTCGTCCGCATCGTTCGCAGACGTATAGTTTCTTTTCCTTGCTTTCCATTCGAATAATAATGATATTATTGAAAAGAACAATCCCGCTGAAGCCAGTAGATAAGGTACGTTCATTAATAATTTAGATACCTCGTCTGTCTTAATCACTATCAGAAGGAAAGCGCCTGCTGAAAGCAATAATATTATCGCCACAACAAGCGCTATGTTGGAAACTACATCAGCCTTACTCTTCACTCTTCTTCTCGCCTAATTTTTCAGCTCCCTTCTGAAGATCATATTTGAATACGTCAATGATCTTCGTTTCAGCAATAGCTTCGCAATTCCAGTCGCCTAACGTGCCCTGCATGCCTTTAGTCAACACAGCTTCGGCATCCTTGGGATTGCCGGCCTGGACATACATATAGCATGGTGTTTTCTTTTCTTTACCTTTCTTTTCATCCAGTGTAATGTAATTCACCTTACACTTATACCAGTACTCAGCTTCTCCGTTGAAGAAGATTTCCGACACTTTAATAGGATTTATTTTAACAATGTCGAACACTTGAAATAAATCCTTGAAAATCTCTAAAGATCTTGATTCTGCCTCTGTATAAGATAAGGCATCTACCAAATACTTTTCAGTTACCTTCTTTTTTTTGCCGTTCTCGATATTATCAATCTCGGCTTTTACTGTGATTTCAAACCAACGATTCATGTCTATATTTTTATTCAAATTAATCAATCCATTTCCTTTTGTACCATAAAGCGTTTACACCTTGATAATTTCAATTTCTTGTATGTAATATCTCTTTGGTTTTTACCATCAATATCTCGAATATTAAAACTACCGGTTTTACGCCTTGCGAATATAAAATAATAACTGTTTTCAAACATAACCCTATCAAACAATCGGAAACCAAAAACTTCAAAAGGAGATTGATTTGGTCTTTTTATCCCTCCTTTTGGAATCTTTTGTTTATGGATCTGACGATTATGTCTTCTTACTAATCTTACTTTATAATAATATCCTAACCTTATAGCATCAAAGTTTTTAGAAATAACAAATGCATCGAAAACATGAGATTTTTCAATACCATGTTTAATCCTATTGTATTTTGTAACATAACCGAAAGTCATAGAAACTCTGTTGTATTTAGACCTTAGTTCTTCATACAATCTCCATTTCATTATTCCCATTACGGCTGCGTCGCGAAGCGACGATCCCCGTTTGATCTTTAAATCTATATTACCTTTATGGTATTCTTTATGACAAGTTTCACATAAGGTAATAAGATTAGATGGGGAATCTCCACCTGTCTTTCGTGATTCAATATGATGAACATTCAATACTGGGTCTTTTGACTTTCCCTTACAATGCTGGCATTTATGTCCATCTCTTGCTAAAACATATTCCCTAACGTTCCAAAATCCAAGTTGATCACCCTCCTGATATTCTTTACCTGATATATTAGGATTGTTAATCTTTTGAGTATCAAATTGAGCTACTTCGATAACAATACGAGATATTGGTAATATAGAACATACATTGTCAATAACACGAATATGGGCGTCTACTTTGTATTTCACCGAAGGTGCTACCCATCCCGGACGCTTACTTTTTATTCTATTATCAAAACGAGGTTTTCTATATCTCAATCTATTTCGTCTTGATCTTCGTAGCTCCCTTCTGGTAGACAAAAGATCTACGATATCATTTCTAAGGATAACTTCACTGCTGTAAAGTTCTTTGCTTTTCGTTGTAGCCGATAGACCAACATGTTTAGTACCAGCATCAACGCCTAACACAATTTCTTGTTTGTAATCAGATGTTACGTACATTAATTTGATGGTAAACGGACATAGGTTTACAACGATTGCCTTTTTGTCTTTAAGCAGTCTCCTAACCTTACCATGCCTTGTTGTAGGCATCATAGGTTTACCATTTATGTCTTGTACGTACACCATATCTACAAACGTTTTTAATGTTTATTCAACATAAGTCAGAGTGAAACTCTGTTAGTACCCATCGCCAATGTTATTTAAGGTTTTTTTTGTAAGCAACACTGTTCCTGAATACCAGAACTGTTTAATCACTTACCTTAGAGCTACGAACTTGGGCAAACATCCGTAGGTAACTATCTATTCTTAAATAACGTAGTGTTTGTTTCAACACTTAGGCTAATAATCGGAATAGCTTTTGGCTATTATGCATAATACAATACAAATTGTTTATGATTTGTATGGGTTATGCATTATTCTCGATTATTTACTATCGTGGCCACGAAATACTTACACCCCTCTAAGTGCGTCAGGGCTTCAATCATAGCTTCTTTTATCTCTTTTTCTTCCATTCTGTTTGTTTTTTTGGACAAAGATATGCCTTTTGATAATAAAAAAGATTCAAAATGATTTAATTTAGCTTAATTACTGCTCTTTTGATTCGTCCGGTATAGGCATGTCAAACTTTTTTCTGATAAACGACTCTGTTTCTTCGTTGAATGGATAGGCCTCCTCGATAAAATTCATAGCTACCTCCATGTCACCGTCTGCTATATCTTTATACCTTTCAAAGATACCAACCAGGTCATTGTTGTATGAACGTTCTTGTTTTATGTTGTACACGTATTTCAATACCCTGTCTTTGATTTCATTGGCTTTTTTCACAGTATCATTGAAAGAATTTATACTTTCCAATTCTGGATCTTTGTTTTCCTTGTTTACCTTATCAAACTCTTCCTTGCTATATCCCGCTTCTCCTGTAATGGCTGGGCAAACACTTCCATTTATGATCCAAAACTGCTCATACGATCCTATCAGAAACTTTGATTCCATTTTAAATGCATTATATTTAATAAGCAAATTAGCCACCTCTGTTGCACCTTCTATGGTTCTAAAACCGATGCCGATATCTTTTAACATAAATACTGGAACTCCAGTTCTTGGATACACGACTTCTTTTTTGTTCTTTATATTCCAGTTTTTAGCTTCAATTGGAATACCTTTACCAGCAAGCTCTTTGTCTATATACAGATATATCTCTTTGCATGTCAATGACACAATCTCATCTCTGCTTAAATCAAAAACTGTTTTCATTTATTTTTATTTATTAAATTAAACAATCTACCTCTTTGTTCGGGCTCCGTATATTCAACCCATATATCGGCTGCCACATTTCTAAGAAATTCCATAAAGTCTTGATGATCCCTGTATTCAGCAGAATCAACTTTTCTCACAAAACTTAGAATTTCCTTTAACATCTTATTGTTTTCTTCAAGAAGTTCTCTGTCGGTCATAACCTTTCATATTTTCTTCTTAAGTCTTTACCTGCCCAGATATCATGATCTTTTTCTTGTTCTTGATAAATCTTTGCTGCTTTTTCAATATCTTCTCTTTTCATAATTTTATACTTTAATCTAACCTCCAATAAAATCATCGGGAGTTATATATCCTACTGATTCCATACGGTCTATAATCTCATTCGCATTCATTTCTGAACCGTTCCATTCAAGTATGATTTCATTTCCTGAAGCCATGCTCAAATTAGGCTCATTATCTCTAAATCCTGAGAAAGCAAGATGTTCCCAAATGGATTGCAGTGCAAGATCCGCTTCGTTTTGTTTGTTTTCTGCTTTCTTTATGGCATTTCTTAATTTTTTATTCATTATCACCCCCTTTCTTCTTCGCATGGGAGCAAGTCCTCGATGTATGCCCAGCGCATATAATGATCCTTTTCTGAAAGTTCTTCCCATGGCTTGCTCTTGGTTAAATAGACCAAATCATAAGCACCGTCAATATCCTCCACAATGAGCAGTTTCCCTTTGTCTGGCTTTTCTCTTGCATCGTGCCACACGCTGTTAATGCGCCATTCTGCACCAGCTTTAAAAAGAGGAACAGCAAATTCTATATCTTGTTTCATGTCTTATTATTGTTTAATTAATTTAAATATTTTTAGTTTTGAAATTATTTAATATGCTTATCGGCTGGATTGATTATCAATCCATCGTCACATGAAGGGAATGATATGTTAGATTCTCCATTATCAAGATTAGTCAGTTTAACCGTTCCAGCATATTCATCATCCACAAAAAACAATTGATCCGAAGAAACCACAAACCTGCATTGATATGCATTCATCATTGCTCCAAGTTGTCTAATCTTAGTTTTAATCTCTAAAAGTTGAGCGTTGTTGATTATATTCTTATTCATATTTTATTAAAGTTTATCTATTATTTTGTCACCCATTTCCTGCCATTCATCACTCACGCTTATAACCAATCCTATGACAGTGAATGATAATAACAACGTAAAAATAAGCCATAACAGAAAGCAGATAAAAACACATACATACCTCATGATTTTTCAGTTGTTAGATAAAAGCAAAATCGGTTCATTTGACTCCGCAATTGCTTTTATTTGTTCTGGATTGATAAAACTCTTGACTTGTTCACTTATCTTACAAATAGATTTGATCATATCAACGAATAATTTTGAGGTGCATTCGTTGCATTCCACTTCCATTACCGGCTTATATCGATTGTATGACATACCTGCTACACAATTCAGCCAGTGCGCATAGGTTCCTTTTTCTGTATTTAACCTGCTGTATTCTACTTTTGTCTCTCCATTTCCATATTCAATTACTCTTTTTAGAAATGGTTTTGCATAAACACTAAAACCGAAAGGTTGGGTGTTTAAGGCATCTAAACGGGAAGTTCCATCCCTCCATTCTCCATTTTCATCGCCTCCTGTCCATTCCTTAGAGGGGTTAGGGACAATATTTCCGTTTTTGTCATAGGAAAACATGCAATTCGTTTCCAGTTGATACTTAATAATAGGCACTTCTTCTACTATTTTATAACTCAAACATCTCTTTAAAACTTCCCTGATTTGACTTTCCAAATCAGAAAGTGCTATACTATTAAAATATCCTTCATTGCCTAATCTGTTTGTAGGTAATTTGATCCCATAAGAATGAATCTTGTCCACATCTTCTTTTGACAAGGTAGTGGTAAACACTCCTTCTTTGGTGACATTTACTTTAACAGTTACGGACAAACTGTTGTTAGCATTCTTTTCCGTTATATTTAGTGTTGTTAATGCTGCCATAATCAGAACTTTTTAAAATCAATTCGAATAAATATAATACATTCCTGCTTCATATACCTTATGTACATCAGGGTCATTCTTGTCTTCCGGTTCCAATTCACTCTCTTCGCGAGTATAATCCCATTCAGAGTTGTAGTACATATCCTCATTTGTTTTCTCCAAGGAGCAATCTTTCATCAAATTCATATTTTCTCCCCATACTGCAACTTCTTGTCGTTGCTCTTCTTCTGTCATAAGGGATATTTTGTCTTTTAATTCTTTCCAGGTCATGATTTCTAAAATATGATCAATAATTCATTCTACATCAAAAAGTTGATCTAACACCAATAATTCTGCATCCATATCTTCATCTTTCGGGAAACGAACTTTTATATTTCCAAACTTAGATGTCTTAAACAAGATGTAGGGGTTCATGTCTTCGGCGGTCACCGGCTTATATTCCTTAACTTCCGACATCTTGAGATACCAGTCACCTATTTTTACAAACCCAGAAAAGATAGAACACAGATGCGCTTTTACAGACTGTATCTCCTTTTTATCTTTGAAAGGTATAATTTCGTCCTTTCCCCTTATCCTGATTGACAAGAAAGGACGAATGTTATCTGTTTCATTTTGAAATTTGAAGCCTGTTATGGCTTGCTTGGGGATTCTTCTTCCCATTAATATAAAATAGCTCATTGTGATAAGTGATTTTGTTTTATATCAGGTAAGTAATTTGTAATAACATCAAGTGATATCCACAACTCTGGCTCTATGCTGTTTTTTATTCTATCACTGAAAAGAGAATTATCATCACAATCACAATGAGAGATTGTGACATAACAATCTTGATAATCCCACCAATGAGCCGATTTAAAATCGTCCCCTCCATTCCAGAATCCTATTCTTATACCTCTTGGGTTGAAATCTTCATCTATCCAACTTGGATGATAAGCCAACACTTCTTCTCCCTCTGAAGGTTTTTCCTCTTTGAATTTCTTCCAGTTCATATCACTTTTAATTAGTTGGACACAAATGTACAAGTTTTACTAAGATACCCTTCTGTCATCTCTATAAAGTTCACACAATCTAATTTGCTTAATTTGTAAATCAATGCCGGATTGTGTACTATGGCTATAATTTGTGTTTGTGGTTTATGGAATGACAATACATTATAAATTTGCATTATATTGTCAATGTCAAGATTCCTGTCTGGCTCATCCATGAGAACCGTGTATTCAAAACTGCTTTTTGTTAATGTTATGCGATTTCTTTTATAATACTTCAACAGATTATCAATTCTTTTAATCCAAAACGCATTTGATTTTTTCTTGTATTCTACAAGATCTTGTATTGGAAACGTATAATCCTTTTGACCGAACATTAAATTGAAAAGTGATTCCAATGATAACACCACTTTCTCTCCATAAGATCTTCTAATATTATTCACATACAAATCTAAGTTGCTGATGTTTTTCAATACACTATCTCGATTCATCTCCGCCGATGGCAATAAACGGAATACTTTCCCTGCATAATCGGATGATATGTCAATCCCATCAAGAACCTTGTCATCATCATCAAATATAGGTGGAAAATCCAGTGCCTCGATCGGTATTTCAGAGCACATGGATTTCTCACATAACGCATACATTGATATGATGTTAAGCAAAGTTGATTTTCCACTACCGTTTTTACCTACAATCACATTCACTCCTGGCTTGAAAATAAATTCTCTACCATTTTCAAACGCTTCTATGTCAGAAACGTATTCAAAAGGAGTTTTTGTATTGTCTTTTATTTTTACTGATGTTATCATTGTAATCCTTTTTAAAAATCAATTACCGCCCGAACCATGTCTCCGATGTGCTTGTTGCCGGTGCCCGTGAGGCCACTGGAGAAGACCACGTACCACGCGACGGCCTGGCTGCTCTCAGTACTGGACCAATACCACGTCGAGGAGAGGGGAGATGCCGAAACATAAGCGAATGCTTTGTTTAGTTCGTTCATATAATGGGCCATTAAATTTAATTGACCAAGAGATGGTATATACTCGCCATCTTCCAGCAGATTTCTCAATTTTGGATTTCTGGCTACAAGGCGTTCCGTATTGCCGCGTCCGTCAATGTCAAACAGCGCATCACATTCACGTTCGTAATATGTCCCACTTCCGGATTCTTCACGGCTATCATCGTCAAGCAATTGTACGATATCATGCTCCGTCAGTGAGATTGCAAATGACATGTATCTGTGCTTCAACCCGATGTATCGTACACAATCTTTGGAGTTATCGCCGGTAAACGGCTCTGCATGTCCGTCTTCGTAGATTATATACAGTCCGTCAGTTGACTCTTTCTTATCCTCTTCGGATGGTACTCTGTTTTCACATGTACATTTCTCACTTTTGGATCTTACGATTATATTCAATTCATTTAATACATGATTCCTGATGACATTCTCGCACGCTCTTCTTATAAAATCATGATCTCTTTGTTTGAGTTCATCATTCACCATGCATCTGATCCAGTTTTCTATCTGGTTGTCACCTCCATATGTATTAACCATGTACCGTTTTACGTGTTTCTCCAATAACGGCTCTATGTTTTTGATTATATCTTCTTTGGTAAGGTGAAGTTCATTTAATATACAGTTCCTTACTGCCCTGTATTCTTTACTTGTGCTCATGATATGCCCATTTAATACTGTGAATCATATTTTCTTTCTCTCCCGCTGTCTTCCCCTATAGGATTATCCCATCCGTATTTTACAGCCGTAGCTTTAAATAGAGGTAGCCCGTAAAATCTATAATCATCCTCATCCCAGTCTTCAAGACCTTCTTCCAGGATGTAGTTCCACATCATTACACATTCAAACATTAAACTGGCTGATATTCCTCTCTGATTTAATGCCTTTTCAAAACCGAATCTTACATCTTCTTCAAGCTGTTTCAAAACATTCTCCCTGGTAAATTCAACTACAGTACTATTCCACCTTTCTTCGTTATTGTATTCTTCGTTCGGCTCCATACCGAAATCCTTTATCATGTTATATGGGATAAATTTAGCCAGTCTGTTAAAATCTCTACCGTCTAAACATTTTGATGCTAATTCTTTAAGTTGTTCTAATGTTTTCATAAGCAATTTTGTTTTATAGGTTAATCCCATCCTCCAGTAGTGTACAAAGATACATCTTCCTCTTCTACATTTACACCTTTAAGAGCCTGTAGAAGTTTTTTCTTTGTCTCCCGGCACATATTGTAACCATATCCTTTATACCGATATGAGCGCTCCCATGTACTTACTGGAAAAGGAATATTTTCGTCAATGACCAGCCTCTTCATATGAAGATGTTCGAAGAATTTCTCATGATAGAGTAGTTTGTACTCGTATGCTACTATACTTGCAGATGAGAATGGAAAATAATCATCTTCTTTTTCTTCGTATTTGGGCTCCTTATAGTAAGCCATTTTTGTCACAGTAAAATCGAAGCTCCTAAGAATCTCTTTCGGCTTTCCAAACTCTGACTCTATGAACTCTATCCATACCTTTTCTCCCTCTTTCTGGAACGCACATACCTTCTCATTTCTGTACTTAAATTTCCATCCTTCTTTCTGATGTTTTTCATCATTGAACGAATCAATAGCCTCCTGAAAATCGCTTTCACTTTCAAAGAAAATATCAATGTCTTTTACTCTTTCTCCGGAAAGGATATTTTTAAAACATCCACCAGCTATGAATCCTTTGTGGCCTTCCATATACTTGTCAAGCCATCTTATTTGCCAGAAATTATCTGGAGTATCTATTACAAAATTATTCATATTGTTTATGTTTTGCCGTTACCAAGCGAGATAAAAATTCCGCTTCACAATAATACAATGAGTGTAATTACTCAGGTCGATTCCGTTGTCCGTAAATGCATCCAGGACCCGTTTTTCCACGTATTTGAGTTTTACTGTTATCCCCTTCTTAAACACTTCTATTAACTTCTCATTGCACTCAATAGGTCCAATAAGACAGTATCTATTCGAGGGACTGTCTGATATACAATATGTCTGACATCCTAACATGTTGCTTAAAATATTCTCATACATATTTTTTATATTTTACAATTCTTAGTTATGTTACTTAATTCAGCGGTCATTATCAAATCTGATAGTGACCGCCCCGCATGCACATTTTTGAATAAATTTTACTTGGTAGTTATATACAATATTATACCAACCATGTTGTAGAACATAAAGTAAAATAGTATATATCTTATTTTAATCACGTAATTTTGTATCATAAAACTGATAAGGAAATGATTAAAGGTTACAAATATAGATTAGATCCTACACCGGAACAGATTGTCCAAATGGAGAAAACATTTGGATGTTGTAGGTATGTCTATAATTGGGCTCTTGATCTGAAAATTAAAACTTATCAGGGTGAAAAAAGATCTTTGTCAGCAGTTGATTTATGCAAGCAGCTAACATTACTCAAAAAAGATGAGAACCATCTTTGGCTAAATGAAGTATCTAATGAATGCTTGCAACAATCTATACGCTGTATGGATAGTGCCTTCACCAAATTCTTTAGAGAACATACCGGATTTCCCAAATTCAAATCCAAACATAGGGATAAGAACGTTTTTAAGAATGTCAATTCTGTTAAGTTTGATTTTGAAAATAACAGAGTTAAGATTCCTATCATTGGTTGGGTAAAGTTTTTTGCCAATCGGTCCTTTGAAGGTGAGATTGGTACGATAACAATATCTAAATCATCAACCGGTAAGTTTTATGCAAGTGTCTTAATAGATGACGGTATTCCTAATCCTGACAAATTTGCTATCAATTCCGATACAACAGTAGGAATTGATGTGGGAATTAAGGATTTCGCCGTCTTATCCAATGGGCAGGTTTTTAGTAATCCGAAGTATTTGGAATCTGTGCAGAAAAGATTAGGATGCTTGCAAAGAAGGTTTAGTCGCAAACATAAAGGAAGCAACCGATACAAGAAGGCAAAACATGATATTGCCGTTTGTCATGAACGGATTCGAAACCGTAGACAAGATTTCTTACACAAGGTCAGTAAGAAGATAGTAAGTGAAAACCAAACTATTATCATCGAAGATCTTAATGTAGAAGGTATGTTGAAAAATCATTGCCTTGCTAAGGGTATTGCTTCTGCATCTTGGAGCGAGTTCTTCAGGATGCTGCAATATAAATCAGATTGGCGCGGTGTTAATTTAATTCGGATAGGTAGATTCGAGCCGAGTTCTAAGATGTGCGGATGTGGATACATACATCGTGATCTTAAGTTATCGGATCGAGTATGGACTTGTCCTGAATGTGGCGCCGTCAATGATCGTGATTTACTTGCAGCGAATAACATTAAAAGATTTGGGTTAGAAAAGAAGAATCTTCTAACCCAAGAAAATATTAACAAGACACCGGTGGTGAACCGGGAGGGGGACGTGGAGTTGTCGGCGGTAGCCGGAGCTGTGAAGCGTCAAAATGTACTGGTGTAAACTGGTATATAATCACCTAATCATCTACCCTCAACTCTCTTACATAATCTAAGCAATCCAGACCCTTGGCATCTATTTCCTGCCTCTCTTCGTCGACCCATCTTAAAGTGCCATTTTCTCCACATTCCGGGCATTTATCTGCCCCACATGGAAGAAGCATTTGCGCCCCACATAAGACACATCTCACCCAGTCTCCATGCTGCACCCCTTCGTATGTTATTGTTTTCATATTTATTGTTTATCATTTATAACATTTACTTCTTCGCTCCACAAATGTCTCTTATATATCGGAGTGATGCCGACAATAATACCAATATCTCCACCCCAATACTGAAGTATTTTGGACTCAATTTTATGATGCAATTCTTGTATTCCTCCTTTGTTTCTGTCATAAGGAGAAAAATCAGATAACTTTACCGTTTTCATTTTTCTGGATTTTCAGCAGTTTCTAAAAGACATTCATTGCCCTCAAAAGGAATGCAACAGTCCCATAATGTTCCATTGGAACATTCATACTTATAAGACAATCCATCAGAATAGTCCACAATTTCCCTTGCAAACAAGCTGATATGCCATTCTTTATCGTCCTCGTCTCTTACCAGCACTTTGTCAAACGGCTTAAAATCATATTTCGGCTTTTCTTCAATCCCGAAGAAGCGTTTCAGATACTCTTTAGCTTTAGGTTCTCTGCTCGCTTTAAGAACATCAATAAGTTTTTGTCTTTCTACTTCAGTAGCAAATCTATAGTTTTCTATAGTATTTCTACAAGCAGATAAACCATCTCCTATGTTAAGAATACCATTTTGATTTAAAGAAGCATATAAAGACGTTAAATATTCCCCATTTGCATTTAAAATAAAGATATAATCACCATCTTTATTACTTAACACATCTCCATCCTTAAATGTCGTATATTCTGGAACTTCAAGTTCAAGTCTGTAATTTTTAGAGCCACATCCATTAAAAGAGAACCAATCCGATATTATACCGTGATCAGTATGAACCACTCCCAGAATTGGATACATTCCCTCTTCTTTATAATACACAAACTCTACTCTAAAATTTCTGCCGGATGTCACTATTGTTCCATTATATTCACCATTGTTGATTTTCTTCACCAATTCCAAGTCAAATGGTATTGTTGCCATTTTCTGTTCCATAATCTTATTTGTTTTTATTAGTTCCTAAAAGATGCTCATTTCCTTGGTATGGGATACACTCTTTGTATCTCAAACCTCCCAAGCATTCATATTTATATTCTTCTTTTCTTACTCTGGCAAATAAGTGTAGATTCCAATTTCCCAAATTGCTCGCTCTCACCAAGACTTGATCGAATGGCTTAAAATCGTATTTCTTTTGTCCGTCAAGTAAATATTCGTACTTACTTAGATATTGTTTTATTATTCCTGCTTTTTTAAGGTTTTCTGTATTAGCAATTCTTTCAGCAAAAGATTTTTTCTCTTCCTCTGTGGCTAATCTAACATACTTGGATTTATCCTCACTACACACACTTGTCCATATTGGAACTTCTTCAGATATAATCTCGCCATATGCCGATATACCATATATGCATCCCATATCTCCTTCTCTATTAATAATACCATTATATATAAATGGGTTCCCAAGCGTGCTTATTAATATATCTCCTTTCTTGAAATACGCTCCAGCCTCTACTTCCAATTCCAGATCGTTGTTGAAAAAAGTACGACCTTCTGTATCGGCATATATAGCACTTATCCCAGATTCATCTTTTTTTACAAAAAGTAAATTATAACGATCTGCACAGTCTTTTGACTCATATACAAATTCTATTTTAATATTACCAATTAATACTGAACCTTCTATTTCTCCGCTTTTAATTTTTCTCGCCGTATTTAAATCAAACGGGACAATAATTGAATTTTTCATATTTTTCTTGTTTTTAGTTGTTATAAAATAAGATGGGTTACTTAAACCCATCCCAGTTGTTTTGCTATTCTCTCCATTTCGTTATATGCAATACGATGACACCCGGCGGTCAGTATATCGTTTTCGTACCGATTTAGACTCCACTGGTGACCGGTGACGTCCTCCACCAGACCGTGCCGGAACGGGCCTCCCCGGTGCAACAGCGACACCACCTGCCACATTCTTCTGGCTTCTTCTATCCCGATTTTTATTTGTTTGCTTGTTTCAATAATTCCTCCTTTTATACGCATCCAAGCATTTACGTCAGCGCTATCAATAAAATAATACGAATGCAGGGAATTAAGTTCTCCCGACTTCCATTTTTCTAATCTTTCATAAAAATCCTTACGAAATTTGTCTAATTCTTCTTCCCTTGCCCTTCGCTTTTTTTCCTGTTTTGTTTCTATATTTATTCTATATTTTTCAACTCTTTCCCGATATTTCAAATAAGTTCCTTCACCACAAACTTCATCTACAATCACATTAACGGTCCCAAGAACTTCCAGTGTTTTATGATTCAACAATATCTGGAAAATACGTTTCAACTCACGGACATGTTCGCGTTTAATCTTATCTGATTTCCATGATAATTTATGGTCAACTCCAAGCCATTCGTTTGCACTCTTTTTAAGAAGACGCTGAGGAGTCCCCATATCGAAGAACTCAATGTAATCCATCATGTTTTTAAAAACTCCCCAAACATCCCGATAAGACAATTCGGTTCTGGCTTTCTTGTATTTTTCAATAGCATCTTTAATATGTTCTAACATATTGGTAACAAAGAGCATGTTACCGATACAATATGATATATCACATTCAACATAGAACACCTTTGAGCCAGTTGGTATTGCGTTACGAACATGACATTGATGTTTGCTTGTAGAAGAAGAATAATATCTATCATTAATCAAATATGCCTTTTCTCCACGCTTGTTTCGCACGATTCTTCCGACCTCAAAATGTCTTCCATAGGAGTAAATACTTTCACCTTCAAAATAAAAATTACTACCATTTGCAAATTCTTGCTTTTCGTTTGCCCACAAGTGAGCGACCATTGAATTGTTCATATAAGTATCTTTTTAATTGTTTAACTTACCTTTATCATATGATATTCTCTTTTCGTATTTTTCAATACGTTCTGTTATCATATCGCAGAAAATTTGCCCATCTTTTTTGGAACCTCTGAAGTAACCAACCATCTTCAGGATATTTCCGTCAAATTCATGGACAAACTTGTTATAATAATGTTCACCCATAACTTTCCCATATTTTTCCACGAACAAATCCTTGTCCAGTGATTCATCCTTAAAGCAGCGATTGTAATCCCATCTTACGACACGAAACAATGTTTCAAAATTCAATCTTTCCATATCCTGTATTTTATTTAAGTTCAAACTTGATTCCTTCCAGCAACTGAGAGCGGTCTACGTTATTCACAAAATCATCAAACTCTTCCTGTGTGATTTTTCTTCCATAATCGTTCCAGTTGAAAGATAAAGTGTTCGTGTGAGGATAATATATAACATTATTAATTGGCAATCCATAATCAAACACACAGAGTATTATCTTCTTTTCTGCTTCTGCTTGTCTGATTTTCTTATCGTATCGCTCACAAATTTCAGCACGTTTTGCCGCCATCTTTGCTTTATGGGCTTCCACTCTGCGTTTCTCTATATTTTCTGAGGAATAATGCCCGGCTTTAATACGCTCTTCAATAAGAGATCGTTCCTCGTCCGTTAGTGTTAAAACAAATCTTTCTTCTTCCGGCTTATATGGATTAACCCACTTCTTACCACACAATTTTTCAAGTTCCGCAATAAGTTCTTCTGATTCTCTTTTCCATCTATCCACGATCCCAAGATTGAAAAGCATATACTTGAAATACAACTTATCCTCAGAGGCTTTATATAATTCTACGCATTCTTGTTCTGATATACGCAAATACTCCATTGCCACAGACATACCGCTTCTTCTAACGTGATATATGCCATTTTCCACCGGATACATAGGAGCACCATAATGGTTACAAAGATGCAACGATATGAATTTTGCCAATTCCGGAAAATGTTTTGCAACTTCATCATGGCAGCAGCCTCCTAAGTAATCCTCATATTTTCCATGCTTGTTTTTCCAGTCAACGTCGGCTGTTATGCTCCAGTCGCATATGTTATTTTTGCAGTCATCATCCAAAGAGATTCTAACTGTTATTCTATAATCTTCTTCATTTTCTGTAAAGAATTTTGTACCTGAATAAAACAGTTTGTTTGTAGTTTCCATATTATTTTAGTTTAATCATTACACTTATGAAAAATAAAATCTGCACACTCTCCGGGAAGTGTTCCTGCGTCATTACAACGGTAAAACCCTTGTGTTTCCAAATCTACATCTACCGGATAACCTTCTGCTGCTTCCAAGAAGCGTTGGATTTCCTCACATTCTTCATCCGTTAATCCAGTGTAATCATCATTGATTAACGGGCAAGCCCAATAAGAGGGCAACCTGTATCTTATTACTTTTATGCTCATAGTTTTATTAATCTACAGTTACTATCTTCAAATACCGGAACCTTCCCTTGTTCTCTAAAATAAGCAGTGGCCACCTTGAAAGCATAAAGCGGATTTACTTTCTGGATTTCTTGTTGTGATTTATAGAAAGATAGCGGCTTACATACATAGAAATTTTCATTGCCAAGACTCCCAAAAAGCCAATCCATACTACCTTCATCACAATTAGTGCCACCCAGTATTATTAAATCACATCCGGTCTTCCGGGTTCCCAAAATAAATGCCTTGTTCTTATTCTCTGGCTGCATAAATATCTCCTTGTCGATTTTAAACCAGTCGCTCTGGCGACTCTCCACATCCCGGCGAACTATTTCGTCAATTTCAAGTGCATATTCTTCTTGTGTTTTCATAAGATATGTTATTAAATGTAGTTATATAATTTCTGGATAAAATCACTCATGGCATCAGCATACACAACCTATTCTTCTAAGCCATTCTCTATCATGACTTCCTTTATCAATTCATCTGTCTCCTCGTAACATCCCCAGCAAGAATCAACCTCTTCCCATTCTTCGCAATCTTCATCCTCTCTTGATTTGTCTTTGTATTTCTTGGTAAATGCTACCTTCTTTTCAAGAACGTACCCTTTTACATCTCCCCACATCCACATACCTATGGACTTTACTTCATTATCTATAATCTTGGCACAATCTTCTTTCCAGTCTCCTTCTTTGTTGCAGACTTCATTATCATATTCTTCTTTTGTAACGTATACTATCCCTTTTATATAATCACCTTGACTATAACCCCTTGTTGACCACTCTATAGCTACCACATCTTTTCCATATTTGGATATGATATCTAACAGGTCTTCATCATCCAGATCCTCTATTAATTCTCCTCTGCAATCAAAGTCCGTCAAATCACTTGGAAAAAACTCTTGACCTATATATGGACTTGTCTTATGCTTCAACTCCCATACATTGCCACCTCTGTTGTATGTGAATGAGATCCCATTCGCTTCCCCTTTCTTTAAATATTTTACAATGTCTTTCTGTTCTATATGCTTCATTACAATAGCATCAATAACATCTCTAAGATCATGCTTGTTATCGTAGAAGAAAGTTTTCCAATTGCATTCATCATGCAATCGATGCATATCAGAGTATTCAAAAAAGAATGACCCAAACAAACCCCAATTAGTTATAGGGCATTCTGAATCACGGCAATAATACACTTTAATGCGATAATCGCCTACTTCTTTTGTTGTAATAAGATCGTCTTCCATGTCTTTATATTTTAAATAGTTCTTAATTTTTCTTCGATAAATGCATCTATTACATCATAGTATGATCCATCAAAATCACAATTCCCATATTTCTCTGTAAACTCTTTAGCCCACTCTTGAATGATGCTAAATGCCTGTTCCCTGCTATATTCTTTTGGCCCTGTTATTTCATCCACGGCTACCACCGACATCTCTTGTAGATTTCGTAAGTAATTCAAACCTATGCTATATGGTAGCTTACCTACTTCTATACATACATGATGACCTTGTTTAAAGGCATCCTGTAAATCTTCCAAACTTTCTATCAATGACTCGGACTCGTCATCTACTCTCACCTTGTATAACTCAAAATATTCATTTTCTTCCGACACCCATATCTTGTAGGCTTTTTCGTTGGATAATCTTTTCCAGACAAATCTGTCGCTGAATATTATCAAGTTATCTGTTACAATCGTGTTTTTCATAATCACTTTTTTTAATCTGTTACTCTGTAATAATAATCAAGTTCCTCTCCCTTGAAATTATCTATGGCATACTCATCAGCTTCTCGCCACAACCGGTCATACAGCGCAGCCAGTTCACGATTGCTTTCATAATGCTGCCAGATTTTGTGATTCAATACAAGCGTTAATTCCGTGAAGAACTTATAATCGTCTTTCCATTCGCTAAACGCCCGTTTATAGGTATCCTTAACACCCGGCACCCCATACTTGTCGGCTATGCTGAAATCTTCCCAAAAGGTAGTTATCAGGTCATAGCCTATTTCTTTCATAAATTCTTTGAATGTCATATCCTAATCATTATCGTTGTAAAAGAACTCTTCAAAATCTTGTTCCCAATCACAACATGGGTGTTTTTGTATTGATTCAAAGAAATCAAAAACCTCTTCACATAATTCATATTCTTCATCCTTTTTCTCTACAGGAGTCACACATGCGCTATATGTGCAATACCCCGCCATTCCTTCTGCTATCTGACATCTGTATGGCAACGGATACGTGTCACTCTTCCCCGTTATAGCTTTGTTCATCTTGCATATGGTAAGAACTGTATCTACGCCATGTTTTTGTTTTATTGTTCTTTCAAACATGATGGCTTCACATAATCCATACTGAAGAGTCATACTTCCACCTGTATTAGTTATGCTGTCTGGATAAATCCAATTCCATAACAGTTTATTTAGTCCTTCTAAATTGATACGCCCTACATAATTATGTTCTATGCACCCATTATCACTTTCTTCTAAAGGTATTACGTCTCTACTTGAACATTTATCTATGAAGTATTTGCCTTTTTTCAAATCTGATATAGCTTCAGATGAATATGTCTTATCTGTTCCTATACCAAACTGGAAAGATATCAAGACTATAAAACTTAGGTTTTCTATCTTCGTTTTCATGTTATTTTGTTTTTGTCCAACACCAAAAATTCACAGCATATTTCCCAGTAGTTATAAATATCTTACCTCCTCCTATCTCCGCAAGTATATTCTTCCCAAATATCCTTGTAAGAAGTGGTATGTGCTTTGCATCTATAGGTAAATCCTGGGTTTCTTTTATAGGTCTATATGGCACAAACGCTTTGTTCTCATATACCATCTCAACATACAGTCCATCCGGTGACTCAAATACGTCTTTCTTTTTCGGCCTCATCCCAGATCGTATTATCTGTTCTTTCCAAGATTGAATATATGATTTTCTACGGGTCTCATTTATCTTATTAATGACCTCTTTCTTAAATTCGTAATACTCATATATACGACCTTTGTAATTAGCTATCATTTCTTCAATCTTGCTTTTGGATGCCCATAGCCCGCAATACACATAGCAATCCAATAATCTATCTACTGAAGAAATGCCAATAAGCATCATCTCAGAAAAAGAATTTCCTTCTTTTTCTAATTCTTCTCTGGCTCTATCTGTCACCGCATCCCACCATTGCCCTTCACACTTCTCTATCTCTCCGTTGTCAAGTACAATATCGAACTTTCTGCCCCCGAAAGCTTCTCTTCTTTCATTCCTCTTTGCAAGGAAATCATAGAATATGCCTCCTATTCTTCCAATAATGGTATCATCTCCGTACTTTGTGCTAATTTTATCAGGCATTTCGTCGAAGACGAGATACTTATAGTTTCCTGATTCTACTATATATAATAGCTTCATTATTTACGTTTTTAGATGTAAGTTATACCGATTTGTATTGTTTTCGTTGTTCACTATCTGATTAATGTATGATCCTGGCCACAAACAGCCAGGCTGGCCTCATAGCAGGACGGGCGCCTCCTTACCCTGGCTGCTCTACCCACTCCCTGTATCCTACACTGAAACCAACAGGATCATACCTTTTGATCATAGTACCATAATTCTCTCTACCGCAATACCTGTTTTTCCCTCCAATAATCCATCTCTCATCGTCTCCATCTGGAGATATGGAGTTAAGATACTTTTTATAATCTTTCCTACTCTTCCCCATCTTTGTCTTGATTTAAGCAATAGTTAATAAAATAAGCAACCTCTTCATTTTCCCCTGGATTATTATAATCGAAAAAAGTCATATCAGTATAATCCAGCATGACTACACGAAAATCGTTTTTTTTGACATACACTTCCGTTAAATACATAGAAATTCCATCAATTTCTATTACCACCGGAAACTGATCATCAAAGTCAAACGCATCATTAGTTTCTTTAAATTCTTTAAACTCTTTAAATTTTAGCTTTATAATTCCATTGTTTTCTGCTAATGCTTCTCTGATGTATTTTAATCTTTTTGTATTTAGATCGACCTCTGCTTCTTCTATTTCTTTATACAATTTATTTAGATCCATATCTCACCATATTTATGTTATCAAATTTTTCTTTTATAATATCCAAGGCTCTGTACCCGTTTGTTATCATAGCATGCTTTCCTGGCTTCATTCTCCACAGATTAAAATACCTTGTCACATTCATAGTGGCATTAAATAATGATATTTCATATTTTGTGTTTCCATATTCATCATACCCTATGCTTTTAACATAACATACGTCCGGCTTGTATTTAAAATAATTAAAAATCCTATACCAACCTTTTCCCTGACATGTCTCAAAATTCCATTTTCCAACAAGCCTTCTGTATCCCCTTACTGGTATTTTTACTATTTCCCTTGGCACGATTTCAATATACTTTCCTTCTCCGATTGGTATAGTCATATTACCTGCCTCTTCCGTGCAAAAGTATTCTATTTCAGATGCCATGTCTTTATATACATAGAACCGGTATAGGTTCCCGTCAGGGTCTACCCGATCCATGTAGTATAATATCACTTTGTCTACTTCTATTCTTATTTTCTCCATCTTTGTCCTCCTTTCTTGAATAAAAAAAACGGCACCTATCTTCACAGACCAGTGCCGGCAACTAACTCGCATGGAAAACTACTTAACCTCAACTAATTCTACAGAGCTGTAGAATTTAGTGAAGCTACCAACAAATTCTCTTATATCTTTATATTCTTCTGGTCGTTTTCTGTTACCGTCTTTTATATAATTTACCCACAGTCTATCTTCTATGCTCTTAATCGCATTTTCTATAGTAAATTCGTCGCTGACACACATTAAACACGAAGACCCTGTTTTCTTATGTGGTTTATATACCCTTGAAAAAGACCACATTTTTATCCTGTCGTATATATATCCGTTGTTTGGATAAACGAATCCTATCCGGCTGTCACCTTCTTTGGCATAAAATACACCTGGCTCCTTCCCGCCCTTTCTATATACTACGAATCCTTTTTCTTTTAGGATCTTAACCACTTTATTTAATTTATTTTCTACGTTCATTTTCATGCAAAAATTTAAAAACGACCTTCATTACATTTCCAAAGTTCTCCACCTTAACCCACTCGTGAGCTACTGCTCTAAGTACGGATGTTTCGTATGTCGGAATATCGTCTTCTTCAACCACCTTACAAGAAGCCAGAACTCCTTCAGTCGGCTTTAGTCCGAGGTCATGCAGCTCGCAGAGACCGCCCGGCTGGCGGAATGCGCACCACCCGTCTTTCTCTGTTGGCTGGATCATCGCTATTGGTTTTTCTTTCACTGCAAGATACCCTACCATCCACATTGTTTCTTTTAACCTGTCAGCGTATCCGGCATCTATGATAGCCTCTATGTCTTTTGGCGTACCAATACAAGGAACTTTACACATGTTTTTACATTTATCACATGTACAAGGTTGCTCCCATCTGTTATGATCTATGCCTACCAACTTCTTTATCCGTTCTACTTCTTCTTTCATATTATACTATCTCTGTTAGTTTTTCATAATACAACTTCATTTCCGGTGAAGCATATTCCATGAATGCTTCGAATAAGTAGGGTACCTCTATTATCATATTCACATTACAACCTTCTGCCTGTGAAAGAGATTCAAGATCATTGCTGTATGAACACGTTACATGAGCTCCTACATTAAACACATGTAAATCTAATCTTACATATTCCATACATAAATCTAACGCTTTAAACAAGTTTTCTACCTCAATCTCCTGAAATAGGTCTATAAACATCCTTAAATCCATTATTTTACTACCCTTTCTATGTGTTTAATTAATACTACTGCCATCCCCTTACCTGTTTTTATCGCACATTCCGATCCTTTTATCCATTCTACACACCCTACATACTTTTCTGTAGAATGAAATCCGGGATTGTATTTTCCAGATGTACTGAACTCTACCGTATCCCCTACCTTCAGATCATCAAAAGCAATAGACCATGTGGTCCAAATTCTATCATGTCTCCCAGGCTGAATGGCTCCGATTACGCCTTTTTTACGACCGTTTTTTATCGCTCTTAGTATTATCTTTCTATCACCTTCGATAAGGCTGCAAAAGCGCCCGTAAAAGGTTAAATCAACCTGTTTTTCTCCTATTTCTTCTCTTATTTTTGTTATTCTGTTCATTTTCTGATTTTGTTTTATTTTTTTCTTTGTTTTTTCTATCTTCTATAGAAGATGATAATAACATTATCTTTTCTATGTTACTTTTTGACTGTAAAAAAGAATCGCATTTCATTACTACTACCACCTTCTTAAGTTCCCCATTATCGTATAGCGATACACACATCATGTTTTGCGCCTCGTCCACTATCAGACCTGGAGTAGTCTTAGCCATTTTACGTAGCTTGTTATACTCCGGTCTTTCCATTTCCTCTGTTTATTACTCTATAGTATTTATCCTTATCCCCTTCTTTTAACTTCTCCAGATAGAAAATTCCATCATGTAAATGAGACAAACAAAATCTGTATCCGTATTTCTGTACTCTTCTTACATGATCCCGCAGTCTTATCTCTTCACTTTTGTCTTGTACTTTGATCTTAATACTGTCTCCTTCTTTGATTGTGTATAAAATAGTTTGAATCTCTTCTTTTTTCATCTTATAAAATATTTTAACGGCAGCACCTATACTCACGCACCACTACTGCCTTATGTTTAACAATTAAATACTTAACTCTTCAATGGTCAAGCCTTTTTCTTTTGCCCACTTTAGCATCGCGCATAATTCTGTTTCTGACTTATATTTCGGATCACGCCACGCCCATCCGAATTTATCCAGGACATGATGATATAATTCGTCGGCCTTTGCCGTGTAAATGTCTTTGAATAAATGCTCCGAACCTTCCGGTATAAGCATCTCTGTTGTTGCAAAATCGGAATACGATAAACATCCGTAAGCATATTCTGTTATTTCACTCCATGCTTCTCCGGCTTTAAATCCAAATTCTTTTACAAAAGCCAAAGTTAGATACATATTTAATAATATTGTTACATCATATCCGGAATCCGACTTTCTTTCTATTATTTCCTTTTCAAATTCCTTTAAATCTTCAGGCCCTAAAAAGATGTATCCTGATACCGACCGGTAATTAGTCTCCGCATACTTCTTGCATTTATCATCATTGACAATCTTACTAATGTTAGATAACATCTTTTGCCTCCATTCATCACAAAACTCTACCTCTACGTTCATCCAATCAGTACCATAATTATATTCTTTCGGATATCCGACCGATGTTACCTTTATGTTATTCACGCCATATCCGTAAAGGCGTTCACTTACCTCATTCGCCCATTCCTGTACAAAAGGAATAAACTTATTGTAATAAGAATCAAAATCAAAATCCGATTCCTCCTCATATTCTGGCATCTCTTCATAATCCTGTTCAAAGAAATGACGAGGATCTGCTATTGTTTCGTAGAAACTTACGTTAATGAAACAAAACTCGTTGGTTGTCGTTTTTAATATCATAACTTTTTGTATTTACGTACATTTTTCTTGCCATAGAATCTACACATGGCACGAATCTGACTATAAAATACTTTTGTCCTCCTGGCCTCAAAGTATTTAAACATTTCTTCATTCTTTGTTTCCCAAACGTAATCCGTTTGGGAACTCATGCGATCTTTCTCCTTGCGTGAATAATGGTAATATGATACCACAACACGTTTCATACCATTCTTTACAGGTACGATATTTACGTCTATACTATTCTCTGTCATATTATTATTGTTTTATGCATTATACAAATACAAAGAGCGCATACCTTCACAGGCCGGCGCTCCTTTCAATAAAAATGAAAAAACTAATATTACATAAACATATTGTTTTCTACTCTTTATTACAATACTTTTGTTCCGCAATTATTATATCTTCCGTACTCTTTTTTCGTATCATTCAAGATTTCAAAAACCATCTTCTTGTGATCTTCGTTTGGTAACCTATCCTTAACAGCCGATATTACGCCCGCTATAGACGTAAAGCCTGAATCTGTTATTGAACACAGCAACACGCCTCTGTCGGCTCCGGTGCTTATTGCTGACGCCTTTATAATATCATTCTTATATATTCTCATAACTTTTTTGTTTTATTGTTTGTGAGATGCCCAGAATCGAACCAGGACCGGCACATACGCACCGGCACGCCGCGTCATCCCCTCTATGATGCAGAAATAGGCATGCCTATCCTCACGAACCGACATGCCAAAACCCAAAACTTAATTTGATGAATAAAATAGATTAACAAAAATACTATTCTAATTCTTTTATAATATCTTTCACAATATTCAGCCTTACCTCCTTCGTTTCTGGACTAAGACAACCAAACCACCCATAAAACGTTCTTGTTTCCTCTGGTTCTGTGGCCATACTTATCTTCTCCTCCAATTCCGGGAAATATATTCTCACCATTTCGTCTGAACGAAACTCATAGATATTTTTATGTGTTTTGAAATACATAAACACTACATTTCTTAACGCAACACATATGTATTCCCCATCCTCTAACCTATCAATCATCTCATATACCTTTTTCCATATGAATAATCGCTCTTCTTTTGTAAACATATCTTTCTTTATTTTTGTGGTATTATTTGACTGTACGCAGACTTTTCCATGTACACAATACTATGCTCCTGTTCAAGTATTTTCTTTGCTGCTTCTTTCTTTATCGCGCAATATCTCCCTGTACGATACGGATTCTTTTGATCTGATCCATCCTCAACTTCGATAATAAAACAACCTCCGTCATCTATTATCTTTTTGCAATTGTCACATACTCCGCCCGTGCATATATGATGCGGCGCCTGCCCTTTGATGTTATTCCCTAATAAAGCAATCCCCATCTCTTCACCGCATACTATGCATAGTTCTATGGATGGATTCAACCCATGCTCTGGATGCAATACAATACCGTCTTTCATTTTCTATCCTCCTTTATTAATTCTATTATAAACTTTTTATCTTGTTCCCACAATGGCAGCCCTTCTTTTACTGTGTATGCCACTGTTTCCCTCTCTCCTATTAATCGCACGGCAATCTCTCTTGCTTTCAAGTCATCCTCCTCATGCGATTTGTTTATTAAATCATAGGCACATGATTCCACCTTTTGCCTTTCGATTATTATCGAACCCATTAACTCGCTTATATGCGATCCTAAAAACGATAAGACATTAATAGCTTTCCCAATATCATTTGAAATAGCACTTGCTAAATACATCTTATCCATATACTCCGGCAAAGCCTCGTATGCCGTTTCTATGTTTTTATACTGATTTTCGTTTACCTCCCTTTTAATCAGTTCTTCAAATTCTTCTTTTAACATGTTCTTCCCTATTTTAATGTTGTGTGAGATCGCCGGAATCGAACCGACTTGCTGCACCATGAATCCCATAAAGCAAATGCTCCGATCTTCGCAGATGGGAGCATTCTGTCTAAAGCATAAGAAAATTAATGAAGAAATTTTTCTCACTTACGCCATAGCATCTAAAATAGCTATCAGCACTATTTCTATGACAAACATAATAGAAAATATCTTAAATGCCTTTTTCATATCGCTATCTCCTCCTTTTTATTTTTTTTAGTTCCACAATAAACTGTTCCGGCTCTGCTCCGACCTACGTTCCACCTACAACCGCAGGCCTTAGCCCAAGGCGCCGCCTACTCCCCCTCTATGGCAGCCTGTTCGTACCTACAAATCCAATCTCCATCTATACAACTATCACTACGCGATAATAAACATTTATCCTTATAACAATCATAAAAAATACACCTATCACAACTGTAATCCTTAACGTCTACACAGCTAACTACCTTAGCATATACTATTCCATCACTGCCTTCTATTCCTTTTACCCCGAAAATAGAACCTTCTACCTCCTTACTCAAATCTAAGTCAGGCGCAAAGTCATATACGTTCATACCATCCATATTTTAATTGTTAAACATCCCGCTTAAAAAAAAATACTCACATAATGCAGTCCTCAACCCTTAATCTGTTGGAAGGAACCTATATAATGCTGTTTTAAACCCTTATCATATTGAATTTTGTGGAAATGATCTACAGAACACTGTTTTAAAACGCTTATCTATTGAATTTTGTTGGTAGGGAGTGCCCTCCCTCTCCCCCTCTCCAACCCCGGCTAATCCTCCGGCTTTCCGCATAGAACCTGCGCTCTCGGCCTCACTACCGGCATACGGAGAGCGCTACAAGCTTATACTCTGGCATGAAGTATGGGGTATTTAGAGATAATATCATTCCATAGAGAGAATAGAGAGCCTTCAGCCCACGCCCTACCGCCTGCTCCTCCTATCAAGATAGATATTTAAGCCTATAATCAAAGCCAATAAAGAAAAGCAAAAGACCATTACAATATTATACTGATCCGGTCCGTACTCCAACATAGAGCGAATACCAACCGACAGAAAATACAAGTCAGCTACTAATAAAAACCACCACATAAAATAAAAAAAATACAATAAGTATGTCCGAAAATACGGGGATTATAAAACCTAACTAATTGATAATCAAGCATACATAATTTTTAAGAAAAGTACAATAAGCCTAATTTTCAATCCATAGAGACGAAAAAGGCGGAATCCGGAACCCTATTTTGGGCCAGAAAACCGCATAAAGTTTCGTTTTAGACCAATTTTAACGACATGATATAGACAAAATACCGGCATTATATCCAAACTATCCTATTTTAGTTTCGTTTTAGACCAATATAGCTTACATCCGCCGTTCACTCTCAGAATATCCTACCCGTAAATAGAAAGAGTAGGATACAAAAATAGGGCTGCTCCGATATTCGAAACAACCCTACTCCTGTTTAAATACTGTTTATGTTTTCCTTCACGTAAGTTCGTGATGTATGGACTTTACGTTTGCATTTGTCCTTTCCCGTATCGGCATGATACGCTTCTTTGAGATCACGATACAACATAAATTCCCGATACGCTCTTTTCCGCTTTTCTTTAGCTTCTTTCCTGGACAGACCGCGGACGTCTACCATATGAGATTTAAATTTCCTTTCCATTTTCTTTATGCTTTAATTATGATTAACTCCATCTATTAAGTGCTTCAATATAGAAACTCTCCGCCTCTTTATACTCATTTTCACTAAGTGTTTCCACCGTCTCGATATAGTTACGCAATGTTATTTTTACGCAACTGTTTTTAGATTTATTGAACGCTTCAATTAAAGCGTTGATCATTGCTTTCTTTTCCATGCTATTATATTATTTATAATTTAGAGGTTGCTCCGGAATCGAACCGGACACGCATTCCTATCCTATAGAGATTTTATGCTACAACCAACAGCCCGTAATTAGTACGTAGTTCTTTCGTACAGGCTCGTACTATGTTGTTATTATATTTTCCGTCTGCTACACTATTTCGCCACACATAACGGCATAGTGTCCTTGCGTTTTGATACGGCACGTCCCTACATGGTAGGCTACATGCTTGTACCCTGTAATTTAATCTACAGCCTTGTTCTATTTTTCGTGTAAGCAAGTAAGACACGTTTCGATCTGGAGACGAACCTCGTACAACGGTATGCTTTCTAAACTATACTTACATACCTAACATAAACCGCGCTTATTCAACGTAGTTCATGCAGTAATACCAACCCTTTGACTGCCAACGGCAAGGGCCGGTATATCTATCCCCAATATATAAAAGAACTTTTTGTTTTGGTAGCTTCTGTCTAAAGCATTCGCGGGACGTGCACCCACTACCAATGGCGAACAGGCGCGTTAAGGTACGCGACAAACCTTTGGAGAGCTTAACGGCGCTCTCCGTGCCTTGTTACTGCTGGTTGCTTTCATGTGCGAGATATTCACTTACACACTTTGCCACAGTGCGAATAGAATAATATTTGATCTTAACAGCCACATAAGTAGCTTTATACTCGTCGTTTTCTTTTATCAACCATTTAGTGCTTTTTTTGGTCTCCAATGATTCGGCAGTAGTAAAACCAAATGATTTATATTCGCTACCGTAAACCACATTCTCAGCGCACCAATCAGCCGTTTTAGCCTCAACGCCTTTCTCTTTGTCTGCATTGGTATCCTTATACACTTTAGAGTATAAAGCAAATTTAACAAATGTATCGTCAACTTTCGGTAACATTTGGCTACACACAGCTACCAGGCGTTTTTTATCCTTGGCGAGGGCTGCAACCTTTACGGCGTATTCTGCCGGTATTTCTAAGGCCTTGCAAATAGACTTAAGATCAGCTCCATTAGCAAATAAAGCGTTGTATAACTTTACGGCACCTACCAAATTTGCAGCATTTTCTTTGATAACAGCATTCTGTAGTTTGTTTACATTTTTTTTAGTAATCATAACATTATGTATTTATTTGTTAAACAAGTGATATTCAATTCAATAGCCCACAACGCAAGCTATTAACAGATACAGATATAGCGTTATCCAACGGATACACTATATAGGTTCATCATGTCGGCATGTGTTATCGCTTTAACACATTGCAAATATACTACTTTTATTGTTACTACAAATATATATACTATATTTTTTTTGTTAACTTGTATTAATTTCGATTCTATTATCTGATTATCAGCAAATTATAAAACACGCAAGAGCAGTATTATACGCGTACATTAATATGTAGGATATATGCTTATTTAAGCGGCTTATAATCAATATGTTACAATAACACATTGATTATCAATAATTTAAATAAGTGGTTGATAATCAGAGAGTTTTTAAGTTTGAGGTAAAAACGCGTTTTCGGTTTTCCAGCGAAGGGGGTGTGGGGGAGAAAACGCGTTTCGGGGGCGGGAGGTTCGTGATAGGTACCCCCTCTCTCCCATCACATAAACCTCTTTCTCATATCTCTCCCATCACATAAACATTTCACCATTCCTCTCCCTCATCACATAAAAATATGGGGAACCTATCCAAAGTTCCCCATACTTATTTTACGACGGTAATTATTTACTTTCCCATATTAGTTTATCTTCGGCTATTCCGATCTTTACTTCCTCGCACTTTCTTCCTATCCATCCATTGAGATACGAGAATGGTTCTGAGTTTTTTACTTCTTCTCCTAAGAAATTAAAAGCTTCAGTAGAAACATGGGATGCTTCATGGCAAACTGTTTCAAAATCAATTATTTTCTTATTAATAAACCATATCAAAAATCCCGTATTAGGATTTAATTTACACCCTCCGTATGGAACGGATACAGTTACAGCCTTGCTATTATCTACGTAACTAAAATCGTTATTGAAACATTCTACCATGCCAGATACGTCTTTTCCTACGTATATCCACAGATTAAAAGGATAGACTTCCGGATAGAACTGATATAATTCACGCTTCATTTCGATAAAAGTTTTTTACTTTCAAGGAAGTCCTTAAACTGGTCACTTGATACGTCTATAACGAATCCAGCAGCACCAGCATGTCCTCCACCACCGAATCTCTTACTTACCTCACAGCAATCTACGCTGTCTTCTACGCATTCGTAAAGAGAGAACCTAACTTTTCCACATGGCATGATACAAAATGGCATCAGGGCTTTAATTTTTCTACCGTCTAACCAGTCCGGTGTAAGAGAATCAAATACCTTAGAGCTAAATTCAGCGGTATTCATAGCCATAACCTTAACCTCGTCGACGTAAGCTTCGAACGAGTACCTACTTACCTCATCTTCGTTTTTACAAGCCATGTAATTAATTATAGCACGTCCTTCTTTAGCGAGATCATAGAAAATTAAATCCACCTCATTGTCCTTCATATTTTCTTTAAAGTGATCATACAAATACGACAATGCTATTAACACATTGAGTCTTATTTTTGATCTCAAGGCATACTGAACGGCTACTACCGTATCCCAGCCTAAACCGGATTCTTTATTCCACACATCGTAGTCTGATAAGCACCTGACTATCGCCGGCACCTTCCCCATCAGCAGGTCCGAGGCCAGAGCGCACGCACCGGTACCGACTCTCCTAAGCCCTGGAACAGTGAACCCCCATGTCTTACTATCTTCGATAATTCCCTTGTGATGATCTATCCACATCAGGCTCTTTCCTTCATCAAGCCATTTCTTGAAAATCGTTTTAGAATCGGCTCCGAAAGACACGTCAAGAACGTAAACGACATCTAAGTCACGCACCTTGCTGGTAACTTTCTTGACATCATCTTCATACGAATACGGGATATAAACAACATCCCTGTCTTTACTGTTTTCGTACATGGTTGCGATGGCTGCCGATACAACGCCATCTAAATCCGATTTATGATAAATTATCGCTGCTTTCTTTACTTTCATGGTATAAGCTTGTAAATGTAATATTATTATCCCCTTTATCTATTTTTATAATATCGCTATATCCTTCATGATATTGATCTTTTTTAATACGAACCTTCAAAGTAAATAAAGGAGGTTTACAGACAGGAGGAGTATCAAACTCCTCACTATAAATATCCTGTAATTTAATTTTTATATTAAGATCAACCCCATAAGGATTTTCAAGGATATATATATGATCGTTGTTTAGAATAACTATTCCTTCACTTGTATGTTCTTTGGACAACTCATAATTTAAATCAAGATCTTTACCAACAAACTGAATAACATCCATATAGTCAATGCCGGCATTCTCAGCACATACCTTATCCGAATCAGAGAACTGCCCTGGCAGACCACTGGCGCTTCCTACCATCAGCGTCATTGTCTCAATATCTTTATATGTTATACCATCCATCATCAACCTACAAGCACCAAGTGCCTTATATACCATACCGGGATTAGGCTTCATCATCGGATCATATTCATCAATTGAAAAACACTCATAATGACCATACACTACTCCTCTTATACCTCTTTTCACTGCAAGATCATGAACGCATCTAAGGACATAATTTATCTTCGCATCAATATCTTCATCGGAAACAAACCCGACACCCACATCACATTGGTTGCTTATTATACCAAAGTATTTAACGCCATTTTGCTCCATAAGATCAAGTGCCCTATTCACGACATCTTGCTTAATCTTCATATCAGTAAGATCTTCTGCATAAAGACCTCCAGATATGGTTTCAACCAACGTCCCGTCAAAATCAAATAGTAGTATTCTTTTGTTTTTAATATACAAATCTTTCATCATTTTTCACTCCTACTCTTTTTTATTACCCTAAACTGAAGACGGAATAGATTACTGTCTTCTTTTATAATATCATACACAGCATAAGAATTTTCTCCTATATCCCATCCAAGATAATCGAGCAGGTCTTTTAAGTAAACTCTCTTGTATTTTACACCAAAGTTATTTACCTTAAACGATCTCTCGTCTTCAACATCAGAAGCAGCCAGATAAAAGACCGTATTTTCAACTCCTTCAAATATCTTCCCTTCTTCTAAGCCGATAACAACCGCATCCGTTACCCCCATCCAATTCAAATTATCGACAGAGATAGTCATTATCTTACTTTTGCTGATTGACAACTTCCGGATCTTGCTTTCTTTAGTTTTAGATCCTAAAAAATCCGTACTGTTAAAAAAATCTACTTTCATGGTTATAATATTTTATATTTATGTTGCAAACATACATAATAAATAATCATCAAAGAAATAAATAGGATTAAAATATGATAAAAAACCCATAGCACTACGTATTTAATAAAAATAAATCAATGACACAAGATAATAAAAATAATCATATATTTGTCGGTATCTTAATCAATTAAAAATAAATGTCATGGCAGAATCGAAAATAGGTTTTGTAACCTTCAATCCGGGATCAGGTGACGGTGATCAGGCAGTCACCGTATCAGGTGAAAAATACGAAGGTCGTGTACAGCGCACGCAACAAGTAGAATTTGGTGCCGAATCAGGCGGTGTTAAGAAAACTGCTACCATCAACCAAGCTGCGGCAGCTGAGTTTGTAAAAATAGATCCTACTGCATCCGTAGGGAAAGGAGGTGGTACTGTAACGATCAACGGTACAAGTAACTCAACTAAATTAACGTTCTCTCTAACTCCGGACGAGACTCATCCTCTGACGCTGCAAATACCAGCCTCCTATCAGGCAGCAGGCAAGGCTACCAGCAACGGCGCTGTTATTGCCGACGACCCTGGTGCAACAGGGGGCTTTGCTTTCAGTATCGTATTCTCCGGTATTGCAGCGAACACTAATATAAACGATCTGGTAAATACTCTTAAGGTGACGGCCGCCGGAGGTCAGACGGCTAATACGGTTATTACCCAGACAGCAGGTGATCCGTTCTTGGAAATAGACAAGGAGGTAATTAACTTGGATGCAAACGGTACTCCTCAGACTATCAACGTTAATGCAAACATCAGGTGGACTATCACTCAAGCTGTTTCTAAGTTGGTAAGGAAAGTAATGAAATAACAATTACTTACAGAAAAAGAAAAGGGGCGTCTATTTGGCGTCCCTTTTTTCTATGCATTGTATGTAGTATTTATCTTTTTGCCTACTGACAAAAATCTTTTTTAAAATCATCTGTTTTCTGATATGGACTCTTTTCCCATCATCTAATTCTCTCCATATTTCATTAAAGATCAAATCTATTAATTCCATAACCTTCTTATCAGAGACAAGATTCTTTCTACCGGGGCTGACCCATCCATCATCAGTCATCTTACTGGCTATTTTATTAGCTATCCTGCTTAATTCACGTGGGGTGCTCATTTTAATACGTTTTTAAATATTCTACCTTTTTCACACTGAAGTATGCAGTCTCTCATGGGATGATCTTGTTCGTGATCGTCACACATCGGAAATTCTTTTCCATAGGGGAAAGCAATGTGCGGGCACTGCGCCCTGAACGCATCCCAGGCCGACTTCCTCACAGCCTCAGCCCCGGCACGCACGCCCTTCTCTCTTTCCTTGGCTGGGTCAGCATACACGTTTGAAATAGCTCTTTTCTTCCAAGTAAGCATATTGTAGTAAAACTTATCCACCAGTTTCCTACCCACTACATCAAACTTCTGTCTATGAATTAAAGGTGCGACCTTAACGACGTTCTTCCTATTTTTACTAACATCGACATAAATCAGCCCGGCATAAGACGGAACTTCATTTACGTCAATCATATTAGGCGGACAGGCGTAGTAGAAATAGTTTGGAGGATAGCTTATGACACCACCTACTTTAATAATGCCGTCTTTAAGAACCTTATGTTTTTTATCCTTTTTGAAGTCGTTAAAGAAATCTTGTTTAGACATCTTGACCTCTACTTCATAAGCGTACAATGATCTTGTTATGGCCAGGAAGTCAGATTCCCAATCATATATATGGAGATTGTTAATAACATACATCGGATTACTTAGCAGATCCCTATTAAGGATCTTAAGCATTTGTTGCTCTGGGTAGTTCATTGTCTTACTTTTTTAGAGGCTTGTGGCGGAATCGAACCGCCCTACGAGATTTTGCAGATCCCTGACTAAACCACTCATCCAACAAGCCATGTAGCCCAACCGGGAGTCGAACCCGGAACTAAAGTTTAGGAAACTTTTGTTATATCCGTTTAACTACCAGGCTATTTAATGTTTGCTATGTTCACACACCGCAAACACCGAGATAATTAACACTTTACACAAAATATGTACCGTTATCCAAGGAGGATTCGAACCTCCGCTAACAGAACCAAAATCTGTTGTGTTACCACTACACCATTGGACAGTGGTCCGGTAGGAGGGATTTGAACCCACGTGTAACCAACTACCCTTTCTACAAGGTATAAGCTTGAGGGGATACTACCGGATAAAATTTATGTATAAATCCTATTTTTACAAATATTAATTATGGTAGCGCGTGATAAATCAAAAATATCGGCTATTTCTCCATAAGACATATTGCGATTATTTCTCATATCCCTTATCGTTTTAGCCACATCATTATTTATCTTTCCACTATATAAATTTGACTCTTCACCCTTTCTTATTTTAAACAGCCCCAATCTTATGGCTTCCTTAGTATTATAAGAAAGTGTACACCATTCAAGATTATCATAGTTATTATTCAATTTGTTTCCATCTATATGATTTAAAACATTTAAATTTTCATCATATTTATCAACAAAGTAAATACCGACCAATCTATGAATACAAAATGATTTATACTTTCCATTTTTACATAAATTCACATAATAGTATCCTCCTTGATTTATCCTTTTCTTTAAGATCTTACTCTTTCCTGATTTAAAAGAAAAAACATCTCCGCAATCAGAAATAAAATAATCTCCATCATATCCTTTAATTTCTACTAATCTACTCATTTTATTGATTAATTATAGAACAAGTAGGTATCTTTTCAGATACCTACTCATAGGACTTAATTTTAGATACTCACTTTATTAAAAAACTCTCTCTCAACGCAAAGTTAAGTACTAACCTAAAATATGGCAAACTTTAAAACATAAAAAGATTAAAATAACTCACTTCTTTTTTTTCTTCTTCTTTTTAGTGTCTTTTACTTGTTCAGCTTCGTTTTCGGACTCCACTATATCACCGGCTTCTTCCTGAATCACATCTGTATCAAGAAGCGTATTGTATTTCACTTCTTTATTTTCATCAAATTTCTCCGATTCTGCCACATCCTTATCTGACTCCTCATCTTTATCCAATTCCGGCTCAGCGACATCGTTTTTGTCTTTACCGATTATACCTATCTGATAGCCTCTTAATTCTACTTGCATTGATTTCAGCTTAGATTCTAACTCCTGTATTGCCTTGGCTCCAATAGAAACCTCATTTTCCAAATCTCCGATTCTGATCCTGGCCTCAATCAATGCATTTGATTTCTTTTTTAATTCATATGATATACTGTTTTTCTTTTCTTCCAAGTTACTGATTTTGTAATTAGCCTCATCAAGATCGGACTTGACTTTGTCAAGATCAGCCTTGGCCGCATCAAGTTCTTCCGTTTTCTTCTTGACGCTTTTTATCAGCTTCTTCTGATTTTCCTTCAAGGCGTCAATCTTTTCCTTAGACTCAGAAAGATCTTTGCCAATAGATAAAATCTCTTTATCCTTTGAAGCAATATCTGACTTAAGTTCTGAAAGCCTTTCCTTGTAAAAATCAGCCTTATCCTGCATTTCCTCAATTTCTTTTGCAAGATTTTCGGATTTAATAGCTTTCTCCCTGTACATTGACAGCTTGCTGTCTGTGATGAATGTAAAACCTAACATGCTCATTTTCAAAATATTTAAATATTACTTAACTCCAGAACTACCAAGACCTTTTTCTCCACGTTCATTTCCGTCTTCTACCTCAATATCTGTCACCTCTTCCAATACCATTTTGTATTGTGGAACGATTTCCATCTGAGCTATTCGATCGTTTTTATGGATTACGGTCGGTTTTTTATTGATTTTAGTAAGATTAACCATATACTCTCCTTTGTAGGTAAATTCGCATTTACCGGGCGCGTTAGTAACTACCACTCCCTCGTCAAAAGAGAATCCTGATCTTCCTTCTACATTCACGCACCATCCTTCTGGGATATTCAATTTGAAGCCGGTTCCGATTCTAACAGAATAACCTTGATATAAGGTTATTGATTCAAAATCGGAAGGAACATCTATTTCCACTCCCATGTCATTCACCATCTTCACCACTCTATATGCACGAATATCACAACATGCATCACCATCATGCTTGTATTCAGGTATCACGACATCGGGATACAGCTTCTTAATACCTACCTGCACAGTCTTCTGATAACCTGGAGTCAAATACGATTCAGGTATTTTATTAACAACCTTATCTTCTTTTTTATGTTTGTTGTTCTTTTCAGAAACAGTATCCTTCTTGCTATCTTCTTTTTCAGAAAGAAGTCTTTCAATATCTTCTAACTTGTCCATAATTATATTTTTATAGTACAATAAACAATACCTTCTTTTTTTATATCCTTCGTTGATTCATAACACTCACGAAAAGTACTTATGTCTGCATCATTAGGATCATCGACCCACTCATCTCCTTGCTTATATTTTTCTCTGGTTTCTGAGTAGATCATACATAATTTATCCCCATGCTTCGCCATAATCCTTTCTTCTGTCACTTTCCTACGAAGTTTAATAAGGGGAAATCTTGTAACTATTTCTACCATCATTCTACACAATCTTTAAAAGCCCAAGAGATGTTATTCTCCTGGGCTGATGTTTATATTAAAATGGAAGGTCATCCTCTTCCATAGGAGGGAAGTTCGGCATCTGTGCTTGCGGCTGTGGCTGCGTCTGATGCTGAGGCTTGGTGCTCCTTGTAGTAGGTGCCGGGGCAGGTGCAGCCGGCTGAGCCGGGGCCTGATACTGAGCAGGCTGTTGAGCAGGCTGTTGGTAATTCTGATACGGAATAGCACTCGGAACAGACTTGGGTTGTTGAACCTGTTGAGACGCTGCCGGCTGCTGGGTATAAGTCTGAGGGGCTGTAGGCTCTTGCTGAGTATTTCCTCCTAAACCTAATTTAGCCATTATACCTGCTCTGATATCTTTAATAGAAGCATTGAACCTGTTTGAATATTCAGTAATCTTCTGATAAGTAAAGTTGTTTTGAGCTGAATAATCGAGGCTTTTCTTGCCATCAAATCCCGTAACCTCAACAGGGTCAGGCCAGCCATTTACGCCTTTTTTATAAAAACGTTCAACAAGCTGATCTTCTTCTCCGTCTACTCCGGCATATGCAATAATAAGTTCTGAAGAACCAAACTCATCTTCTTTCTTCTTCTTAAAGACATTGAAATAAATTTCACGACTAAAATCGATATTTTCGTAGTATTTTACGAAGCTCTTAACAAAGCCCTTGATATTTCCTTTTTGATTTACGAGAGGTATGGAAATACAATAGTTTTCATTAAGCTCGTAATCTTTCAACACGATAAGGAAATTAGTAACAGTATTTCCATTAGAGAAAGTACTTGACTTTAATCCGATGTAGTTGATGTACCCAACTACTCCATTATAATACTCTTTCCAATATCCTGCCGGCTGACCGCTATTAGGATTTATGTGCTGAACAAAACCTTCTTTTGGTTCGTTACTTTTTTCATACAAGTTACCATCTGAATTAATATACAGATAATAAGTTGTACCAAAACTTCTGTTTTCTCTAAAAGCCATATTATTATTTTTTTTATAGATTATACAATGTTTGATTTAAGACGTATGTTGATTCGTATTTAGGATTGAACATCTTTATCATCTTATACTGATCAGACCAATCCATAACAACATCTCCTTTTATAAGTGATTTTACGGAAGACAGTATATTTTCCTTACCGATAGAAAAATTAAAACACGGGCCTTCCAGCGCATTAAAAGGCATTGATTCCATTATCTTTTTTCTATTTCCAAAATCCTCCGACATTACTGTTATGCCGTTTTCTTCATCTACCTTAACATTGACAACATTATCCACTAAAGTCATGGAATTAAGAACCGATATAAGCAAATCCCTATCGAACTTAACACTCGAAGATTTTTCGAATTTATTACATACGTATTCGTAGTTAGGATACTGTTGTTCTACGTTCATATCCGATATAATCACATTATCAAAGCATAAAAACGTCCTAACACCATCTGTGGAAATACTGATCTCCGTATCCTTATCAGATAGAAAGCGGTATAAAATAGAAGCTGCGACCTCACTTAACATAATCGACCTTTCTTCTACTGCATTAGCATATTCTTTCCTGTTTATAAACAGACGGAACATATCAGTAGAAACAATGTCAATATAGTCCTTCTTCACATTAAGAAGAATCGAGCATATAGCCGGTCTAAATTCATCCGATCCAACAAACGCAAAAGATCTTTTCATAGACTGAATGAAAGACGAGCTCATAACACGAATACCATCACCTACAGGATAAAAGAAATCAGGGAAAGCCTTATCCTCAATCCAAGTAGAAGAAAAAGATCCTCTATCGTATTTAAAAACGATACTGTAATCGTTTTTAATCTCTATCTCTATATCCTGGTTATGATTTTTAAAAAACGAAATAAGAGTCCCGGCATCTACTAAAAGAGAAAACTTATAGTCACAAGAAATATCAGTATTCACATCGAAAATATCATCCGTATATGTTATACGTTCGTTCATGGCTTGTATCCGGATATGATCAAAATATAAAGTAATTTTTATATTCGATGTGACACAATCCTTTAGAACCTTATCAAACATCTTTGAAATGTTTGAAAGTTTCTCATTCATTAGTATGCCAGGAACTCTTACTTTCATTTTTTAAAACTTACGATTATGACTATCTAACACTGCAAATGTATTATTTTAAAATCTAATTACGAATTAATTGGATTTAAAATGATTTAAAATAGATTAAATGGTTCTTCTTGCTGCTTCTGCTATAAGCATCGCATCAACTATACCGTCATGGGCTGTCTTACATCTTTCGTTTTTAACGAACGTATCGTTTGGCCACAGCCTTTTAGCGCAAGCCAATGACGTTTTCTTAGTATTTACCTTACTGGCTTCCATGACCTTATCAGAATGCGTCCAAACCAATTTCTGCCATGTTTTAGGGGCTATGAAATTAACGGAGCAACTTATGTCCGTAAATGCCATGCAGAGGGAGAGGAACAGTCCATGCAGTTGGCCTTTGTTTTCCATGAGGGAGGCTGTAGAGGACGTGCTGACCCCGTACAGTGCGTGGACGTCCTCTATGACAAACACTACCCTATCAGGATTGTTTTCTACGATCGTATCCCGGCAAAAAACATATTCTTTAGTCAAGTCTACTGGTCCTGAAGCTGATATTCTTGGAGTTGAGATTCTCGATATTAGTTTGCTGTCTTGATCGATGCAGGCTATGGCTCCATCTTTTCCTGGGTCTGCTGCTATATATAATACCATAATGTATCAATTTAGATTCATGTCGATTTTACCAATGCTATCGTCATCTTCAAAGCCTCCATTGTCTGTAAGTTCGTAATCGATAGCCACAGCACCATTACTAAGAATGTAAAATCCTTTAAACTTCTTTCCTATTTCAATAGGATACACTACATTTACATCTCTTCCAATATCCTCAAACGGCATAGCAATATCTTCTGTTTCAGCTTCTTTTTGTTTTGCTAATACACCAACAGGTATATTTTTACCTTTTATAGAGGCGTATGTAACCATATACAGAATATCGTTATTGACAAACGCCCTATCACTACTTACCTTATCCAAGCTAACATATATAATATGTTTTATAAAACTATTGATATCCCCACATATGTTAATAGCTTCTACTTCTTTAGGAATAACGACTTCCACTTCTTCTGGTTTTATATTTTTCTTTTTCATTGCATTAATCTTTTTGTGTTTTGTTTTACTTCTTCAACAAGATCCTGATCTTTCATCATTTCCTGCTTAAGTTTCTCATTATCCTTAATTCTTTTCACCCTATCGGCAAGAATCTTCTTATATTTCTTATCCGATATTTTAATAAACCAAGGACAGTTCCTTGATGGAATCCTTTTACATGGATAGTCAGTGAGACCGTTCGGTCCAAACTGCTCGCATCGGTTACATTTCTCTTCGCCCGTCATTGTAATTATATTTTAGGAAAACATTCTTCAAGTTCTCTATAAGAGCACTCTACTACAACAGAATCTCCTTTAGGGAGAAATACTAAAATAGAATCGATAGAAAAAACGCTATCTACTTTTCTTACAAGTTGGCCATGCTTGTAAGAAGACATGACCAACCTAATTCCATACGCATCTGAATAAGATCCTTTCCTACATGGAGTTATGCTTTCAACAACATAATCAAAGCCTCCGATATTAACTTCATCTCCGTCATTGATTTCCATAATAGGAATCATTTTGGCTCTTCTATCTATGCTTATTTTCATTTCGCAATCTCAAATTTTATTTGCTCCTTCGGTTCATAATTCCATACCTCAAAATCATCAGCTACAAAATCATAAAATCCTTTCCCTTCCATACGAGATGAGATAGTAACCTGCGGAACCGGGCCGAAGAGAGATCGACGAAGGAGCTCGTTTGCCTGTTCTTCGTGACGGTCATACACATGCATATCTTGGATGAAATGAGTGAAAACTGCGGGCCTTAACCCGGCGTCGTGAGCAAACATCATCATCAACGCCGCATATTGAGCTACATTCCAGTAAGAAGCTGTAATCATATCCTGGCTGCGCTGATAAAGCGTCATATACAACTCATCTCCTTTAACAGATAAATTGATCTGAAACGCACATTCTTGAAGAGGTTTTAGTCCATTGGTTTCAGGATCGAACATGGATGCTACTATTCTTCTTGACGAACGATCATTCTTTAGTGACCAAAGAATGAAGTCTGTTTGGTTAAGAAAACCGTAAAGACCATCATGGATATCTGTCATACCATCTGGAGCTTTTCCGGTACCCATATAAACATGTCTGTTCACCATATCTCCATAACATCCTTCGATCTTTCCATTATCATCAGCCCACTTATCCCATATATGAAGACCAAGATCTTTGATATCTACCGATCTTTTTTGCCAAATCCACAATATTTCTTTTATGGAGTTTTTAAGATTAGTAGGTCTAAGTGAACCAAGAGGAAATTCCCGGCGAAGATCGTACTGGTTACATACTTGTAGGATACGCTTCACCTTGACGCCTGTCCCGTCACCGTAGACCGGTCGCTTTACCTCTTCCCACGGCTGGCTCATTATAAGAGCCAAATTGTCTTGAAATATTTTATCTACTCTTGCCATATTCTTATTAGGTACTTATATACTATAGTATCACCATCTCAAGGTTATGCCAACAAACAAGAATCATTAAAAATTCTAAGAGGAATGGTTATAAAGACGATTAATTTCTTCTTGTTCTAAACACGGACCACCTACAACTTTCTCTGTTGCTTTTCTTTGTCTAACAAAATCTTCAGCTTCGGAAAAAGTTGTAGCATAAATATATCCACCATACTTTTCTCCATTTATATCAAATTCTGTCACAAACTTCTTTTGTTTTTCTTCTTTTGTTTCCATAACTGTAATTTTTAAAAGCAAATAATTGATTGATTTATAAAAAGAAATAAAGCGGTGATAAACTAAGTTACCTTAACCAACTACCATCCAGTCATCAGCCAACATATCTGATTGCGAAGCTAACCATCCATTTACAATATTATCGTTAGCATCTTTCATGCACAGATAAGAACAAAATTTAATCATGTTGGTTTCTGTTATGTCATAATAATCGTTTACGTATTTTTTAAACGAATCCGGCAATGACTTTACTTTATTAACTATCATATCAGTAGACAACCAATCTTCCGGTCGCTGGAATACGAACATACCTTTACCATTCCATCCTGAACGAGCAATTAACTTACCTTCTTTTACTGCCTCTAAAGCTTCTCCAAATTTCATAACTATATTTTTTTTTATAAATTAAACTCTGCAAAATCTATTTCAGATCCGGTTGACAAATTAATCATTGACTTTTCAAGCTCTTCCATTGGAACCGGTTTCACAATACCTCCATTACCAAGAGTCCTTTTATAGAAGTTTATCACCACCTGATCGCTGGTTTTTACCGTCTTAGGAATAGGTTGACGAAGATATAATCCATCAAGAGACTTTACTCTTGAAAGAGCCGTATATAGCTGTCCTGTTTCAAAAGAATTAGATACGTCCATCATAGCCGCATCCAATGTCAGGCCTTGGGCTTTATGGATCGTGATAGAATAACCTATTTTTATAGGATACTGAATAATAGCTCCTACTACTTCAGATTCTATCTTATATCCGTTTCTTACGTATTTTACTTTCTCAAACGAACATGGTGTTATAACAACCTTAGTATGCTCATCATCTTTCGGTTTATCAAGGACTACTTCAATCTCACCCTTTTTTATAGATAATACAGTACCAAGAGAGCCATTGAAGTACTCTCCTCCGTTTCTTGTTATCATAACTCTTGATCCTTCTTTCAAGAAAAGAGTTTTTTCAACCGGAGCATCTTTAGGATAATCACCGTTTATAACAGCTTCTAATTTTCTTAAAGAGCCTGGTAACGATGATATTCTCATTTCGTTAATAGCCGTAGCTTTTGAGTTGGTAGTTACAATCTCAACATATCCTTGATTATTATCAGACTGAATACATCTGCTGTTTATTGTATCAAATACATCATCATCCATCTGCCCTTCACGCACCTTATTAAGGACACTAATAAACTTCTCATCTTTCTGACGGTATATTTTTTCAAAAGAAACCATTTCCATACCAGAAGCCATTAGAGACTTGGAGCTAAAGAAGTAAGATGTATCGTATATTTCTCTAAAAAAATCCTCCTTAATTACTGGCGGAAGTTGAAATAAATCACCTACCATAATAAGTTTCACGCCGCCAAACGGGTCCTTGTCTCCTCTTGCATGACGAAGTATATCAGCTACGTTGTCAAGAAGATCAGGGCGAACCATAGAAATCTCGTCTATGATAAGATACTTTATATTCTGTAAAATCTTTTCCGAACCTCCGTTGAATTTATATTCGCAGTTATCCATAAACGCGCCTTTTCGTATTTCAGGTATATACGGCTGCATTCCTATTCTAAAAAATGAATGAATGGTTTGACCACCTGCATTAACAGCAGCAACACCTGTAGGAGCTACAACAACCGCATTTTTTAATGCCGGTATAATACGCTTAAGGAACGTTGTTTTTCCACTTCCTCCTTTACCGGTTATAAACAGCGGTTTTGGTGACTTACAAATAGACTTAATAGCCTTTCCTTGTGCGACATTACCTTCGGACATAACTGAACGAAGAACGCACTCCATGATTTTTTTGTCGTAACTTATAGCCATCTTTTTTCTGATTTTGTTCTACAAAACAAAAGTATGAAAATAAAATAAAACCTAAAATATAAAATGAATTAATTAGGATTAAAAAGAAATAATAAGTTGGATAAGTAGTTTTAGATCAGACAGTAATATGATTTCGTATAGATATGGTTATGGCATAGTGGTGGCTAACGGGTGTTTCCGTCGATGTTCTACGAGATTATCGTTTTTCGGCTCTGTCGGCGACTACTAAGAACAGACCCTCTCTCAAGTACCAAACATTATAATGATGAATACTGAGATGAAGGATATAGATAGGTATCATTATAGAATGATAGTTCTTCAAATGGTATATCCTTGAATACAGATTCTCCATCTAATTCTTTATCTTTATCTACTGTTGTACTGATATTAGGTAATGATTGGATAGATATATCCATATTCTCTATCTTTTCCTTAAACTGTTCTGCCTTAACATACGTATAGATGTCTTCGCTTACCGATCCCACCGCTTTAGCCATCTCGCCGGCGAACTCAGCATACATATCCCGTACCTCATTAAAACCTGCCTTTTTGTCAGGATCGGTATTGTTATAGGATTTCATTCTCCTACTTACCCTACCGCAGACCCCGGCAACGGACGTCCCCACCTCAGCACAGCAGGCTTCCGCATCAGCCATGCCTGCCTTTACCGTGGCTACCTTCTCCTTACTCCATCCACTAACCTTGTCGTATGATTGTTTAAGACGGTTTAAGAACATGTCCATTCTTCGCTTCTTATCTTCTGCTATGATAGCGCGATAGTACTTTCTTATAATCTGGTTTTGTGTACTTCGCTCATATCCTTCCCAGAAGTCTTTGTGCGCTTCTTTAGCCATAACAGAAGCCAATGACCTTGCTTCTTCTTCTTTTGTCTTTTTACGATCTATGCCAAGAATTTCGCCATCTTCGGAAACAACTTCTTCTGCGTTCAGGAAACGTAGGATATGAGTATTGTCTTTTAAGAAGAAATTGAAATCGTCTTTTTTACTCACTTTTTCTTTTTCTCCTTTCTCTATATCCTTCTCTCCAAAATACCATCTGTTTGTTGCTCCTTTTTTATACAAGGTCCAGGTATTTGCTATTTGCCAGAAAACAGCTCCGTGCCTATATACCGGAATCAGCTTACCTATTGGGTAGTTATGTTCGTTTGCTTCAATGTAAGCACGAGGATTATCTACGTATGTTATAAATTGTATGTTTTCGAACCTTTTTACGAGCTTGTCTTGTATTGCCATACCGACAATCTCTTTCGCTTTTGTTAGTCCTACATTCAAGTACAAGGCAATTGTTTTATTACTTATCGTCGAATCAATTAATCCATAATACGAGTGGCTTCCGTCTACGACATCAGCCTGAGAGTTTGTCTCTCCACTGTTCAGTACAGACTCATTATTTCTGACTAAATTAACAAACATCGCCTCTCTTATCCTGTCAAGGACTTTTTCATGGTTTGTTATTTCATTTTTCTTTATCTTAATTAAAATCCTATTCTTTGGAATATTCACTTTCCCGCATCCGAGAGTAAGTTGTACGCCATTAACACGATATCTTCTTGCTACAAACGTACTATCCGTCATACGGAACAGTTCGTCAAACATCGGATGTCCTGTCATGTTCTTGAACTTCGAATACCCGATTCCAAGTTTATGAAGAAGATCTTTCTGGTTTTTGAATCTTATTCTCGAATCCCGGCGGGAGATTTTTATCATACAGTATAAAGCATACAATTCCATGAACAACGAATCATCTGACCACTGTTCCAAAAGTCTGAGACTTATGTTAATATTTCTACCTAATTGTAGCTTCATATCCCATATTCTATTAAATATATTTAAAGCTATTCGTATGTTTTAATACATCCCCTCGGAGACCTTTCGGTCTCCGAGGTAGATGTAAATCCCGTTAGGGATAAGTCAGGATTTCTCCTGTAAGTACCCATCGCCAATGTTATAAGAGGTTTTATATAATGGCAACACTGTTTCGTCAAATACACTACTCCTGTTTAATCACCATCCTTAGAGCTACAGACTTGGGTAAACATCCGTAGGTAACTATCTATTCTCAAATAACGTAGTGTTTGTTTCAACACTTAGGCTAATAACCCGATCTCTGAAAGAGATGTATTAAACTTTTATAATAGAATTATATCAGGTTAATACTATTTGGGGTTATAATCTGTAACAAAAAAAAATCGGATGGATTTTTGGGGATATCCATCCGATTTGTGTCTTTTTGCGGATAATCTCCAAAACCCCGTTACAGATGATGAAGAACAAGAATCAACAAAAAACAAGACACTTAATATTTTATATTCTTGTTTTTTATTTTATCTTATTTCTACATCTGTAACGTGCTACAAATGTAGAAACAAAATTCAAGAATCAAACAACAAGAACTTATTTTTTAATGTCACAGTGCAAATATCGGGACAAACCCTGAATCTATTGTCATAAAATACGTTAATTTTAAATTTATAAATCCTTAATCCTTATCTTTGTATCAAAACGATAATCTCATGAAAGAAAGTGATAATAAAGATGTTAGTAATAGGGCTTATAGGCTTTTAGTACCTTATTCCAATACGGTAGATATGGCTAAGAAGATACTTCTGTTTTATAACGGATACCTAATGGCCTCTGGTAATGAGAAGAATGTCATAGATGCGAGGCATTTAAATCTTCTTGCCTATTATTTTGTGTTTGGATATTCGTATGAAACGAAGAAGAAGTTTTCTCATTGTTTCAGTACCGATCTTCAATATGTATCGGTTTTGGATACGGAGATGAAGAAGCGTGGTATTTTGATTGACCGTGAAGGGAATTACAGAACAAGGTGTTTGTGCCCGGATATAGAGAACATGCGCCGTCTTTTTGTATTGGAGGGTTCAAGAGATCAATGTGCGTTGGTTTCTTTATTTTACAGAAAGAAAACTTTTGAAGCCGATGCCGAAGAATGATTTCCCTATATCATTTGAGTCACATATTATAGATGATGTGATGGATAAGACCGGGGGCGTTTACGACCGAAACCAGATACGTGACGTTTTCAGAGCCAGTATTTCTTATGCCAATAACTTATGTACGTACACAGATAACGTGTCTGTATCGTTTCCGTATGTGGGCGATATGGTTTGTAACCTTCATGAGATGGAGAGGCGCAAACACAATCTTGAGCGTCTTAAATCCAAGGTAGAAAAATTATCTAAGTATCAGGAAAAAGAACTTCAGTGCCTTGATATTAAGATAAGGATGATAAAGGATGCTTATGACTCAGGTGAGATAAAAGGTGGGGATATGTTGATAAAACACAACAAATTATCTATCTTTAAATCTCGTAAGGGTCATAGTTTTAGTGAAATACAAAATATTCAAGAACAGGAATTTAACAGATAAGTCATGAAAAAGATTTTGCAAGCGGAAGTTATATACGATGCTTTTATGGATACGATATTAAAAAAACTTCCAAGAAAAAAAGAAGATTATCCTGATTGGTACAAGGAACGTCTTGAAAAGTGTGAGGGATGTAAATTCAATACTAAGAACGTCCCTAACTCTATGCTTCCTCTTTCTTTATACGTAAGCAAGAAAATAGGTAAAAATCGTTGTTCGGTATGTACGTGCTTCATCAAGCAGAAGGCCTGGAGCAAGACAGAGGAATGTGCGCTTGGGGAGGGGCTTCCCCGTCCTTCGTGGATGGATCGTCAGTATTCTATTGATTTTTATGATGAGAAATCAAGATGGAATAGATTGGAACTTATCACAATGGATTCTGATGAATTTAATGTTATTTCTACAGATGACAAGCAATACAATATTGACCTCTCTAAAGACGGTAAATCATTTGAAATCATTTTCGAACCGATAGAAAAAGGGAACAGTATAAGGTTTTCATTCGTTCTTGAGTCGAAGCATGATATGAAGATAACAGCATCAGAGACATCTTGTGGTTGTACGTCATCTAATTTGAATATCATAGACTCCCGTCACTTTAAGTTCAATATAGAGATACATACAGCAGGATTTGGAATAGGAAGATTCGTAAAGCACATGACTGTTCACTATCAAAAAGATGGGTCTAAAAAAGAGGAAAAAATTCCGTTTAATTTTGAAGGTACTATAATTCAAAAAAGTTAAGTTATGGGCGGATGTGGTAAAGCAAGGCATTTACAATGCGAGGATAAAAGGAAGTCCTTATTTTCTATGTTGCAGGCATCTTGTGACGATCTCCCTGATTATTCTGCCGGGGACATTCTCTATGCCGTACTTAGATCTTTTGCAAAGAAAAGAGGATTGTCTGTTTCTTTTTTAAGGACGTTGACAGACAGCGAGCTTTTTGAAGTGGCTGATTATAATTTATCAATGGAGTTGATGGACGTTATTATTTACGATAAAAAGGTTCTTGATAATGAAGAAGATTGATTTTGATTCAGATATAAAGCATCTTATTTCTTATTACAACCATCTACTGTCTGAGCAGGATAAGGTGGGAGAGGATATGGAAGAGCTAACTAAGGATATTATTAGGAAGAAGGATGAGGAAAACAACATAGAGTTAGAAGACTTTATTGATTTGGAGGAAAAGTCGTTTATGACCAACTTGTATCAACAAGAGATAATGAAAGTATCTTCCTCTGTCAAGACCGTCTACAGGTTATCTATTAACGCCGGTCATGATCTCAATGTAGATGATGACAGTAAGAAGGTTCTTGATAGGATAGTAAACGACGGAGAATCAGATTTTATTATGTACGTTGATAATAATACTGGTTCTGTTGTATTCAAAGACGAGTCTGTTGAGGAAGGAATAAAAAACATGTGTAAGTATCGTGTTGATCCATCTTCTCTTGAAGACAGGTTTAATATGCTTAAGTCTCAGTATGAGGCTTTTTTAAAAATTATCAACAATGAAAGCAAGAAAGCCGACTAATGATGATGTCTCTTACGTAGATCGGAAACTTATTGTGTTAAGGGATCAGATAGATAAGGCTGAACGTTATCTATCTGAAAATCCTTGGGATAAAATAGAAGATTCCGATAAGAGGGAGAAAGAATTTAGGTTTCAAAAAAGCTTGTCTGATAGCTTAATGCAATGGACTGAATCTTATATTAAGATGTGTGGGATAATGGATGTCTATAATCAGCTCGAGGCTGCCAAAAACAAGAAAAGCCTAAAAGGAGGACAAACAGTATCAGGTATTCAGTCTTTTGTTAAGAATGAAGCTAAGAACAAGCTCGATAAATAGTTTTGTCATGAATATTAACAGTAAAGAACTTTATATAAATATGGGTAACGATATTCCGTTATGGAATGACCTTTATTCTTATGAAGAGCAAGATGATGATGTCAAGCAATTCTGGGAGAATGAGGCTATGAAACTCCTTAACGGTGTTACCATAAATGGGGTGTTTATCCATCCTTGGCTATACTGGCATATCAATTTCTGGAAGATGATGATTGACGTAGGAGAAGATCGTATTCCAGGAAATTCACAGCTTCGTGATAATGAATGGATGTTTGCCGAATTTCTAAAGCAGGCTGAAGAAGAGAATAAAGGAATATTCATGTTCGGGTGCCGTCGTTTTGGGAAAGCCCTTCTTGATTCTGAGATACTTTATCTTGAGGACCGGGAAAAGATGATAGGAAATATTGTTGTAGGGGATAAGATATATGACGATAAAGGGAATTTGGTAGAGGTTGTAGGTGTCTACCCTCAAGGGAAAGTAACCACCTACAGAGTTGTGTTCGAAGACGGTCGTAACGTTATTTGTTGCGGAAATCACCAATGGCGTGTCAATCATGGCGGAAAATGGCATGTTAGGAGTCTTAGAGCCATAGCCGGATTAGATTATAAGAGTATGTCTATTCCAGTAGGTGAGGCCCTGAACTACCCTACGGCAAAGCTGCCGGTTCCGCCGTCAGCCTACGCCTCGATGCTGGCGGCTTATCTCGGTGGCTATGGAGGGGATATGTTTTTTGATAAATACGTTTGTAAGAAGTTTTTAAGATCGTCCATAGATCAAAAGAAAGATTTTATAGAAAACTTCATTCGTTCTTTCAGAAACGTAGTAACCGGAGAAGAAGAGCTTACGTTGTCTCATATTGACATGGATGTCATAAATTTTGTACAACGTATGTTTTGGGCTTCAGGTTGGTATGCTAAATTGGAGGGGAACAAACTTATACTATCAAGGAATCGTAAGGAATTAAAAATAAGATCCATATCGATATACGGAAAGGAGCATGCCACTTGTATAACCGTTGATAATGACTCTCATTTATTTTTGACCACCAATTACATCGTTACTCATAATACGGCCATAATGAGTTCGTTTTTGGCTCGTAATGCTACAATGACATACAATTTGACACATAATGTTATTGGGTCAAGTAAGGAGGACCTTATGAGTCTTGGTGAGTATCTTGAGTTTGGTCTTGATAATATACATCCTTATCTAAGAATAAATAGAACAGGTAATGATTGGTTTAAAGAGGTTATTATGGGTACTAAGACGGTGAACAATATTCGTGACGTTCACGCTCGTATTCGTATTACCAATATTGATAGCGGTAAAGCCGGTGCCTCTCTTAAGACCGCATCTGGAACACCATATACATCTATTTATGATGAGGTAGGTAAATTTCCATTTTTAGCAGCATACTTACAAGGTCGTCCTGCCCATATGATGCACGGTAGAATGAGGGGGATGATGATATGCTCCGGTACGGGCGGCAACGTTGAAAAGTCTCAAGATGCTCAAAAAGTGATGAATAACCCTGCTGAATACGGGTTTATTGTCATGAATTATGATCTGCTTAATAAACGTTGTTTAAAACCAACTTGGCGTATTAGTCAATCCGGTTGTTTTGTTCCTGCTCAGATGTCTCATGCTTATGATAAGGAAACAACAACCTTAGATAAGTACCTTGGAATAGAGAAAGCTACAGGTCTTAAGAAAATAGATATTCAGGTATCAAAATTTGATGATAATACTAAGAAGATAAAATCTCGTCTTGATGAACTTGTCAAAAAGGATAGAGCTTTATACGTTCAGGAACGAATGGCATTTCCTTTGTCTATAGATGATTGTTTTCTTAATACGAATGTAAATAGGTTTCCTGTAGAAGATGCTTTGAAGCACAAAAGCCGTCTTCTTGAAGAAGGAAGACCAGGGAAAACAGTAGACATATATCAGACTGATGGAATGAAAATGGGCTATCATTTTAGTGATAAACAGCTCGCTGATTATCCGTTCCAAGGTGGAAATATAGATGCTCCTATTGTTATATACGAAAATCCGCCTGAAGATGGAGGTATTTTTGATTTCACATACGTGAGTGGATGTTTACTTCCAGGTGAGAGAGTATTAACAGATAAAGGGTGGAAATACGTTGAAGATGTAAAATATGAAGATAAGCTTGTAAATAAAGATGGAGAATATGTTTTTATTAACAAAAGACTGTTATATAATAAAATAGATGAAGATGTGTATGATGTTAAAATGTATAATGGAGTTTCAATAACACGTTTTACGAAAGAGCATCCATTGTATGTTAGTGACAATAAACTTAAAAATGGTAAAATAATATGTGAAGATTTATTTAGCTTTGATTTTGTTAAAGTATCTGATGTAAAGAGTGGAATGTGGATTAAATATCCAAATATTTACAGAAAGGAGATATATCCTTGTAAAGAATTATTCCCTTATGTAATGTCTGATGATTTATGGTATTTAATAGGAGCTTGGATAGGTAATGGGTATTCAAGGATAGACAAACATCATGTAGGCATATATATAAGTACACATAAAAACAATGATAAGTTTATAAAGAAAATAGATGATATATGTAAATCATGTTTTGGTAAATATACTAATAAAAGATTCAGGGATAATAGTTGCGAGATATTTTGCAGTGTAAAGGAGTTTGCAATATGGATGGACTCCACATTTGGTAAATATGCCAATGGAAAATTTATACCAGAATGGGTTAAGTATATACCTCATGAGTATAAGGTTTCTTTTTTGTGTGGATATCTTGATACGGATGGTTGTTGTTATGCCGTTAATGGTAAGAAATTATATACTATTGAATATACAAGCTGTAATTTAAAATTATTAGAGAGTGTACAAGATATTTTGTTTTCAATAGGAATAGTTTCTAATATAAAAATTAATAAAAACGATAGATCTGATGTTATTCAAGGTCATTTTAAGAAAAGTAATTGTTTATATTATTTATCTTTTGGTACAAATGGTATATTAAAATTACTATCATTTGGTATAAGCAGTGTTAAGCTTGATGGTATTATTATTTCAGATAAAATAATCAAGGCTAAGAAAAAGGGGTGTTTTATAAGTAGTGATGGTAATTATATTTATATAAGGATTAAAAGTATAGAGAAGGAATTGTATTCTGGTCCTGTGTATAATTTTGATTGTGATACGCATACCTATTTATGTCATCACATAACTACCCATAATTGCGACCCCTATAAATCAGACAAGGCTGATACTGATTCTGTTGGTACGTTTTATGTACTTAAAAGGTATGTAAAAATCAACGATCCATTTGCTTATTGCATAGTAGCATCATACGCATCACGTCCTCCATCTTCCGATGATTTTTGTAGGAATTGTGAAATACTTCAAGAAGCGTATGGGGCTAAGTGTCTTATGGAGAATGCCGATCGAATGTATGAACTGTATCTTACGAGACGAAATAAGCAGCTCATGTTACTGGAAGACGGTGAACGTCTTGCCGGTAAGATTATCCGTGCTGGCGCCCGTCAGAACAACAAGCTCGGTTTGGCTCCTACGGTTCCCAATCAGCGCATGCTTTTCAATACCGTTATTCAATATTGTTGGGAGGATGTTGTTGTCGGGTATGATGATGATGGTAATGAAATAACACAGAAAGGTATTTACCGTATCCCTGATATAGAACTTCTTGATGAGATCATAGCCTTCGGCCCTGGGGTCAACACCGACCGTATCATAGCCTTCGGCCACGCTCTTCTTCTGGCTAAGTATTATGATGATATGGGTTACATGCCTGAAAGTACGACTCAGAAGGAGAATCAAAAGAAGAGGGAACGTAAGAAGATGGAACAGGTTAAAGGATTTACGGTAAGAAGACATAACCCGTATAAAATGAGGTGACGAGAACAAATTCCTTATCTTTGTGAAAAATAGGATAATAGGATGGAATATTTCAATAGAGATCAGGCTTTTCCGGCCAGAGGAGTATTTTCAGGTTTGCCGGTGCAGGCTATACCTACCAAGAGAAAAACCAAGGAGTGGTTTAAAGCCACTATGGATTCTCTTGAATTGATTGGTTTGAAGCAGCTTGATGAGAACCAAAAGTTCAAAGATTTTTACAGGATGATGGAAGGGAAGCTGTCATTTATGGAGCTGAAAGATGTAATTCCTTATCTTAAGGATGTTCAGTCTATAAGGGACAATGTAAATATTCCATCATTCTTACGTCATTATGATATAATAGGTACGATCGTAAACGCTTTTGTAGGATGGTTGGGCAACCTTTCTGACAAGTATAATGTAGTTGGATTGGACGAATCTGAAGTGAATCAGTATTCTGCCACGAAGGAAAATCTTCTTCATAATTACATTAAGGAGGAATTGGACAGAAGGGTTAGGCAAGAGTTATTGAATAGAGGATTGGATCCGGATTATAATAATTTTGACAGCGAAGAAGAAAAGCAGGCTTATGCTCAACAGATACAAGAGGTGAAAGCATCTATGACCCCTCCTGAGATAGAGAACTTCATGAATACAAAATGGAAGACTGCCGAGGTCATATGGGGTTCTCATACGCTTGAGGCGGACAGGGGGCGTTTTTACATGGATGAGATAGACACTGAGAATTTCATCGACTATCTTCTTACCGGTCGTTGTTTTAGAAACTATCATGTAGGATACGACTATTATAAGCCGGAGAGATGGTCTCCGTTGAATACGTTTTATTCTAAGACATTAGATAGCAAGTATCCGCAGTACGGTGATTATATTGGTCGTGTTCATTATTATACTGCCAATGATATTATAGTAAGGTGGGGGCATCTTCTTACGGCAAAAGACAAGCAAAAGCTTATAGGAGGTGCTGATAATTTCAATGGTACTTATAACAATGGTGATAATGGAAGCTATGTAAGTTTATCCAAATCGGCGAGTGTAGGGATGTTATATCAGAATAAGGTAATACCTTGGAAAGGATATAATGATTATGCTTCTATAAAAGCTTATGAGGATTATTACGGTATTCCAGCCGGCACATATACCGGATACGATAGTAATGGCAACGAATATCACAGAACCAGATTCATGCCAAATTTAGAGCATGGTAATTATTATAACCGTGCCCAGAGTTTAAGCGACGAGCATGTTCGTAGTGATTTGTATCAGGTAACTGAATCATATTGGGTATCCCCGGCTCAGGTGTATGTAATTACCTACCAAACTGAAACCGGATTAGTAACTACCGAAATGGTAACCGACGAGCTTCTTCAGGACTTTTTACAGGAAAATGGTATTAAGAAAATTACCAGAACCATGAGTAAGGGAATGGAGAACCCGGAGATTAATACCTATTTCGTAGATTACGTTCCACAGGTAAGGTACGGGGTTAAAATAAGTGGAGGTGCCCTCGCTCAGGACAACCTGTATCTGGATGGAGAACCTATCGATCACCAGATAAAAGGGGATAGCAACATCTATGACTTTGTTTTACCTGTTGCCGGATATATCGGTACTTCTATGGCTAACAGGATTCAGCCATATCAAATATTCTATAATTTCTCCATAAACCAGATAAACAATATTCTTGAAAAGGAGATCGGTAAATTCTTCTTAGGAGATATAAATCTGGTTCCGAGTGAATACAAGGATTTGGGTGAAGATGTGGCTGATATATGGGCAAACCTTCTTGATGTAGCTAAGTCTGTAGGTGCTCTTACATTAGATACCTCATCTCAAAACACGAAAGGTGGTGTCCCTTTCAACCAGTTTGCTGTCTATGATTTGTCCCAGACAGAGCAACTTAAAACAAGAATGGAACTTGCTGAATGGTCGAGGATGAAATGTTTTGAAATGGTTGGTATCACGCCTCAAGTAATTAACGGCCCCAACAGGTATGAGACCGCCACCGGGGTCCAGCAGGGCGTTACAGCATCTATGTTACAAACACAGATATACTTTGATAACTTCGGTTACTTCAAGAAACGCGCTTTGGATCTTCATCTGGCTGTTGCTCAACAATGTCAGGAAGAAGGAAAGGATATTTCTGTAATGTACACAAAAAGTGATCTTACCAGAGCGTTTTTATCTATAGGAACCGACGGTCTTAGTCTAAGGCATCTTGGTGTTCAGGCATTATCTAATTCCAAGAAAAGGGATGAGCTTGAGAAATTTAAAACTTTCATGTTGCAGCTAAATACAGCCGGAGGCGATATTTACGATCTTGCATCTATCTTCACATCAGATTCTATGGTGGAACTTATACAGAATGCAAGGAATACTCGCGCATACAACGAGCGTCAGATGCAGCAGCAACAACAGAATCAGATGCAGCTTAACCAGCAACAGATACAAGCTGAAGCTGCTGAGAAGGATAAGCAACGTCAGCATGAACTTGCTTTGGAAGACAAGAAAGGTCAATACAGGATACTTCAAGAGAAGATTCAGGCGGCAGGCAGGGCGGCAGACGCCAAGAGCGACGCCACCTCCCTCAACTTCCTGGCTTCTGTTTCAGATCAGACCGTAAGGCAAGCTGATATAGAAAGCAATGAAAGGATAGAGGATAAGAAAATTGAAAACGATTCCAAACTTCATGATGATGAAATGAGAATGAAAATGGAAGAGTTAAAATTAAAATCCAAAGAGCTTGCTCAACGAGCGAGGGAAGATGCCACCAAAAGGTATGTAGCCGGAATCAATAAGAATTAAGGATTAAACATCCCCAAATTTCATTAGAAAATCTCTAATAAAATTTGGGGATGTTTAATTTTTAGTGAAGATTAAACACTTATAAGTTTTTTGTCTGAAATATAGGTATTTAAATATTTTTGCAGTATGGGAAAATTAGAAAAAAATGGAATAGTAGAATTGGACGATATTTTTAGTATCGGTCCAGTTGATGATGTTTATAATAGGGAAGAAGATATTCTGCCTATTAATGGTAATGAACCGGCTAAAAAAGATGAGAAGCCTGTAGAAGAAGGTTCTCAAATTAAAGAAGAGCCGGTTGTCGATCCTACTCCTGACCCTAAAGAGGATAAAAAAGGAGAAGAGAATGTGGTTGACGTTAAACAGGATCCGGTAGAGACCCCGGTTGTCAATTACAGAAAAGTATTGGATGCCCTTTCTTCAAGAGGGATCATTCCCGATTTGAAAGATGTGGTATTTAGCGGTGAAAACGGCGAAGAGATTACTATCAATGATCTTGATTTTAGTAAAGAAGATTCGTTGTGTGACATACTATCTACAGTCCTTGAAAGCCAGAAAGAGGATATTGTTAAGGATAAGATAGATGTTACTTCTGTTTCTGATATTACCAAGAAGCTTATTCAGGCTGATAAGGCTGGCGCTAATATCGTTGATATTCTTAAGCAATATGATACGAATGTCGCTCCGATAGAAAAGCTTGACATTGAAAACAAAGCAGATCAGATAAAGATCGTTCGCCATTATGTTGATCTTCTTGGGTTGCCTAAAGATGAAGCTGATGAGTTTTTCAAAGGCATTATCAATAAAGGAGAAGAGTATGTTGAAGCAAAGGCTATAAAGTATAAGGCTGAGCTTGATAAGAGAATGGATGATATTATCCAGCAACGTACTAAAGAGGCTGCCGAAAAGAAGGCGAAGGATGCAGAAGATTTTAGAAGGTATAAGAAAGACCTTAAGTCTTCTATCCAGGCAAAGTATCAGCTAAATGACACTATGGTATCTAAAGCTCTTGATTTTGCCCTAAAACCTTCTGAATCGAATCCCGGAATTACCAAAGCATTTAATAGGGTAAGGGAGATGATGATGAATCCGGAAGAAGCGCCAGATTTGATTATGTTTCTTATGAACCCAGGAGAGTTCATAAAACAGAAGTCGAATCAAGCTGTAGTTGATGAGAAGAAGAAAATTTATAAGCTCATCAGCCACACAAATAAAGACAAGAGGGTAGCTCCGGTAGATGATAAAGGTGATCAAGTTCAAGGTGTGAAGTTCGATGAAATCAGTATAGATTAAAAATTAAAACATTTTTTCGTTCATGGCTAATGTACTTTTAACAAAAAATTTCCCGGCCACCATGAATGGTGACACGGTGATTGGATATACCGACGCTAAAGTCGTTAAGCAAAGTATCGTAGAGCACGATCTTAGCTCTTTAGAAGATTGGTACTACGAAGATCCGGATAAGAACCATCTGGGTATGCTTGAGTTGTTTTCTAACATTACAAACTATCCTCTGCCTATGTATATGGGTATGATTAAACAGGATGCTACTATTACCGTAAATGGTATCAATGGTTCATTCCGTTATGATCTTCCGGTATCAGAAACGTATGAGGTGGTTACAGTAGAAGACACGTCTTTGAAATATGCAAAACCTGGTATTGATGAAAGCTTCTTCGAAATTGTGTTGAATGCACAATTTAAACAAGGAGATGTTATTACTTACGATGTGATTAACGGTTGCCAGGCTCTTATCTCTACAGAGCGTCCTCCTAAACAAGAAGGTGAAAACTGGAGATACTGGTGTAAGCTGTGGGGTCGTTCTCGTGCTAAATACTTCCCGAAAGACATGCTTCGCGCCGGTATTAAATACTGGAAGGTAACAAACGTTCTTGGTGAGTTCTCTACTCAGTTCTCTGGTGTAGGAGGTGCTTCTAAGGCCGGTTCTATGACTTGTGAATTTACGCTTGGTGGACACCGTGGTGTTGAAGGTGAAACGACTATGTACGCTGGTATTAAGTCTTTGGCTTATGCAGACGAACGTACACAGAATTTCATCGACAAAGCTTACCAGAAAGTTCGTCAGCTTTCTGAAATCAGAGGAGGTGATGCAAGTTATGCTATCATCGGTTCTCGTCTTGGTGACGGAAGCATTGATATGCGTACAGCACGTGTAGCTAATACGGTGTCTTTGTTCTGCTTGGCTGAATTGGCTAAGATGGAAGCATACGAACTTATGTTCATGCGTGGAGGTAGAGTCAAGGGTCATAATGGTGTTTTGATGAAAAATGAAGGTTTGTACCATCAACTTCGCCGTGGTTTCGTTATCTCATATGCACGTCCGGGTGGTATCAAGCGTGAACACTTCCTGGCTGCTGCTGACTATATTTTCCGTGGTCGTAGCGATATGCCGATTGAAAATCGTGTAATGAAATTCAAGGTAGGTGCTATGGCTTACAAGAACATCGTTGAAATCTTCCGTGATGAGTTCTTCGCTCAATTAGGTGCTTTGGCTCCTCTTATGGGTACAGAACGTATCATCAATAACCCGGTAACAGGATCAAACGATGCTCTTGAATTAGGACCTGTAAAGATCAAGGGTGTTACTATTCCGGGTATTGGTAAGGTCATTGTAGAACACGAACCTTCTTTGGATTACGTTGATATGGTAGATAGAAGCCAGTTGGTAGACGGTATGACTCCTATCACATCATATTCATGTATTATGGAAGACTTGACCGCTCCTGAATACTCTAACGCATTCGCTGGCATCCCTGCTTCAGCCGAAGCTCGTATTGGCAATATCAACAGCAACGTATTCTACGTTAAGCCTGATATCGGTTCTATGTGGTGGGGTTACGAACAAGGTAGATGGTCATCCAGAGTATCGGCTAAAGAAATTGTATCCAGCCATCCTCGTATGTCAGAACAATTCTGGTGCCATTCTGTATCGGCTTGTTGGGTAAAAGATACCAGCCGGTTCGTAACAATTGAATTGTTACCAAGCTCTTTGTAATCATAACTTTTAATATTAACTTGCGGTCGGCTTTAAAACCGGCCGCAAATTTTGTTTCTAACATAGTCTTTTCATATATGAAAAGACGTAGGGTATATAAAAAAAATGGGAAAAAAGATTTTTGAAGAAAGCCATGAGTCTAAGAAACTGCTGGCTACCGTAGGAGGAATGAAGATATATTCCGACTCTATTTATGTTATAACAGGTAAGATGGATGAAGAAGCTCCTTCCGGATATCAGGAAAGAGGCATTTCCAAGACTCCTTTCCCTGGGAACAAGACAGTATCTTGTTGTGGATGGGATAAGGATCTTAGGGTGTATGATACCGGTTTCTTCATCAATTCAGCATGTTATAAAGGTTACTCACTTGAAGACAAGAAGAATGAAATGGATATGCGTATTAAGAATATTCGGTATCCGTTTGAAGAAACTGTCAATGAGGACCTGGACCAAAAGAATTTCGATTTCTGGGATTCTTACAGAATAGACTTGTATGATGGTCGTTTGTTCTACACTAATGACGTTCGTGATTTATTTGAGTTGTATATAGCTATTTTGTCCAAGTCTCTTACTCCTAAAGAGGAAGATGGTAATCCGATGTATGTCGAATCTTATTATTGTGTAGAAGACAAGACTACGGCCGTAGATATCAGGAAACAACGTCAGATTGACAAGGCTGATATTTTATACGAGTTCATGAACAAACTGAAAGGATCCGAGGCTGAAAGGAGAAGCATCTATGATCTGCTTTTGTATCTTGATATCATATATAGCGTAGAGCTTGATCAGAGCATGGTTCAATACATATTCACTAATTGGATTGACGCCAAGAATACGAACGTTGACATGTATAAAGAAGCAAGCTCAAGGTTCTTATCTGACGACGAATCTTCCGAAGGGATGCAGGTGATTAAATTCCATCGTATGATCAAGGAAATGATTGAGGGCCTGGCTGTCACCGTCAACACCGACGGACTGTATCTGAATGGCGAGCTCCTGGGCGCCGACGCCATCTCTGCATCTATGGCTCTTGCTTCCAATAAGTCGATGTTAGAAACCAAGTCACGTGTTCTTGAAGCGTATAATGCTTTAAAGAACAAGCATAAAAAAATAGAAGGAGCTAAGTCTGACAAGGAGAAAAAGGAAGATGAGAAAGATTTCGATGTTGATCAATACGCTGACAAAAAATAATAATTTATGAAGATCGTTGATTGTTATCTCCGGGCATTACAGAAGGCTGAAGAAAACATGACCAACGGTGGTATAAAACTTGACAAGGCACGTTTTGTTCAGCTTTTTAATGACGAACAAAACCGCCTTGTTCGTTATATCCTTGATAAGAAAAACGAAGAGGATATACGTTATATCCAAAAGTTAGTTGTGTATTCAAAAGAACTTGACGAGAAAGGAGATAAAGATAATCCGGAAAGCACTTTGTTTTCATTGCCTTCTGATTTCTTTTCTTTTTCAAACATATCAGGCGTATTTACCAAAGGTGAATGCACGGTCACTGATTTTACCATGTGGGAGGCTAAGAACGAAAACCCGCATGAGCTTCTTGCCGACTTTTTTAACAAACCTGATTTTGATTTTAGGGAAACATTCTATACAATAGGCGAAGATTCGGTAAGGGTGTATAAGTATGGTTTTGATGTAGACACCGTTTACCTTACATATTACCGCTATCCGAAGGAAGTTGATATCGAAGGATATATTAAATCAGATGGTTCTAATTCAACTGATATAGATCCTGAATTAGATGATAAATTAATTGGTATTATCCTTAACATGATTGAAAAGCAATTTGCTTTGAATGAAAGCGAATATGGACGTTATCAAATAGATTCAAACAACGTCCAATCTCCTTTATAGCAGAATAAAGGCGTGTCCTAAATTAAAGACTATCAAAAAGCATTAAGAATTAATTAATTCCTAATGCTTTTTGTTGCTTATATGACTATCACTATTTTTGAGACAGATAACAGAATATTAATTTTTAAAATATTATAAGGCTATGGCTATCCATAAACCGTATGACAGACACATTATCTGTCCTCCGCACGCTAAGTTGGCGGACGTAGATTCTTTGTTGCTTCAAGAAGGTCAGATCGCTATCTATGATTTGGATGGTGAGCAGACTAAAGATGGTTTGAAAGCGTTGAAAGACTTGAAAGGATATCGTAAGGACGAACAACGTTTCCAGATCAGAATTGGACGTAATGAGATGGTGAACGACCGTGTATCTGATGATAAATCATTCTCTACACCTACGTTTGCTATTGATGAAATTATAGAAGTGTATGCTTCTGCTCCGAAGAGCAAAGAAATTAAAGTAGATGAAGTTATTTTCGGTTATAACGGAATTGACGATAATACTGCTATTACAGCAAGAAAAGGCGATCGTATCCCTATTCATATTAAGCTGACAGGACGTTTGTTCGAGCTTCGTGGTTATCCGATGGGTGAGGTGAATATCGATGATTACATCATTTTCGAAAACTGTCCTGGTCGTGAGGATATGTGTTCAGAATGTGATCCTTGCGAAGATGTTGATATTTTGGCTGCTATCTTGAAAACAATCGAACGTATCAAGAATCAGCCGATTGCAGGTGGTGGAAAGGTAGGTGATTTTGTAGAAATCCATCCTATCCATTCTTGTGACGAGTTGGAAAAAACTCCGGTGGAAACCGACATGAATTTCTATTGTATGGAAATGTGTGATACCGGTGATGCTTATGCCCTGGCTCAGCTTAAGGCTGCTTATCCTGGTTTGGATATCAAGAGAGTTGGACGTCATCTTTCTACTTCCAAATATCAGGTGATGAAAGAAGGTGGTAAGCCTGCTGATTATACTCAAAAGCTGTCTTCTATAATGAAAGGCTGCGAAGAGTGTCCTGAAGGATATACTAAGGTAGACGGCGGTTTGATTTATGCCGTAACGTTAGAGGATGATGGCGTTGATCAGTCTACTGTAGTAGAAAGCATTAAGAATGCCGTTAGTAGCACTGCCGAGAAAACAGCAGCCCAAGATGGCGGAGTAGGTATGTACACTGTGGCCGTAAGCAAGAAACTGACGAAGGCTGATATCGATGCATTTGTAGAAACTAATCCGACAGCCACAGTAACGTTCGTTGCTAAAACAGCAGATATGTGTAGCAATCCTACTGTTACTACTGTTAGCTGGGAAGCATGTGGTTCTTGTAAGATTTCGAAAGAAGCTTATGAAATCACGTTGCCGGATGATGAATGTGGTGGTAGTGCAAAAGCAGAATTACAGGCGGCATTCCCGTATCTGACAATCGAAGATTATGGTACACCCGGTGGATGTCAGCACAAGTTTAAAACAGTTGTAGTTACTAACATGGTTTGCGACGAATGCGATAAAATTTTCAAAGACTTCTTCGTATCTAAAGCTCCCGAATCTTATCGTGGACGTAACTGGAAACGTTTGGGTGCCGTAGCAGGAGATCAGTCCATTATCGCCGATCCGCTTCCTAAGAACTGCAAATGCGGTATCTTGTTCCGTGGTATTGACTACATGATTTCTCCGTCTGACTGTTTGATTGACCGTCTGACATTCCAAGAAGGATCTGTTCGTATTGCTGTAAATGGCGGTTATCCGGATGAACAGCGAGAGGCTATCAGCACGTACTTTAACCCGATCCATACCGAATACAAACAGCACTGGGCTCCGCGTACTCACCTCGGCGCTGAATTGCTGGATAAGGAACGCGAACAACGTATGTTCTTCGATTTCCGTAAGACTCACCAAGAACTTATGGAACGGATGTTTACCAACGAAGAAACCCGCTTAGACCTGTTGGCTCCGTATGCTGATTATTCAGTAACGTTGAAGCCGGCACGTTATTCTAACGGCTTCGGTAGGGTAATTGATGATCATATTACAGTACACTTCCATGTACCGTATGGCGCTCACGAAGGTATTCAAGACCTTATGGACTTGTTAGCTGCTTCGGCGAATATCAAGCCCTGCAAGATTTGATTTTCCTTTTTTCTATATATCCCAAGGGGGAGGAGGCTGGTCCTCCACCCCCTTTTTTGTAATAAAACAATTTGAAATAAGTTAGTTTCATATGAATGGCGTGGATTTTTTATCCGGTGCCTTTGGTAGGGGCATTGATAAAATAACCAACATAGTTGGAAAATGGGGTTCCTCCCAACCGGTAGATGACAGCAAATCCGGTATAAAAATAGGGGACAAAATCTACCAAGTGGTTGTGTCCTTAAATGGCTGTTATTGGTATCTTGACGAAGAAGGCAAGAAGCATCCTGTTTCTGGTATTCCGGCCACAACCGAATGGGAGTGGATTAACATAGCTGAGAAAGTTATCAAAGATTTCAAAACCTGTTACCGTACACCTGGTGGAAAGGTTGAAGTATGGAGTTGGTATCTTCTTAACGATCAGATGGATGTTCTTAAAGAAACCCATAGAATTACCGACAGTACCGACATGGATAATCCGGTAGGTAAGGTTCTTACTAAAATACCGGACGAATGGGTTATGATCGACTGCGATCTTCCTGATATGACAGAACGTGACATTACGTTTGTCAACAGATGTTATAAAACTCCTGATGGTAAGGTTGAAATAGAAGGATTAGAAGCCATAGATGATAAGATAAATATCAGGGAGTCTATTTATACCGTTATTCAGTCAACTGACGATAATTTCCCTTCCGGCCATGTTTTTAAGCTAATTCCGGAAAATTGGGTTAGAATGGTTTGTGACTTTCCTGATATGACAGAACGAGACGTAACTTACGTTCTTGAATGTTACACTACTAAAAAAGGAAAAGTGCAAGTAGAAGGTTTGGTAGCCATAGACAACATCCTTGGAGCCAGGGAAGAGGTTTATACCGTTCTTCAGTCAACCGATCCTGATATTAAGGTAGGAACCGTGATGGATTCCATTCCCGAAGATTGGGTGAGGATGGTCTGCGATTTTCCTGACATGACGGACAGGGAAATTGTTGAAGTGGACGAATGTTATAAGACTGATGGTGGCAAGGTCAATATAAAAGGCTATCAAGCTATTGATGCCGTTCTTGGTGTAAGGGGACAGTATTATTATATTGTTAAGACAACGGACGCCGCCTATCCTCAGTGGACGAGAATAGATAAGATACCTAACGAATGGACGAAAACCGAATGCGACTTCCCCGATCTTACGGAAAGACATATTATGTCCGTAGATGAATGTTATACTACTCCTGGTGGTAAAATACATCTTGGTGGATACAGGTCGGTAGATAGCATAATAGGAGTCCGGGACGAGTATCTTATTGTCTTAGAAACTACCGACCCTGATATACAAAGAGGCGCAACATTCAGCAAAATACAAGAAGGATGGCAACGTATTGTCTGTGATTTCCCTGATGCTACTACATCCGATACGGAAATAGTAGAAAACTGTTATAAGACGGAAAAGGGCAAGGTTCAGATCCGGACATACATAACAATGGACGGATACGGAAATACAAGGGAATTGAGACATATGGTTCTTAAAACAACCGATCCTGATTACAATATCGGATCCAATATTGATCAGATACCGGTAGGGTGGTTAAGTATCGAGTGTGATTTTGCGTCTGCTACACAGCGCCATATAAGGCAGGTGAAAAACTGCTACGTTTCTGATGCAGGGAGCATTTACGTTGAGGGAGAAATCGTTTACGACAATGACCTTGACATAGACAAGATGGCGCTGACAGTTATGGAAAGCACTGACCCGGCGATAGCCGTAGGGACGACGCTGGCCGCTATTCCTACTGGATATGTAAAGACAGTTTGTAGATGTAATTGTTGTAACCATTAAATCTTATTGTCATGAGTTGTAACGAATATTATTTAATAACATTGGAGTCTATACCGACTCCAGTCCGTCACAAATACACTAATTTAACGGATGAATGGTATGGTCCTGATGGTACTAAGTACGAAGATCCTAATACGATAACTAAGATCGAGCAGCAGGCTACAGATAATAATCGTATAGGGGATAATACCTTATATCAGAAGCTTATTGAAATACATTCTCAAGGTGAGTCAATAAAATCGGACATCGGAGATATAGGTTCGGTATTGGATTACATAAACGGGGAGGAAGTGTAATGGGAACCATATCAGATAAGTTAATGAGGATCATCAATACCAAAGAGGATATAAGGCAAGCCCTTATATCCAAAGGGTATGATGTACCTACTTCCATACCTTTTAAAGAGTATGCTAAAATGATATTAGACCTGCCATGCAAGGTAGATTCCTTCCCGGATATAGAAGGTATCGTAGCCAGATATTCAGCTTCCGGTCTTACTAATGAGCAGATGGCTGCCAATCCTGTATGGGTAGATAAGACAGGTAATGGTCATGATCTACAGTTGAAGAATTTCGCTTGGAAGGGGATGTCCGGGGTTGGCGGGTATGTTGCAGACATAGATGAGTGGGGCACAAATTCAACGGCGGCTTATTTTGAAAGAAATAGCATTAAAATAACAGCAACATTTAAAGAAAATGCCTCATTGGGTTTATTGTACCATAATATAAAATTACGTCAATCTTGCGTTTTAAAAGTAACAGGCATACCAAAAGGTTGCGATGCTTTTTTGGATGATCGATTGGGCAATCGTTTTTACATGTCAGAAGATGGTGTGTATGAAATAATTCCGTCTAACTTTTTGGCAGAAGCTCTCTATTTATCTATAGAAAAATATCCTGAAAGATGGTATGGATCTAAACTTACCATCGAACAACTACCCCTCTACCCAGGCTTTATCCTCGGTGACGGAGTAGACGACTTTGCGGTTACAGAGAAGGAACTTAACTTCGAGGATACCTATACGGTGTACACGGCGTTTATTCCGTTTCAGAATAATCCGACAAGAAATATGATTTTGTGTGGAGCTGATAGCAAAAAAACTTTTTCCATGCAATATTCGTCTTTGGTTTATGTATCTTTTATAGCGGGTAATAACTATTATATAAATGCTGATTTTGTTAATGGGCTTAATTTGTTTGCTTGTGAACGAAATGGTAATAATATATGTATTAAGAACTTATTAACTAATAAAGTTGTAACAGGTACGTGTGGGGACTGGGTGGAAAACGCTGGGCTATATTATTTATGGAAGAATGCAACTTATGCATCTTTTGCTAAAGCAGCTATTGCTGGTCAAACAATCTGTAATGGATATTTCTCTACCGATGAAGACGATGAAAAGGTTCTCGATTGGTATAAAAAGCAATATCCCTGGCTCTTTCCCGACCAAGCGTGGACAACGGTAGGCAAAACCAACGAGGACGAAGATCGTGCTACTATTGCCAACATTACGGGCAATGGTAATGATCTTGTACTGTCGAATTTTGGTTTTGCAGAAGGGAGTGGGTATGGGTTGTATGCTGAGAATTATGCTGGTGGTAGATGGGTTCAATCTACTGATAGAGCGGATTTAACTTGGACGAGTTATTCTGTAAATATAACTTCAGTTAAAGTTGCGTCTACACAGTTATATTATCAATCCTATCCTGAACAACCTTCTTTTATAGTTCCTTCTTATAAGATAAAAGTTTATGGACTGAAAGATGGTCAAACCCTATCTTATAGACAAGCAACTTCTGAAGGGCAACAATTATATAAAATATCAGAAGATGGAACTTATACATTACCGTCTTTTCCATTTAAAGCAAATGGAGATTGGTATGGATTTACCTTAAATAAGGTACAAGAATCCTGTGACATTACTATAGAGCAAATCCCCGAATACGAAGGATATCTGGTTACTGATGGGGTGGATGATAAGATAACTTCGTCTACATTTGAAATGGGTAATGATTGGACTGTAATAGGAGATTGGGAGCTTATAAATACAGGGAAAAATGACAATGCTGGTATTGTAAAATTTGATAGTATAGTCATTTATAATTATAATTATAATTATAATTCAGTGCTCATTAATATAAAAAATGGTAGAAATATTTTGATTCCCGATCAAAATACCGTTAATGCAATTTGTTCTGATGGCAGGATTTATTCAAAAGACTGGAAAGAATCTATTTATAATGAAGAAACGGAATCTACCAGTAAAAATTTCTTAACTATAGGATATTCAGGTAACGCATATACTAAAATTGCTTTCAAAAACTTAGCGATTTATCCTACAGTCCTCTCCAGGGAAGATTGTATCAAAGCATATAACTATTTACAAACTTTAAAAGCAAAATAATATGAAATTCATTATCATACCAAAAGAAGTATATGATTCCGTATCTGAAGAAAAGAAACGTGAATTAGGAACAGGTAGCCCAAGAGCGAGCGTAGACGGCTCTTGGGTTATTTTACACGTAGAACATTATGACCATCTATTTAAGTCTTTAGACGCGCAGGCTGATGACGATCCTCAATATCCGTATTCGGTATATGATAGCCCTTCTTCTGAGTTTGAATCTGTTCTTTCATCTAAAGAATGGGTGTCTGATGTTAATGACGAGTGTCTTTGATCTTGTTATGGTTGGGGCAATTACTATATTTGTAAAAAGTTGAATAATTAAAGCGTGTGGTAGCGTTATCTACCATATAATCATCATGTTTCAGATAATAATCGGATGCGTTTTGGCTAATATCCTTACGATAGCAATCATCGGTTTAGCCCTGTATTTAGTGTATCGTAAAAACGAAGATCGTTTAAAGGCTTTGGATTCTAAGATTGATCAGAAGGTTGAGGACGTAAAAAACAAGGTTGGTGCGGTGATGGACATCGTAGACCAGGTCAAGAAGTTGTTGGATAAAATTAACAAAAAATAAATATGGCAGAAATAGGTTATAACAGTAAATTCGAAGGCCAGGAGGTTGATTCCAGACTTGAGAATGTGGTGCAGGCTGCTCCTGGAACAGGTTCGGAGTCGGGGAAGGGAGGCCTCATTCCGGCTCCCCCTGCCGGAAGTCAGGACGGTAGCAAGACTCTTCTTAGTAATATGACATGGGGAGATCATGTAACAAAACAGTACATAGATGATGCTGTTTCGGCAGCAGGGTGGAAGAAGCAGATTGTTAGCAAACTTCCTACTGTTGAAGAGGCGAAGGATAATGTCATGTATCTTGTAAAAGATGATGTGGCGTCTACAGAAACCAAAAACGTGTATAATGAATATATTTTGGTTACTGAAGAAGGTGGTGGCAAGGTGCTTGAATCGCTTGGTATGGTAAGTACCGGAGTAGATTCGACTTATCTTGATCTATCCATATTTCCCAGTACTTCTGGAACTCTTGATGAGGATTCGTATGCAAAAGTTATGGATGCTTACAATAACAGGATTACATTAGGTAAGCTTAATTTTTATTATTTTTCTTTGGATTATTTTTTAGATAATGATAATTCTGAATTAAAAATAATAGCTGTTTTATTTAATAACACCAACTCAAAGGAAGACGTATCTGGAACTTATATAGATATTGAGATGGTAACTTATATTGTTGCCCAAGATAAGACATATAGGGCTATAGCTAATACGGCTACGTTGTTTAATACGATGTTGTCTTATTTGAAGTTTATGGCTAAGACTCCTAAGGTTGTTACAACATTAGCAAGTTTGCCAATAGATGCTCATAATATCATAGCTAACGTAGCTTCCGCTACGAACCTGTCTATGGCCGTATCTTCCGATGATGTTGGGCGGGAATGGCAGGTGCGGGTCAACAACACCACCGGCACAGACATCACGCAGCCGCTTCCTACCTCTGGCCTGTTCCAGAGCATGTCAGGCGATAGCGTAGTAGTACCTAAAAATAGTTTTATAGAATTAAGTATCTGGTATATCAATGATAAGTTGGTTATCAGAGTAGGTGAACAAGCTTAACAGAAAGGATAGAGTATGGTTTATGTAAATAAAAACGTAAAAGGTTTTTACTGGGAAGGATACGAGTTGGATTCCTCTTCTTACGAAGTAGGGTATTCTTACCAAGATTTCTTAGATGGTAAATGGGTTCAACTTGACTCCGATCAAGAAAAATTCCATCAAGACAATTCGGATGCGAGTGTGAAAGAAGTTATTGCCATGCAGCTTGACCCGGAGCCCCCTGGACCAACTGAAGAGGAGTTGCTTGCCATGCAGCTTGACCCGGAGCCCCCTGGACCAACTGAAGAGGAGTTGCTTGCCAAGGCTAAGGACAAGAAAGTTTCTGAGGCCAGGGAATATGCTTATTCTGATGCCGTTCGTTCTTATAGTTTGGATGGTAAACAGATATGGTATAACAGCAGCATGAGACAGAAGGTTAAAAACGATATTGATGTAGCAAAAGGGAGCGGGATATACACCGTATCTGTAGCAGATTCAGAATACGAGCTTGATATTGCTAATACGGCAATGAATGAAATGCATGTATATGAATCTGAATGCGATGATCGTACTGCTGCCATAGAAAAGGAAATAGCTTCTAAAATTGACAGGAGTGAAGTTGAATCTATGAAAGTGGATGAAGGATATCCTGAGAAGTTGGTAAGGACAAAGGATCAGATCATAGAAAAAAATAAGATCCTTGAAGCCAATGATCCGGAGAAGGCTACAGCCATGTACATGAGGGCGATGATCAATACGCCGGCTATGTTGGAGAATACTGACCAGAGTCTGGCTCTTAAGATAAAAGGATTGTATCCTATTTGGGATAAGGATGGAGTTTATGGCGACAAAGGTCTTCCTATGGGTACGGCTGTTGTAAAAGGGCAACGTTTCCGTAGCAAAAACAAACCTTCGGATTTGGATTGGACTCTGTTTGAAGTAAGGCAAAATCACAATCTCCAAGCCGACTGGGTTCCTGGTCATGGAGGTAGAACTGAAAGCCTGTATATGGTTGTTCAGGAAAAGCATTCAGGTACCGTAGACGATCCTATTCCTTGGGTATATAATTCTATTTTAGAGAATGGAAAGTATTACATTGACAAAGAAATTAAGTATCTTTGCATAAGAGATTCAGGCATCCCTTTGGCTTACGAGAATCTTTCTGATCTTGTATCAGCAGGATACGTGAGGGTTGTTTAGGTCGTGATTTGTTGTTAATGTTATGGATAACCCCTGTATATTTATTTATGCAGGGGTTTTTCTTTAATCCCGACTCTACTTATTTTTCATATCGGTAAGGTTCTAATTATCTTTGTGAAAAAGGTTAAGTTATGGAAAGAAAAGATATTATAAAAGAATTGAGTCAGTATTTTAGTATTGTTGAATTAGTTGGTCCTAAAGAATACGGTAGAGACAAAGATCTTTGCTGGAGGTATTTAAGAACTGAGTTGCTTCACACGATACTGGTTTTAAGGAAAGATATCTTGAAAACTCCGATGACGGTTAATACCTGGAAGTCGGGCGGAAGGTTTGATGAACGTGGGTTTAGGAACAATATCTCGGATATAGTAAAATCCAAAACCGTATCAGGGTCTTTGTATATCAGTCCTCATATGCTTGGGGCAGCCATCGATTTTGACGCCAAGGGTATGACGGCAGAAGAGGCAAGGAATAAAATAATTCAGTCACAGGATTTACTTCCTTGTCCCATTAGATTAGAATCAGGTACCAATTGGGTCCATATTGACGTATATGACTCTCTTGGAAGTAGCAAGAAAGTAACTATGTTCTAATATGGCTTACAGATTTGTAGGAAGGATGAATTTAGAAAGTTTCTGGGCTTTTCTCATTTCCGGATTATCAGCATTGTGGATGAATTTCCAGGAGATTCACCACCTTATATATTCTATATTGTTTATATTAGCTATAAATCTTTTGTTAGCTACTATAAAAAGTATCAAACACTGCTATATCCGAAGAAAGAGAAAGAGGCCTTTTAAGATATTGACATGCATAAGCGAAATGGGAGTTTTGAAAATCCTTCTTGAGTTCGCGGCCTGCTCTTTCGGGTTGTTCACCATATCCGGAATGGATCTTATTATGTCTATGGGAGGGCATAAATCCCCAGAGTTTATAGACATGCTTCTTCAGTGGATTACGATATTCGCCTTAATATTATACGGCGGAATGGCATTCAAACGCCTCGGCGACCTTGCACCTGATTTGATGATAGTAAAAGGCGTTAAGTACTTCTTTAGTAAAGTAAGTTGGTGGCAAAAAGTTCCATTCGGAGAGGAGTTAAAAGAAGGTATAAAAAATGGTGAAATACAAGATCTTTTAGATAATAAAAAGGAGGGTAAGAAATGTGTTTGCAAAAAATGAGGGTAGGGCATGTGTTAGGAGTTCTTCTACTGTGTTTTATATCTTTCTTGTTTGGTAAAACATGTAAGAAGAAAGAAATAATACACAATATAGAAATAGATACGGTAATAGATACCATTATCCAATCTATTCCTGTTCCTCAGTATATAGTTGACGTAGGGGAGGTAGAAATACCTTTCCCTATGGATGCTATAGTTGAAAAAGATACGATAAAAGACACTGTTTATATCAATATTCCTATACAAAGAAAAACATACAACACAGATGATTATCGGGCTGTTATAAGCGGATACAGACCTAATTTGGACACTATGATCATCTACCACAAAAAAGAAATAATATACGAAAAGAGCCGGCGCTGGGGCATAGGACTGACGGCAGGGTATGGGGTTGGGCGCGAGGGCTTCTCCCCCTACTTAGGCGCTGGAATCTATTATCGGATATGGTAATAATCACGTCCTATTTTATTTAATACACAACATTTTAAACTTTTATCACCTCATTTACTTATCTTTGTAGAAAAAGATAAGGTATGAACTATATCGATATTTTACCACAGATAAGAAATAACATTTTCTATGTCAGGATAGTAATGACCGACTATGATGTGGAAAATCAGATGGTTATTAGAATAGTAGCCAGAAGAAATGATGGCCTGTACAAGACGGAAGTAGTACAGTATCCAAATGAAGGAACTGATTATAACGGGGAAATCATTGTTCCTATGTTTGGTATGGCTAAGTCGTTGGTAGCCCAAATAGTAGGAGTCAAGATAAATGGTACCGAGGTACGTGTTAATAGCACTGAGGTAGAGGGAGCTGATATAACAGCCAGATACGATGATTCCCTTGCCAGAATGGGATGGGAGGAGAGTATGAACAACATCCATCTTGATTTTGAGGTTATAAGCACCAACAACCCTAAAACGCTTCGCATAGCCGATCAGTCGGAATGGGGGATACTGGCAGACAGACCGGCTATTATAGAGATTGTGCCACCTGAAGACGAGAATAAGTATGTTTATTATCTTGGTAAGAATCAGTTGAATGTATTCAACAGTAAGACCCTTGGCATAAATCCAGGTCGCGGAAATGACTTTGAAAACCTAAAAGATGGTATATACGATATTACCATAAAAGGCAGTCCTTCCTCTTATTCATTTAACAGAAAGTATTTAAAAACAGATCTGATCCGTCTTAACATAGATAAGATATGGGCCAGGTCAACTGTGTTATGTGATCATGAGGATGATGATATTATTAATAAAATAAAAGAAATAGAGTTTCTGCTGGCTGCGGCTGAAGCTAATATGAGATTAGGGAATTTTGAAAACGTAAAACAATTATACGAAAAAGCATCTAAATTGATTTACGTTCTCAATAATTGTGAAAATTGTGGTTGCAAAATGTAATTAATTAAATATAAATAAGTTATGGGATGTGGATGTGGAAGAAGTAATATTACTTCTGTTAATAGAAATAGGGCTATAAAGCCTCAGTCGAATACGACACCTAAAGCTGATTCTAATGCGGCTTGTATTCAGAAATACGATGAACTTGCTGTATTGGACAAGAAAATCATAGACCTTCATCGTAAGTTCAGGTTTGTAGGAGGTGTAAGTAAAAGGTATGCTGATATTCAAAAGCTGGTAAGAGGCTGGATTGTTAATTTGAAGAACGAGTGCCCGGATCCGGATGATCTTGCTACTTATTCTGAATACATAAATAAAGAATACGCCAGGTATTTTACCGTGAAATGATATGGCAGCTACCGGAAGTACACAGCAAATTCTTTTCCCTTCATCTTACTTATGTGAGTGCGCTGATCGTTTTATAGCATGTAAGGCTGATCAGTATCTACAATATCATAAGTATAAGGTAGGTATCAAGCCTGATATGGATACGGTTCTTAAAATAGATCGTATGAGAAGAATCGTATGTGAAGGGGAATGCGGGTTGTGTCCGGATGAGATTCAGAAATTCAAAGAAGAACTTAATAAGATCTTGTCATGAAAAAGATGTATTACAACAAAGAATACAGAAAAGCTTTCAAGAAATCGGACTGTCCGGAAGATCTTGGTTCTGAAGAAACGTTTATCGTTCATGAGGCTGAATTTTGTTCGGATATAAGCCAAGATGATGCAGATAGGAAAGCGGAAGAGTTTGCGGAGAAAGAAGGTCCGTTGTATGCTAATAAAGTAGGTGGCTGTTGCGAGGTATATTATAACACAAGACAGGAAGGAGATTTCTTTAAAAATGATTGTCCTGATGGTCAAAAACAAGAACAACCCACACATCACGTGGTAGAGGCCGGGCGTGTATGGTCTAAGTTCAGTACTGAAATAGCAAACTACGAAGCTGCGAAGATTCTTGAGCAAGAAGGGCAGGCTGCCGCTAACGAATCTGGAGTATGTAAAACCGTTTATTACAACGAAGATCAACATGGTTGGTTTAGTAAACGTTGTAAGGAAGGATGGAAGGCTCCTGAGAAATACAGGAGAATATACGCCGGTACCGTAACGTCTTTCATTAGCGTTGATGATGCCAATGAAAAGGCCAAGAAGATACTGGAAGAAGAGGGCATGAAATGGGTTAATGAAAATACCAAATGCGAGCCCGTTGTTGATGAATGCAAATTTGATTTTTGAAAATGAGCAACGTAAAATTTAATCCGACAGAAGGTGAGAATGATAAACTGGTGTCGGTGTTTTCTGAAATAAATGAAGGTCTTGATACGACTTTGAATTACACTATCTCCGATGAGGGGAATAAGGCTAAGAAGAGCATCGTCGTTAATCAAGTTGGTAAAAGGGAAAAGTTTTTATCGAAGAAAGGGGAGGGATCTGAACCTTTTGTTTTGTCTGATGGTAATACTTTCAACGTTCTTAAAGAAGGTGCTTCAGGATCGGCATCCGCTTGGGCTGAGGACCAGCTTCCTCCAGAAGCCACGGAATCAGTTGGCGACAAAAGCCTTCTCCCTTCTTGGGATTTTTACCTTATAGACATGACTCAAAATACCGGAGACAAAGTGCGTCCGGTCGGGAAGCTTCGTAAGAATAATCTCCTTAGATTTGAAAACGGAGATTTTGCTCCTACGGTGGGTATAACCGAGGAAATGAGAGCCGAATGCGATGTGGAACTGTATTTGGATAACGGTCATAAAAATAAGTATTGTGATGCCGGAGCATTTGACGCCAAGGCTTTTTACGAAGAGTATGGTATTGGTCAAAAACTTTATAATGTATCAGGATCAGAGGTAAGGATTTTAAGACCTTGGGAGACTACTTCAAAGAATTATAGCATATTCTTAGGATGTAGCAAGAGTCTGTATGTAGTTGATAAGGTAGTTGGAAAAAGTGGGAAAATATGGTCTGGTGTGTACGACGCAGACACGGTTCCTATGCTGGACGGACTTGACCTGCGCCAGACGTGCCCTGTGCTGCCGCCCACAGCCTTATCTCCTGGACCGGTATGTACAGTAGACTCCAAGGCAAGGTCTTTCTTTTTCTTGTATGAAGGAGAAACAAATTGTAAATCCGGAGCCGGAGTTGGTAACGCCTGCACGATGTTTTTAAATGGAAGAACTTATCCGAGAAGCAATGATGTAAATCAAATCAATATAGCTAAGTATTCGAGGGCAAATAACGTAGATCCTGAATCTTCTTATCCTTTTTCTGAAGGTGGTTTTTTGACCTTGAATGCCTATATCATATACCTTGAAATGCTGTACGGTACTAAATACTTGGTTAATCCAGATACTTTTGGATCAGGGATATCAAGTAACTCCGGGGTAGGTAATGATGTTAATTACCATAAATACGGAGGATTGAAATACCGTAAAAAAGGAGAAGATACATGGATGTATGCCACATGGAACAACAGTTCTTCTATTATCTATTATGAACCTACTAAAAAAACTCACTTCTCTTACCTCATAAATTCAGAGTATCCTAAAGAACAGTGCATGGAAAGTCAGATGGCGGCTTCTTTTGCATTTGAGACAGAAGTAGAGGAAGGATTAGAGTTTGATTTTTATGGAGGAAAATACTGGTATAAGAACGTCCAGGGAGCCAAGAGTATGGCTGAAGGTCATATGAATGTTATTGTGTTTAAGGAAATGACTGGTACCATATCGGCCTTAAACGAAAATGACGAACCGGCAGAATTTGATTTGGAAGTTATTTTAAGGATGTCTTTATACGATGGTATGAATCTGTCTGGAGACGTCTTTAGGTATTGCGGAGGAGGATACGAACAGGTAGGGACTTGTTTAAATGATCCTAATGTCACTCGAATAGGTAATACTATTGATATTTATATAGAGCCAGATCAAAAGAAATGGACATATGAGAAAAGGTCTACTATAAATAATGGTGAGGTTTTTAATTTTGAATCTAAATATAAAAAGATAGCAACTACCCAGAATTTAGGAGATAGTTTTGCTTTACACCGTATTCCTTATACCGGATGGAAGGATAAAAAAGGGGGAAGTATCGGAACGGGAGAATGTTTTTATACATGGGACAATTGCTACTGGGCTTCAGCTATCGGCATAAAGTCCAGAGTGGCTGCTCGTTTCGGCGGTTATGCGTCCTATGGTTATTGCTCGCCTCGTTTTCTGCATGCGCATAGCGCCGCTTCTTATACGCATCGCAACAATTGCGGCCTTGCCCAGTTGTTATTAGACGTCAGTCAACCGCAGGCCTGAGGGGTTGCATCCCTCTGATGGCGCAGCCATCATAAGCGCAGCGCTAAGGCGCAGCCTTGTGTAGTGTATAGGGCTTACTTGTGATATATCATATTTTCAATTTACCGATGTAGAGATAGAAAACAGATGCGGATACGTTTTTAAAGGCAGCACTAACCGTTTGGAATACATTGATTGACTTCTTTTTGTGATGGTGTGGATAAAAAACACTATATTGCACCAAAAAAAAGAAAGTCATGAATTGTAACACTTGTAAAGATGACAGACCTGATATTCTGAGATCTAATATCTGTATCGGGTCTGATCCGTGTAATGACTGTACGGACAATTGCGAAATTCTTCCAAAAGAATGCGATTGCCCGTATGGTCATTTAAGCGATCATTGCATTCATTATACAGGATGCAAGACATTCATATCCAAATTAACTCCAGGTATGCCTTATAATGAGGTTATGCATAATATAGAACTTGTTTTTGAAAACATAGATAAGTTTTTGGATAGGATGGTTGAAGAAAATACGCTTCTAAAACAAAGGGTTGAACAACTTGAAAAACAGTTACAAAATGGAAAAGAGTGCACAAATTGGTAAGGACTTAAGTGGCAAACACGTATATGTTCCACATGTGGACGAGACGCCGGTGCCATGCCCGGACGGATACACCTGCACGAACTGCGTGTACTGCGCTGACGGCATTAACGCTGGCTACTTCAGTCTGGCTAAGAAATCTGATCTTACGGCTTTAATCAATGCAATGATATGCCGTATGGAATACCAGGATAGGGAAATAGAATTTTTAAAACAAAAAATAAATATTTTGAGTAACAATGGCAATAACAGGTAACGGTTGTTTTGGCAGTCATGGTGGGTGCGAACGCCCGCATCATTGCAATATTCCTTCTTCTAACATATTCTATGATGGAGAAACTATAGAAGAAGCTGGTTTGTATCATGGTATGCCTTTAGACGGAGCTTTAGCTAATTTAGCTAAATACGTTTCAAGGGCTATTAACGTAAGTGGATCTGTCAATACAGAAGTGTTTGACGGTACTTCTCATGTGGTTCTAAAGAAAGATCCGGCAGAGATTTTGCTTGTATCTTATTGCGGGGGTGTCGTACCTTCTGATATGTATAAAGTCCAGGGTCGTACTGTTAGGTTCTGCCGGGATATGTGTCAACAGGATGAACTTGCTGAAGTGAGGGTTGTGTACCGAGAAGAAGCAAATAGTTCTTATGGGTTCCATTGTTAATTTAGGAGGATAAGAAATGGCAGAAAAATGCAAAGGATTTATATGTGGGGGTAATCTCGTTGATGGCTCTGTGCCTTCTGATAAGTTAGATAAAGAAACCATTGTCGAGCTTATTAAAGAGATTCTGAAAGAGGAAATGCACGAATCTTGGCTTAAGGAAATAATAGAAACCATACTTAAGGAATCTATTGATTCAGATTGGCTTCGTGAGTTCTTTAAAGAAGTTCTTAAAAAATACGCTAAAGAGGAATGGTTTAAGGATATTATCTGCGGCTTAGGATGTGTTGGCGTACAAGAGATATTTGATGTTATTCCTACTGACATAACATTTGAAGCCACAGGCGGTACGGCTACGGTACAGGTGGTTGTCGATGATGGCGTTGAATGGGAACTGACACTTTAATGAAGGAGGGTTATTATGAGCAAAGAAAGAATATATAAGATGGATGATGGTTCTTGGCTTACCTCAGATAAGAAGGAAGGTGTCGGTCGTGATAAAATGAATTTCGATGCTCCATCTTGGAAAGGAAGGGAAGATAGGATCACTATCCGAATTGTGAAGAAGTCCGATACCGAAAGCATGAAAGCCATTACTTTCAAGCAAAAAGGTATTAAGATCACAGAAGTGTCGGTTAGTAGGCTGGAGTTCCCTATATCTGGTGGAGATAAGCAGATCCTTATTACTACCAACGCCGCTTCTATCAATGCCCTTATTACAGGAGATAGTGGTATAAAGGGTGTTATAAAGGCATTTACCACCGCTTCTGGTCTAAATATTGATGTCAATGATATTAGGCTTGATTATGGTTTCCCTGGTGATCCGGGTCTTGAAGACACGTTCCAGGTTTCGATGATTGTTTCCATGCCTGGTAATGAGGATGGGAATGAAGTTAATGAGAACATAACTATAAATGGTGTACTGATTCCTATTTATCAGCCTGGAAAGGTCGTTCCTTACATTAAATTGGATAAGGAATTTGAACAAATTGAGGGTGATGAAACAAGCACGCAGTTAAGTATAGAAAGTAATATAAAAGATTATGTTATTGAAATAGTTGAATGCGAGTCTGTGGATAAGGAGGAGATTCACCTGGACAAGGATGTTGTTGATCTTGATTCAGATGGATCACCGGAGGTAATCAACGTAAGTACAAATCCTGAAAATTTAAGATGGAGGATTAGCGAATGAAAGTAGGTAATTGTTGGGCGAACATAGATAAGAAAGAAGGCGGTCTTAACAGTAAGGTTAATATTTACTTTGATGAAAATGATACTGGTGCCAACAGAAGTGTCAAGATAAGGGTGTCTTCCAGGGATGGTGGCGTATCTGAAGAATGTACGGTAGTTCATAAAAAAAAAGAACAGGTAGTTTATAGAAATAAAAGGCAGTCGGCTCTTTTCACAAAAGAAGGATGTAATCCTGAGACAGAGAAAGGGGAAGAGCTTGAGTACGTTGTTGAGGCCGGAAAATACACGTCTATCATATCTCAGTCTGATGCTGATGACAAGGCTATGAGAGACATTGAGCAAAATGGTCAGAACTGGGTTAATGAGCATGGTCGTTGTATAACCATATTATGGTACAATGTCAAGAAATCAAAGTCGTTTAGAAAGAACGACTGCGATCCTGATACCGAAAAAGGAAGTTTGGTTACGATGACGATCGAAGCCGGGCAGTTCTCTTCTTCCATAAGCCAAGAGGATGCTGACCGTAAGGCTGAAGCCGAGTTGAATGCCAAAGGTCAAGACTATGCTAATTCTCATGGCACTTGCAATACCATAAAATGGTACAACGACAGGAAATCCAAAATGTTCCAAAAGACAGATTGTGAGGTAACTGAAGTTGGATCTATGGTAGAGTACGTTGTAGAAGCCGGCCGTTTCTCTTCTTCTGTTTCTAAGGAAGATGCTAATCAGAAGGCTTTGGAAGCCTTGGAAGCTGAAGGTCCAGGGTATGCTAATGAGCATGGCACCTGTGAAACCAATTTATGGTATAACGTAGAGAAGTCGAAAGTATTTTATAAGAATGACTGCGAAGATGGGTTTATCGGAGCACCTTACACTTACACGGTAGAAGCCGGTAAATACACATCAGACGTAAGTCAAGAAGATGCTGATCAGAAAGCTCTTGATGATATAGAGAAAAATGGTCAGGATCAGGCAAACCTGAATGGAGAATGCGTTACTGATCCAAATTATTTCGTCGGAAAGGCTTCGGCTCGTGTTCAGAAAAATGATTGCGATGCTGAATCTCAGACCGGAAGCTTTGTCGATTTAACTGAAAAGGATCTTGCTGGATACCCGGATGCTTTTGTATCAAGGGAAAGCCAGGAGGCGGCTAACGCGCTCGCTCAGGCTGCTATGGAAGAACAGAAACAGGATCTTGCAAATAAGAAAGGCACTTGCATAGATAAAAACCAATTTGTTGGTGTATATAGCAAGGTATTCACAAAAGACAATTGCGACGGAGAAGGCGTAGGTTCGCAGGTAACAGTGGACCAAGATGATGTAATCGGTGGTCCTTTTACTTCATACGAAAGCCAGGAGGCGGCTAACGCGCTCGCTCAGGCTGCCGTCGAGCAGCAGGGCCAGGCCATAGCCAACCGGGACGGACATTGCACGTGGACTGGTAAATACAGTGAAGAATTTACCAAAAACGATTGTAATGAAGGTCAGGTAGGGTCTAAGATTACTGTAACCGAACAAGATGTTGTTGGTGCTCCTTTCACATCTACCGTGAGTCAAGATGATGCTAATAACAAGGCTAAAGCTGCTGTCAAAGAACAAGGACAGGCTATTGCTAACAGTAAGGGTAATTGTGAGAATATGACGGTCTATACCGGTCATTACAGCAAGAGATTCGTTCCTGAATGTGAAGCTTGCCATAAGGGTGTAGAAATGGAGGTTACGGCCGAAATGGTTAATGGTAGTCCTGTTACGTCTACAGAAAGCCAGGATGCGGCAGACGCAGAAGCTCGTAGGATCGTAGAAGAAGGAGGCCAGGCCTATGTTAATAAAAACGGCAACTGTACGCCACTTAGCACCGATCCTGTATGGGAAGACGTTGTTCCGGAAGAACTTAGATGTAATGAAGGTAAGTCTCAGAAAAAGCAACATGATACCAACGAATGTTCTGAAACCCACAATCAAGAACGTTGGGTAGATGGTGGGAACAAAGTTTGTAGCTGGACCGGTCATTACTCAGAAACGTTCCAAAAGAACGACTGTGAAATACCGGATTCAGGAACAGAAGTAGAGGTAAGTGAAGCTGATGTTGAAGGCAATCCTTTTACTTCTTTCGTAAGTCAAGAGGATGCTGATAATAAGGCTAAGGAAGCCGTTAAAGCTCAAGGGCAGGCTATTGCTAACCAAAAAGGTAAATGTAGGTTCGTAGGCGTATATAGCAAGCAGTTTACAAAAGACAATTGCGGATCATGTCAGCATGGCGTTCCGATGAGCGTAACACAAGACATGGTGGGTGGACCGTTCTATTCTAATGAAAGCCAGGAAGAGGCAGATAGGTTGGCTCAGGAAGCTGTAGAAGCCCAAGGTCAGGCTTACGCTAACAAGAACGGGACATGCGAAATGGACAACACCGA